TTCCACCGTTAGGAAGGAGTGATGGTAAGTGTAATGTTCCAGATACAATAGCTTTATATCTATCTTTATCTGCTGAAAAGTCACTCACCGAAATAGTTATACCAAAACTCGAAGTTGAACCGGTAGAATTTAATATAAAATTTTGAATTTGAGAAATAACACTTCCAGTTCCATCATAAATTATAAAACTCATGGTAGTTCCAGTAGAAAAACAAGAAAACTCACTACTCGAAAAACCTACAATTGAATTATAACTATTCGTTGTTGGTCTAGTGGTATCACCAATAAAATCACTACTTACAGACCATCCACCAACACTATAATAATCAGCAACAGGATTAGCAATAAATCTATCTTGGGTGCTATTAAATATTTGTGGTGAAAAATAATCTACATAAGCAGGAGCTGGAATCCAAACGGTAACAGTAGGCGCTGAGCCTAGAACAGTTACCGCAGAACCAGTTCCGTTGGGAACATTAACGACACCACCACGGAAAATGATATTTTGAATTCCTGAATAGGTTATACCTGTATTGAAATCAATAACAGATAGAGTAAAACCACTTGATGGTTGGCTAACCCAATTGAAATTACCTGATTCATCAACTGATAGCACAAATCCACTTGTGGGTCCAGCATAGGTTCCAATATTTAAGAGATCGGGTGTTATACTTGAGGTAAAAATATTAGCCGTTACTATAACATCTGCTCCTGAACTTGAGGTTACAAAATCTATAGTAGAGGAATCTTGAAAAATATAATTTGTGCTAACAGCTGTTGCTCCACCTGAGAGTTGTTCCCAGGCACCGGATGGCCATGTTCCGCTATAAAAATATAATTTTTTTGTATCAAAATTTAATACTACACTACCATTATTAGGTGTTTGATAACTATAATTAGGTGAATTATAAATAGCAATTCTACCTGATTGTGTAGCAAATACACCACTAGAAGGGGTTCCGATAATGAATCTATCCCCATCACTAGGACTAGTTATATCACCTGGACTTTGAGTGAATTTTACCACTGGATCCAACCAGTAAGCCGAACCTAACCCAAAGTCTAATTTTTCCCAATTTCCATTATCAGATAGATCTTGACTTGATAGGCCTCTTGTTAAAGTGTAAAATCCAGTATCAGCACTATCGTTATAGACCGATACGATCATACCCCATTCTCTACGAACAGTATAGATCTGGTTTCTCTGTGTAATATTTTCAACTGAGTGTAGGCCACCCTGTATTTCATACGCAAGAGCCGATGCGATAAGATCCAAACTATCATTTGGTCTTACCGGTGCGGTTATTAATGTTCCTACATTCTTAGACATCTCATGTTGTTATTTTTAAATAGTCGATAGTAGAATACTGCTGTGTATTACTTATCCAAATATCATAACTCTGTGTATATGAACCAATACTATACGTAACTGACGAATAATAAATTGAACCACTTCCATGAATTTTGGTGAATGCGTTATTTATTAGACCATTAACCCAAAAAACTGGTTGGCCGAAATAACTTGGAAAAGCAAAAACTAGATAATCACCCGAACCATTGATGCGAGGATGTGATTTACCGTCAAGAATAATTTCAAGTTCTCTAAGGTTTGTATTATTTGGTAATAATTGTATTTGCATATTACTCCAAGTGTTTGAGAAATATTCACTTGTGCCCCACCAAAATTTTTCACTCCATTCAAAAGTGCTGATTACCGACTGGGTTTGAACACCATCAAATACCGAGGCGGTAAAAGTAGTATCAGTCCATTTAGGAACTGAAAAAACAGTGCTACCACTTTGGCTAAGTCCGGTGATTGAAAAAGTAGTTGAATTTATTCTAAAACTCTGAATTGAATTCGAGTTTTTTTCAATACTCCAAGAGATAGAAATGTTATTTGATTGACCCTTATACTTTGTATTGGAACTTAAAGAAATCGTTACTCCTGGTCCAACATAAGGATAAAATAGACCATCAAAAATTTGACCTAAACTTTGACCCGAGAAAGTAGTTCCTTTTGGCCATCCACCTATAGTAGCAGTTGATGGTGTTTGTGAACTATAATTAAAATCTGCTATTGTTTGATCGTGTAACTCATCAGTTCTTTTCCATAGAGTAAATACAGCATTTCTAACATCTACCGCTTGAATGAGATTCGCAGTATTATCTGGAATCGCACTCATCATTTGGTCTAACCCCGTAGGCGAAAAAATATCACCACCGAAAGGAAAAGTCTGTGAAAAAGTAGCAGAACCAGGAAATGAATAAGTATATGAAGAACCTGTATGTGACATCTTGAATGTATATATTCAAAATCTATTATTTAATTCTCCAAATAAGTATGTTAGATAAGTCTTTGAAACCAATAATGGTGTATGTAGTTGGTAATTGAGCGAAATGTAATTTCCAGTGAATTAATTTTTTGGGTGATTCTCTCAATTTTTCTAATAATTTTTCAGATAATTTGCTACTATTAATTATGGATAATAAATCACCTTGTGTATCAGATGGTAGAATATTCAACTCTATATTGTTAGGTGAAACGTTCATATCTATCCTCAAATTTGATAGAGAACTAAAGAATTCTTGGCTAATCATTTCTTCAAGTTCTATGATATCTTCTTTAGAAAGACAAATAACCTTTACTAGTTCACCAAAAAGATCGATTTGGAATAAGTTCAATTTTGGCTCTAATAACTTTATATGAGATAGACTAACATCAAAATAATCCGCTAATATTTTTTCATGCTCGAACATCGAACCCCATTCAAGTGACTCACTAATCAAGAAATCTTCGAGCGTGTCAAAAATGATTTTTTTAGTAGAATGTGTATCTTCAAGATTGTTATGCTCTATAAACTTTTTATAATTAGATTCTCTCTCTAGGTATCTTTGTATTTTAGACCATGATATTTCTTTATCTTTACACCAAGATTTTAAAAGACTACGAATCTTTTTATACTTTTTTGTTATATCTCTAGAATTTTTATCAACTTTCATACACATATATATAAAAAAGCGTGAACAAAAAACAATCTCAAAAAAATATATATAATATCACTAAGGCGAAAAGCCTATAAAAAAATAATAAAAACAAAACGAATGAAAACTCTTTTGACCCTAGCTCTTGGTTTGTTCTTGTTTGCTTCATGTGAATCTGCTCCTGAGGAAGTAGCTACTGAAGAAACAACAGTTGTTGAGACTGAAGAAGTAGTTGCTACTGATTCAACCGCTACCGAAGCACCAGCCACTGAAACTGCTCCTGAAGCCGGAGCTATCCAATAACTTTTATAAAAAAGTTACACAACTAAGGGGTGGGATCAGATGATCTCACCTCTTTTTTTTTATATATACTTGTAACAAATTATGACATTAAGAGAAATACAAGCCTACAACAACCGAAAGCCGGTTGAATTTGTTATAAGGGAAAACTTCAGGCTTATTGAAGATCAGGCTTATATTCCTAGATTTAAGCTCAAAGACATCTACCAAATCGCTGATGTTCCGGTAAATGAGCCGATGAAAGTTACAGAAGCGTTGATTATAAAGGGAATCAAATACGGTATGATATTCTTGATTAACTATAAAGGTGAATACGATAATCACTTTGCGGGTCACGAAAGAGTCTTTCAACCGATGGTTCTTGGTCGTTCATCCAAAGGAAAACTACTTATTCGTGGTTTTCACCTCAATGGATGGTCGGTTTCACAAAATAAAAAAATAGATAAAATCTGGAGAATGTTCAGACTCGATAGAATACTATCGATAACTTTCGTGGGATCTTTCTATAGACTACCACCATCGGGTTATAATATGAACGATAGAGGTATGCGTGGTGGTATTATAGCTAGAGCTGATTTCAATGAGATCAGAAAAAACCAACAAACCCTCATCAAGCAGCAGAAAATTCAAAACAAAGATGAAGTAACTCTCGAAGATGATGGTCGTAAGTTTGTATCTATCAAGGCTAAGACTACTGATACACAATTAGATATGAATCGTCCTTTTGAAAATGCTTACATCAATAATCTAAAAGATACTAAAAATATAAGAATAAGCTTTCTTAAATCTCTTTACGGGAATCGTTGGATAGCACTTCTAGGAGCTATCGGTGAGACTGGAAACACAGTTAAAATTTTAGACGACAAAAATGTTAATATAGGTGTCTATAAAGTTTTAGACTCGATATCAGGAGATACTTTACAAAAAATTAAAAGAGTCAAAGGAAATTTCATGTTTGAGTTATTTTTATTTGATAAAAAATTATAAATAGATTTATGAAAAGAATCGTAAAAATTTTAGAAAGTAGATTTCAAGAAGAACTACCTAATTTCATCCAGGATCTTCAAGATGATAGGGATGACTTTTTCAGTGGCCATACCTTAACAAAAATAAACAAGGAGGAGTTTCTACAAAGATATTTAGCTGATTATCCTAAAGAAATGATAGATACCTATAATCTATCTGCTTTTATTCAGAAAATAAACCAAACTCTTGAAGCTTTTCCTAACATTAGTAGTGAAATATTAGAAAGAAACTGGGATATTTACCTTAACTCGTTGGGCAAAAGAGATTACGATGATACAGGTGATCCAGATTCAGCACAAATTCAAGTAGAGTTCGATGATGAGCGTTCTATACTTAAAAAATCCACGTTTGAAAGAGAGAAGTATTTTATACAAATTGATCTTCTTAAAATGCAAGAATGGATTAAAGAACAGGGCAAAAAGATGATTATTGTATTCGAAGGACGTGATGCTGCTGGAAAAGGATCCACCATTAAAAGATTCATTGAATATTTAAATCCTCGAGGTTTTAGAGTAGTAGCTCTTGATAAACCAACACCAGAAGAAAAAAGAAATTGGTTTCAAAGATACGAAACTCATTTTCCTAAAGCTGGTGAAATTGTATTTTTTGATAGAAGTTGGTATAACAGAGCTGTTGTTGAACCAGTTATGGGATACTGCAGTGAAGAAGAATACAAAGATTTCATGGAGAGTGTCAATGACTGGGAAAGATCGATTACTGATTCCGGTATTATACTTATTAAATTTTGGTTCTCAATAACAAAGGAAAAACAAGAGCAAAGATTTGAAGCTAGAAAAAAATCACCACTCAAATATTGGAAGTTTTCACCAAACGATGCTAAAGTTATTGATAAGTATGAAATAATGACTTTCTATAAAAATCAAATGTTCAATAGAACTTCCACAGATTTCGCACCTTGGGTTATTATCAACTCGAATGATAAGAAAGTAGGTATATTAAACTCCATGCGATATGTTCTTTCACAAGTTGAATATCCAGATAAAAATCCATCTGTTATCGAGTGGTATCCAGAGGTAGTGAATATTCTTAAGTTAAACTAAGCTCTTTTAATGCTTATATTGTATGGCATACAAACAACTGGACTAGGTCATCTATCAAGAAGTTTAAAAATAATCAAATCTCTTGAAAAAAGAGGCCACAAGGTTGATATCGTCACTTCTGGTCCAGATCAGAATATTTTAGATATAAAATCAAAACATTACAAAGGATATTCTTTTTTAAAAAATAAAGGGGGTGAAATTAGTATCACCCAAACACTTTTCGGTCAAGATATTTCTCAATTATACCGAGATATCAAAAACTTTCCTAAAAGAGATTATGATTTTGTTATTTCTGATTTTGAACCTATCTCTTCTTGGGTTTCCAAACACAGAAATATTCCTCTTTTTTCAGTATCTAATCAATCTAATTTTTCAAGTAGTAACTACACAAGACCCTTAAGTATTCTTGCCCTGAGTGAAGTAGTTATGAAAATTGGGATACCTTTTGGAAGACCGATTGGTTTTCACTGGAAACCATTTGATAATTTTATCTATAAACCTATTATAAGAGATGAAATATTCTTCGCTGGTGATAGGAAAGAAGAAGATTATTATTTAATCTATATAAACAATATGAATATAGAGAACACGATTGGTGTATTGAAGAGATTCGTGAAAGAAAACTTCATCATTTATTCATCTGGCCCATATAGTGATAACTTACCAAAAAATATAAAAATAAAACAACTCAATTTCGAGAGCTTCACTAAAGATTTGATATCTTGTAAAGGTGTTATAACCAACTCTGGTTTTTCTACAATCACCGAGGCTATTTTTCTAGGAAAAAAATTAATGTCTGTTCCTCAAAAAAATCAATGGGAACAACTTTGTAATGCTTATGATCTAGCAAGGGATGGTTTTTTCATAGATGATAGCCTTGATAATTTAGATAAATTTATCGAAAGTCCTAAAACTACTATTGAACCTTGGAGTGATCCTTCAGAGGATATCGTAGATGAGATTCTTTTTGGGGTTGAGTAGAAAAAAAAAATAAATAAATGACAAATGAAATAAAAATTTTCAAAAAAATACTTAGTTCCAAAGACGATCCATATCTTGGTGTCGATTTTGAGTTCTATACAAGGTGGCGATTGATATTGAGAATACTCGTTGGATTAAATAAAAACTATATCTGGACCCAAGTTTTCAGAAAAAAATATAAGTTCAACACACAACTTGCTGTAATTGGTCTTAAAACCTCGGGTCAAAATGTAAAGAGAAGAACCAAAGGATTTGCTAAAGAATTTCTTTTAGAAAATAAAAATCCCAAATGTATATTCTGCCATCAAAAATTAACAGAAGAAAACGCCACGACCGATCATATTATACCGATTAGTGAAAGGGGAACAAACGCTCAGGTAAATCTTGTTGTTTGTTGTGATAAATGTAATGTTGAAAGAGGAAACGCACCTTTTTACACTTATTTTAGAAAAAAGAACCCTTCAAGAGCAAAAGAAAAATATATATTCATATGATAATAAGAGGCCCTAGATTCTCATTTGAGATGAGTGATAGAGAACACAACGATTTTAAGAATTTAGTTGTTGAAAAACTAGAACTTGTTTATGGTAAAGATTCATTCTCACAAGTAGATGGTATTTGGGGCAACTTTTTAAATCCAGTAGAGGGTATTGAAAATCCAAATCGTGTAAAAAGTATATTAAACTACTTGAATACCAATATTCTTTTTAGAGAAATGATCTGTAAGAAAAATACTTCTCTATCAAATTATAGTGAATTGAGGGATTATTTTGATAAAAACTACCAAAAGTTTATCGAGAAGAGTGGTGAGTATTTCGGTCAAGTTTTACAACTCTTAGAAAGAACCGAAGAAAAAGGTGTCGCAAATGAACTTTCGGCCATACCAAGATTAAAAAGAGGCCTAAAGGAAAAACTTTCTCTAGATGTTGATGTCTATAGAACTGAAACGGATTCTAAAGATGATTTGATATTTGGTATTGATATTTATTATCTAGAAGATGGTCAGATGGTTGGATGTCAAGTCAAACCACTAAAATCTTTCCAAGAAGATGCAGACCATATTATTATCGAAAGTTCAGGCCTTATAAAAAAATACAGAGGTATCAAGTTTTTAATCTTTATTGATAGACATCCATCAGAAAATCCAAATGAAGAGAAATATGTTCGCGGCACTAAATTCTTTATCTTCTATAATGATCCTCTAGAAATACAGAATAAAACACTTGTATTCTCAAGAGGTTCTCTTTTTTATACCAATCAAATACCATAAAAAAAATGAAAATATTTTTTTAATATATAAATAAAAAAAAACATAAAAACATGAAAAGGAAAATTAAAGATTTCTCAAAATTCGTAAATGAAGAACTCGAAATGAGAGACGAAATGTATGGTGGTGAGGAAACTGAAACCATGCCTATTACAAAACCAGTTACTAAACCAAGACCAGGTATTGGAACAATACCAGCTCCGGTTCCTGGAACAGAACCAGATCCACAAGGCTCACGCAGATTCATGGATGATACCATGTACGATGAGTTTGATACTGATATGCGTGAAATCGAATCAGAAGATGATGGAGTAGAATACGAAGATAACATTCAAACCGAAGAGGAAGAGGGTGTTTATATCGGAACAAAACTTATGGAAGATCTTGCTGATGAACTTGGTGTTGAAATCGTTGATAATCAAATCAATTATAATGGACACGTTATCAACTTCTACTCTGAAACCGAAGCTTTTGACATCGACGGTGAATCTTATACTAGAGACGAACGTGGTAAAAAAACTCCTATAAAGACCGTAGAACAAGTTCTTGACTTTTTGAATAAAGGCCAAGATAGAGGTATGACCAAGCCAAGTCGTATGGCACAACCAAGTCGTATGGCACAACCAAGTCGTATGATGGAAGAAAGATTCAGAGCAGGACGTGGAAGACCTGGTAGAATTTAATACTAACTAAAAATATCCACAATAACAGATAACCGCTTCGTTATCTGAGGCATGTTGAGCGGTTCAATAATAGAGTTTATCGGTGATAAAATTGATTTATTGAACTGCTCATCAAGGTCTATTTCAGGAGCAAATTCGATAGGGTAAGCCCCTCGTATATAAGCGAATACTTCATTCATCGCTTTATTTTTCACATAATAATATTTAATCTTCGTTCCTGATTTAATAAACTCGTATTTAACTTGATGATCCCTGTTTTGATGAAGTAGGTAGTTATAATACGCCGATGCTTTCACAGCAAAGTGTGTGCCTGATTCAAACTTTAGACCAGTCTTATCTTCTAAAACTTTCTTTTCGTATGAAGAGCAAGAGCTTTGCATACAAATATCATCAATTCTATCAGGTGCACAAAGATCGAACTCTCGCTTCAAGTTTTTAACTAGCTTCAATAACTCTTTGATATTGAAACTATCTGGATTCTGAAAGAGATATTTAATAACATCTACAATTTTATCACGAGCAAAAAGTGGTGTTGAAGAACGAACAAGTTCTACACCTTTCGGGAAGATATATTTAAACCTATCGTAGTTAATACCATCCTCATATACAATGTGTTGAATGTATTTCTTTTTAGCTACATTGATAATAGATTCCGAAATACGTTCAAGCTCAAAATCTTGACGATTATCTACACCAAAAGAAGCCGCATAGGATTCCAGTTTTTCTGAAAAATATCCAGCGTATCTAAACTGGTCAATACCATGAATAAAATCAAGCTCTTTAGACCAGTTCCATCTAACATCGTTTGTGATAGAATTTTTTTCTAAAATCTCGAGAAGTTTTCTGTTTTTAGCCCAGGCGCCGTCGATGATGATTCCAACACCTTTATTCTCGGAAACAAACTCATCGAATTCATCAAGATTTTGTGTGGATAACTTTGTATAGGTTGTAGATTTTGGCTGATTTGCTCCCCAGAGAATGATATGATCTTTTTTGAGTTTATCTAAATTATCAAAAAATAAGTTTTGCCACTCGCAATGTGCGATTACCGGTTGAAATGAAACAAAAACCGAATCGGTATCAGCGTAAATTGAAACTTCATTACCGGGAGTATTTAAGATTTGACGTGGATTTTTTATACAAAGTTTTCGATGAAGCTCTGTATCTAGATGCCACTTTTGATACCAATACTCTTGATTTACACGATCCATTGTTTGGGTGAGATCCCTTCCTTGTGCGGTGATAGTTGAAGCTACGTTGTTGTTATAAAGAACAAAATAGCTGTTAGCAAAAGCTCCGTAACTACCGTTGAGAACAAGTTTCAAGGCGTTTTGCATAGCGTTGTAGAAATCAACTTCTTCTTTTATCTTTTCTGCTTTTTCTTTAAGTTCTGCTATTTCTTTTAAGGTTTGTTCTCTAGTCATGGTATTTAATTTTAATCTGAAAAATCTTGCTCGTAAGAGAGCATTAGATTTGAGTTATATCCTTTAACCAGAACAAAAGTTTCAAATATCCATAAATCAACCCAATCAAAATTAGCATCTATTGAACCGAGATATTTTTTAAGAAAAGATATTTGATGATTCTTCTTATCCGATACATTATCTACTTCAAGTTCCCACTTACCTAGTTCAGATACTTTTACAACCCCACTCTCGAGATTGATTGAGATTACTCTGTCGTCTATATTGATTTGAGAGAGTTTCTTAATAGCGTTCAAATCAGGCGCTGAGAGTTTGAAACCCCATTTTGATAGTTTCGGATCGAGTTTTTGATCAAGTGTTTTTTGAGTGAGATCACGAATTTGAGAGTTCTCACTCGATACCGATGAAATTTTCAACTTATTATTAGAAAACTGAATAGTTCTTATTTCATAAGTGTTCTGATAAGCGGCCGACTCTTTGTAAATAGTATCTAGATGAATAGGATGTGAAGTATCAAAAAAAGATAACCCCTTTACCAGTTTTGAAGCTGGTGATATAATAAAATCTAAACTATCTTTATCAATCTCAAAATTCTGGAAGTATTCTCCAGTTTTCAAGGTAAAACTTTTAAGAGCCGATATGAATGAATCGGTAGAAGCTACTGAGTAGAGAAGAATATTTTCATTGGATATCTTCAACTTCACGGTATCAGATATAGCCGCAACATCACGAATCTTCGATAGAAGATCCGAGAATTTTTCTGGCACAGCAACTATTTTTTTCTTTAGGCTCATTTTTTGTTTTTATTATTTAAGTGTGTTGAAGATACATCATCAAATCATTAACGTTTTTAACCGTAAAACCAACCGATTCTAGGTTTTTGGAAGTAGCTCGTAAAAAATCTACATGAGTTTCAAGTAGTTGAATATTTCTTTCGTATTCAGCTAGATGAGCTTCTACCAATTGAGTTTTTTCTTGAGAGTTGGTTTTAACAGAGAATCCAATCGCGTAGAAAATAAACTTTTGGTTTTTGAGCTCTTTCAGGAAGACTTCTTGCTTGCTTCTTTTGTTTAGAAAAAAAGCTATTTGTTCGTTTATCATTTGCCTGTAAGAAAGAGCAAGAGATTGAATCTCAATAATTTTACCAGCGTTGGTTCTATTAAAGTTTGGGATAAGCTCATCATAAATTGGTTTGAGATTTTTAATCCATTCGTCTCTCTTATTTGCTAAAAATTCTTCGAGACGATTGTTGTCCTCTCTCTTTTTTGAGATTTGTTCTAGTTCTTGTTCTGAAAAAGGTGATAAGTTCATTTGGTTGTATGAACTTTGTATATATAAGATGAAGTGGAAAGTTTAACGAAAATCAGAACACTATTCATAAGTGATGTTCATTTGGGATCACCACAATCAAACGCTGAAGCTCTGCTTGAAGTTCTCAAGACCTACCAGTTTGATGAACTTTATATTGTAGGAGATTTTTTAGATCTCACAAGTTTAAGAAGAAAGTTTTTCTGGAAAACTTCACATTCTACCGTGATACAGAAAATATTAAGACTATCAAGAAAAGGTCTCAAAGTTGTTTATATTGTTGGTAATCATGACTATTGGATAAGAAATTTAATCGAAGAGGGTAATATTCATCTTGGTGATATTCTTATTTGTAATAGCTATATTTATACTACTACTCTAGGTGAAAAGATCTATGTAACACATGGTGATGAGTTTGATGGATTTGTAAGGGTTCATCCCTTTTTGTATTGGCTCGGTGACAGAGCCTATTCTCTATCGATGAAAATCAACAAGGTTTATAACATCATCAGGAAATGGTTCGGTATGGATTATTGGTCACTTTCTGGATATCTTAAATCAAGAGTAAAAAACGCGGTGATGTTCCTTACAGAATACAAAAAAATGGCAAGAATAAAATTGAAAGATACCGGATGTGATTCAATTTTGATGGGTCATATTCACACACCAGATTTAGTAATAGGTGAATATTATAACACCGGTGATTTTTGTGAAAGTAATACCTATATCATCGAACATTTAGATGGTCGTATTGAACTTAAGTGGTGTAAAAATAACGATTAATGCTAAAGTGGGTTACTCAATTAGTGGCCTTCGAGAAGACTTTTTTATAATATTCGGTTTTTTTAGTTTTTGGTATCCAAGAAATATCTAGTAAATCTTTTGAGAAAAAGTTTTCTAAACACAATTTTTTATAGGGATCTTGAACAAGTTGTGAAAGTCTGTTTAGATCCTTTATTTTGGATAATCGGTGGTTGTAGGCGTAAGGGTCTTCTGGTTTTTTGAGATCGGTTAAATTTTCAAATAATTTTCTCCAAAGAAAACAAGAAAATCCACCTCGAATCTTTTGATAGGTCTTGAAATCTCCGGTCTTATCATTATCAAAAAAGTAACGAATATCTAAGTTGTTGTTTTCAAGAAAGTTCATATCGGTATTCACACCAATAACACCTATCGAGTTAGGAAAGAATAGTGAATCTAGATAACCTTCAAAAACGGTGATTGTTTCCTCGAAATCAACATCTAAAATACCAAAAAAATATCCAAGTTTATTAAAGGTTAGAATATCAGAGCTATCAATCTCAGTTATTTCTTCTACTGAATGTATAAACTTATATAAGAACTCAAAATTATAGACCTTAAACATTCTTTTTTTACCATCTTTTAGATTTCTAATCTGCATCGATAAAATTTTCGATCCTCTCTTGTTGAGAAAACAAATAACAGGTTCCCATTTACCACCGGGTAGAACATATTTTGCCGCGTAAATATTCTTCTGTAGTTCTGAATGAATACCTCTTGATAGTAGATAGTTTTGTATCCACTCATCTTTACTAGCTGGCTTGAGATCTTTAATGAAAGAATCTTCTCTTGAAGTTCTTTCTACCAAACTTTCAAGAGGTATCAAGTTCTCGAAATGGGCTCCGGTAAAACTATCATCAACAACATCTCTAGCCGTGATGACCGAATCTAGGTAGTTTAGTATTTCAAGTTTTTTATCAGGATCGAGCGATTGGTTGAAATCTTTAGAAAACCGATTAAAGTTTGTTTTTTTATCACAATTGAAACAAATATAGACTAGTTTGTTATAGTAAATATTTCCACGTTTTTTGTGCTCTGATTGACCATCACCACAGTATGGGCAACAAAAATTAACTCTATCTGAGTGCTCTACGATTCTTCTTTTGTATTGAGAGGAAAAATTATCATTGATAACGCGTTGAACAATGAAATTGATGTAAGATTTATCGACCATAAAAACTTTTTCATTTTTAGGGCGAGTATGTTATAAAGTTTTTTTCTTTCTAGCTTTCTTAGAAAATTTAGATTTACGAATACCAACTACCCTAGGTGGATCGGGCCTGAAGTTATCTAAATCTCTAACTTGACCTACTTTATTAGACATATCATTTACTCCGTCATCTAATCTACCTTCTGGACCTTTGGGGTAAAGACGTTGAGTCATATTGTTCCATTTTGTGAAGGGCACTACATTGGCTTGTGTTCCGTCAAAGTTAGGTGAATTTGCTTCGTTTTTCTTATCGAAATTCCAAGTAGTTACTTCTATTTTTTGTGGATTCTTTGTAGATTTAAGAACTAATTTTTGGATGTTGGTAAATTTTTCGTGGTCTATTTGATCAAAAAGTTCTTCGATCGAACGAACATTTCTTAAATCGTCGTCTGAAAAACCAACAACGGCTTTCACACCAAGACCTTTAGCCCATCGATTTACACTATCTTTGAACTCAAGTAGTGCTATCTTTTTTGCCTGCTCGGGTTCGAGTGACGAACCTTCTCTTGACGGTGCCGCTACTCCAACCAATGGGCATTCATCAAGATAATTTTTTACTAAAGTATTTTTAGAAAACTTTTCTGAGGTATAGAGTTCTCTTGGAATACGTGGCATTTCTTCTCCAGAACCAAAAAAATGATAAAATTTCAATAAATTATTATACATCAAATACTTATCTTCTTCAGATAGGTATTCATCTATGATCCACTCTATTCCTAATCTAATCGCTGGTGCTTCGTGACCTCTGGCGGTGATGATAGAAAAAATGCAAGCGCTTGTAAGACATTCTAAAAAGTCATCCCATGAAGGTCCAAAATCTCTCGATCGACAGCTGTATCTAACATCTTCATAAAAAGCTTCGATCCCTCTAGGTCCGTTATCTCTAAACTCACTGAAAGCTTTCGAGGGATCATTATCTAAGATTCTCCAGTTATCTCTATCATTTCTAATTTCTGCAAATTTATGCGTAGATATAGATTCTGGTATCCATCTATCACCTACTCGTCTCTCCATATGGATTTTAGTAGGCATATTGAGGATATTATCATCCCAGTCGAAGGCATAATAAAGTAATACTCTATCTTGCGAGAGTTCCCTCTTTGAGCTTTCTGACTCTCTAGTCATAAAAGATTATTTTCTTTTATTTCTGGTTAGAAAACTTGAGAATGATTCTAGCTTTGGTTCGCCCATTTTAGGACCCTGAACCATTTTAGAACCCGTAGATGATGGCTTCATTTTATCATCTTCGTCATCTTCATCTTCGTCATCTTCATCTTCGTCGTCCTCATCTTCGTCGTCCTGGTCTTCATCATCCTCAGACTCATCACCTTCCCAATCTTCACCATCTTCATCCCAGTCACCTTCGACATCACCAGATTCTTCTTCATCTTCAAACTCATCGAAATCTTTCATTTCTGATCCAGTATCCGGTTTTGTTTGTGAATCATCACCGTCTTTTGAAAGAGTGAATTCTTCTTCTACTTCACCATCTCTTTGTGCAGAGATTGAAAGTTCGTTACCTTCTTCGGTTATAGTGATTTCATAATCACCAAACATCAATTTTAGTTCCATGGTTTTTTTTTATTTTTATATATTAAATTTCAAAGTCTTTTTTTAACTTTTTTTGATTATTTCATATATGAACTATATATGTATAAATATTCCTCAAAGATTGAATCAAATTTCAAAGCTTCGATTAGTCCAAAAAATTCATTTTTTGGTTCCGATGTGCCACTCAACCATGAAATAAGTTCTAAATTACTAGAGGAAAGAATAATTTTTTTGACAGGTGAGCTCGATGATTATTTATGTAATAGCATAAAATCACAACTACTTTATCTAGAACAGGTCTCGCCTAGAGAAGATATCAAAATTTATATTGATTCACCTGGTGGTTCGGTCTATTCAGGATTGGGTCTTCTAGACACGATGGAGTATATTTCTTGTGATATACAAACTATCAATACGGGTCTAGCGGCCTCGATGGCTGCTATAATTCTTTGTTCTGGAACCCCAGGTAAAAGAAAATCACTTAAAAGAAGTCGATGTATGATTCACCAACCACTGGGATACACTGGATACGCACAAGCTTCTGATATCGAAATTGATGCTAGAGAAATTAATTCATTGAAAAGGGAACTCTATGAAATTATAGCCGAAAAAACCGGTCAAAAATTTGATAAAGTCCATAAAGACGGAGATCGTGACTACTGGATGTCTTCACAAGAAGCTAGAGGTTATGGAATGATCGATGAAATTCTCACAAAACGTATTTAATTTTTAAATATTAAACTTTGTTACAACAGAGGATATAAAAAATAAAAAAACAAAATGACCGTTAGACACGTAGTTGTTCAACCTTCTATAAAATACTACACCTGGCAAGTTGAAGTTTTACTTATAAATTTAATGCAGTTGGGAATCAACCCAAATCATATCGATATTGTTTGTTCTGTAAATGAGCATATTGATATCTGGAAAAATATGGCACTTCACTACAACGCTGTAAGATTTTCTTTTTACGAAGATACCCGCGAAACAAAAAAATACATTTCTTCAATTAGGCCACATTTGCTAGAAAAACATTTCAGACAATACCCAGAACTTTCAGAAGAAGTTATTTTCTATCACGATTGTGATGTTATATTCACGGATAGAATTAATTATTCAAAATATGTTGATGATGATAACACGTGGTATTTGTCTGATACTATTTCCTATATCGGATACAATTATATTGTTTCTAAAGGTCAAGAAATTTTTGATAAAATGGTCGAAATCGTAGGAATCGATCCTCAATTGGTAATTGACAATCAAAATAATTCTGGTGGTGCTCAATATATCATGAAAAATATCGACGCTGATTTTTGGGCTGATGTATATAGAGATTGTGAAAATTTATTTCATGAAATAACAAATATAAATAATCAAATAAAACGTCAGAATCCAAATTATCATGAAATTCAGATCTGGTGTGCAGATATGTGGGCCGTTCTTTGGAATGGTTGGAAACGTGGATTCAAAACCGTTGTAGATAAAGAACTTGATTTTTCATGGGGATCTTCACCTATAAATCAATGGCATCAATATAAAATTTATCATAACGCGGGAATTACAGAAAGTGAAGGAGGAACTCGTTTTTATAAGTATGAATACCGTGATAGACTTCCATACTACACGAATCTTCCCGTAAAAAATGATCTTTGTAGCTATAATTACTATCAATATGTAAAGCATTGCGGGCGGTTGAGTGTTCTCAAATGGTTCTGGAACTAAAAAAAATAAAAATAAAAAATGGCAGTTAAGCTTGTTCTAACACAAATAATGAAAAATGAATCACATGTCGCAAAAAGAATGCTTGATTCAATAAAACCAATAGTTGATGCACTTTGTATTATAGACACCGGATCAACGGACAACTCAATTGAATTTGTTAAAAACTGGGGTCAAGAAAATGGAATAGAAACTTTCATTTTTGAAAAACCTTTCGACAACTTTGAAAATTGTAGAAATTACGCCTTCGAGATGGCAAGAAAAGAGTTACTAACTCGTGGTGATGGTCATGATTGGTATTCTTTTTGGCTTGATTTCGATGAACAATTAGTAGTTGAACCTTCTTTCGATAAGCAATCAATCAATAAAGATTTGTATATGTTCAACACTTATATCAAATCGATGAAATATACCAGAAATGAACTTTGTAGGTTAAATAAACCTTTCAGATGGTATGGCCCTGTTCATGAGTTTATTGTGTGTGATGAGCAGAATATTACAAGTGATTTAATGAGAGGTCTTCATGTTATTGTGAATATGGATGGTGCTTCTTGGCAAGAGAATACACCAGAGAAATATAGAAAACACGCAGCAGTTCTAGAAGACTATATTACCAACAAAGATAGAAATGCTCGTTGGGTGTTCTACACCGCACAATCTTACCACGATGCCTCAAATATTCCCAATAACAGACCAGAACAAGAAGAAAGACTTCGTAGAGCTATGAAATTTTACAAAGAACGCATTTCTAGAAATGATGGATACTTTGAAGAAAGATATTATTCCCAATTCAGGGTGGCTACAATTATGAGGGTTTTAGAATATCCCTGGAAAGATACTCTTCAAGAACTTTTCAAAGCTTACACAATGGAGCCACTTCGAGCAGAGCCATTGAAAGTAATTATTGATCAATATCTTATGACTGGTGATTATGAATTAGCTTATATGTACACGAAGTTTTGTAAAGTTAATTTTCACAAAAACAATCCATATCCGAAAAGATTATTATTCGTAGATGAATCACTATATGCTTGGAGAATCTTAGAAGCTCACTCAGCTGCTTGTTTTTATACAGGTAGAAAAGATGAAGCAAAATCTACATACAACGAACTAATGTCAATCGCTAAGTCATCACCACAATTATTTGCTCCAGAAGATATTCAAAAAATTGAATCAAATAAACATTTTTTCAATTAGACTTCGTTACTCTATTCATTAAATCCTTTTCGTATTCTTCGAAAGACATAACTTTTCCAGGTTTTTTCAAATCTTTATTAAGGTCTCTATTAAATAGAGACTTTAATTTTTTTAAATTAGTTTGATCTTTTCTTCTCTTCTTGCCTACTTTCGATCCGTGTTCTCTATCAGGAACTGGTGCTTTTTGATACATTTTTTTCCCACCAAGTGCTGGAAAAGGAAAAGCAATATCTCCAGAACCAGAAGAACCACCACCTGCTTGAAAGGCACCTCCACCAGTTGAACCAGCAAATATAGAGGGTTGTGGCGCTACTACTGCACCCATACCACCTATACCAGCATTGGAATAAGCAACACCTCCACCACCAACAGCCGATCCTGTTACTGCACCACTCGGACCCCCGGTAGCAGAAGTATCTTCAAAAAAACTTTTTAATTCGAGTTTGTGAATTAATCGATTTATATGCTCGATACCATTCATTTTTCCTTCAAGAATCATAGTTTGTCTAAGATCCAATAATTCTTGTAAATTATTTTCATTTGCTTTCATAAAATGTATATATAAAAAAAAACTTTATTATTTTGTTCTCAATAGATACTATACAATTTTACAATCTTCTTGGAGAATATACAGGTGCTAGAGATGAGTTCTCAAAAAAAATAGAACTCATCAATACTAATATTCCAAAGTTTATGAGTGAAGTAGATAGATTCTTAGAGCTTAATCCCGAAATAAAAAATTTATTATCAGAAGATAAGATAGAAGAATCTTCAAGTGATGATCTTTCTCAAAAAGTTGAAAATGAAAACACAATAGAAATTTTAGAAGATAATGTATCACAACAAAACGAGAATTCAGATTCAACAAATATTATTCCATTGGGGAATGTTAAAGAAATTACGGTAGAAGAATCAACTATTGAGAGAGATAGAAAATTAAAAGATCTTTATCGCAAAATTGTTAAAATAACACATCCTGATAAAACATTAGATCAAATTCTTAACGAACTTTATATTGAGGCCACTAGTTATTACAATGAAAAAGATCTTTTATCTCTTTTCTATATTTGTTATAAATTGAGTATAAGTTTTAATGTAGATTCCTTCGAAATAGAGGAAATCAATCATAAGATATCAGATTTCAAAAATAAAAGTAAGTTTTTAGATAGTAACTTAACCTTGATTTGGTTATACAGCGATAAAAAAGAAAGAGTTATTCTAGATTATATATTATCACAAATTGAATCCAAAAGAATGCGTGATTTGTTTAGATAAAAGAAAAACATACTCGGATATATTCTCTATAATACAAAAAAGAATACACTTTTTTGAAAAAGATAATTTATATCACACCTCACTTATCAACAGGTGGATGTCCTAAATATTTACAGCTGAAAGTTGAATATTTCATCAATGAATACCAAATTTGGGTTGTAGAATGGAGTGATATCACCGGTGGTGTTTTTGTAGTTCAAAAAGAAAAAATAAGAGAGATTATCGGTCAAAATCTTATTACTCTTGGGGAAAATAAAGAAGAAATACTTTCTATCATTTCTGATATCGAACCAGATTATATTCATTTCGAAGAAATATCTGAAGATTTTATATCTTATAGTCTATTAAAAAAAATATGGTCACCTAACAGAAATTATAAAATATTAGAGACTACTCACTCTTCTTTTACATCTATTTCCAATAAATCATTCTTACCAGACCGATGGGTATTTCCATCTGAGTTCTCGGTTGAAAAGTTCTCAATTAATTTCGGGCCAGAGTGTGTAGTATGGGAAGCTCCTATTTTGAACAAGAATAATATAAATAAATCTCTGGCTAGAGAGAAATTAGGTATAAGTCTCAATTTTATTCATGTGCTTCATGTTGGATTATTCACACCTGGCAAAAATCAAGAAGAAATTTTTGAAATAGCTAAAAAGTTTTTTGGTATGGATGTACAATTTCATTTTGTTGGCAATTTAGCTGATAACTTCAAACCCTATTGGCAAGATTTAGTATCAAAAACTCCCGGAAATTGTAGAATATGGGGTGAGAGAAATGATGTTGATCTTTTCTATGAAGCTTGTGATGTGTTTTATTTCCCATCAACTTATGAATTGAATCCTCTTTCTGTGAAAGAAGCTCTATCTTGGAAATTACCTACTTTTCTTAGAAGACTACATACCTATAAAGGGAAATATGACACAAATAATTTAGTTACCTACATTGATGAAAATATAGAAGACAATTACAAAAAACTTCTACAAAAAATAATATCGATTAAAAATGAGTCTGTTCTATGAAGATTTAGAAAAACGAGATAGTTTTGGAAAGTTAGGTGTTATTGTATTGAAAGATTCTAAAGATTTGGATATACTTGATAGAAAATCTAAATACTTTAAAGAAAATGATATTGAGATCTTAATAATTTCTAAACTCATACCTACTGATAAAATTTACTCCCAGTGTAATTTTCTCATTTATGATAATCTATCAAAACGTAGTGAGTTGGAGATTATGTGGGAATTTGCTCGTGATAAGGCTTTTGTAAAAATATTATTCTACGACAATTTTGTTAAAGAAGTTACCTCTATTGGTCAGACTTACCAGATGTTTTTAGAAAAATTAGATGAAGTTTCTAATACAGAGGAAAAATTTGTTGTGAATTTTCTAAATGGTGCCTACTTACTAATCGACTTTCCATATTTTAGATCTTATTATGCTCAGTTCTTGGATAAAAATACAGGAAATATTATTTATTCTTGTGATATTTGGAATGGTGGGTGGTCCATGACTATACTTAAATATTTTATAGACTACAATATCAAAGTGTTTGATAAACTAACGGATGAATTACTCTGGGATTATCATATAGATTTATATGAAAAAAATATCTTGATTAGTTTCGAATCCTCAGCTCTAGGAGACACTCTAGCTTGGATGAGTGGTGTTGAAGATTTTATGACCAAACATCGTTGTAATGTAATTTTGAGCACTTTCCATAACTATCTTTTCGAAGATAAGTATCCGGATATAAAATTTATAAAACCTGGAGAAGGTGTATTTGGAATTTTCGCTCAATATAGAATAGGATGGTTCTATAAAGAAGACTCAACCGTTGATTTTACACATCATCCAAGAGATTTTAAGACGATACCACTTCATCAAACAACTAGTGATATACTAGGACTTGATTTTCAACAAAAACGTCCTAGAATAAAAATTCCAGAGATGACAAAACCCATAGAAGGTGATTATATAGTTATTGGTCCACATTCTACAACTCAAGCAAAATTCTGGAATAACCCAGATGGGTGGAAAGATCTTGTTGATTTCTTTAAAAAAATTGGATGGAAAGTAATTGTTATCTCGAGAGAAGGTAACGGATTTATGGGCAACTATTTCCCAGAGGGTGTAATAGACAAATCAGGTGACCTACCGATAGAAGACAGAATAAATGATATACGATGGAGTCGAATGTTCATAGGTCTTGGTAGTGGATTGACTTGGTTAGCTTGGGCCACTGGTGTTCCGCTAACTATTATCTCTGGATTCTCCCAACCTTGGACTGAACCAACCGGATCAGATATTATAAGAATACACAATTCATCAGTCTGTAATTCTTGTTTTAATAGACATCGACTTAATGGTGGAGATTGGTTCTGGTGTCCTGACAAAAAAGATACACCCGATCAGTTTATCTGTAGTAAATCAATAACATCTCAAGAAGTTATATCAAAAATATCAGAATATTTTGGAATCGAAATTAGTGAAAAGAAAATGGGTATAAATTTAGTTAAAGATATATTGAAAACGAAAGGTATAAGAAATGTTTCAATTTTTACCTCAAATAGTTCTTTAAAATTAAGTATGTTAGAGGATTTCGAAAATTATTTTGAAAAAGATACTGATTGTGTATTTACTGATAAATTGCCAGAAATTGCATTCACACTTTTCAAAAGTTTAGTAAGAAAAGGTGGGTTACTTGTTTTTTATAATCCACACGATCTGAGTTATTTTGAATCAATCACATCAAAAAAACTAATTTATAACTCAAACGAAGACAACGAGAGTTTTGCTATTATATTTTTGTAGTATTACTTAGAAAGTAGTTTTATTAAGTCCTCGGTGATACGCGCTACCATCTTTCTTCCCTCAATTTCTACCTGTGGTATATTTTGAATCACAGAAAACTTGTCGTTTCCACCTACAGTAATATTTTCAATTAGTTTAGATATATTTGAACCTTTTGGATATTTAGATAGATAAAAGTTTTTTAGTTCATTAACAAAATTAGAAAGATCTACACCTTTTTGATAGTTGTATTTGACCATCTGAAGTTCATTATCTTGTTTTTCAACTAAGATATACCAAATTGAATTTTTTGATATTTTTACTTTTTCTAGAAAATTATAGGCGTTTGAAGCTTTTACCTTTTTTGGAAACTTAGCTACTTTTCCGTAGAATTTTACAGACTCTTCTGTTTTTTCATCCCCTTCAGCCGAAGATTTTTTGTTTTTCAGGAGTTGACCTTCTGGTTGAAGATAAGAAATATCAGCTGTTTGCTCCCTTCTTGTTTTTTTATAGGGAAGATTTGGATTTTGTGGAATTTCATCTTCACCAAATGGTTCTACCGGAAGCTCAATATCTACATCTTTACCTCCTTCAAAACCAGATATTTGAGAAAACTTCTTAAATTTTCCAGAATTTTTAGCTTCGTTAATATTACCCATTTTTATTTTTTTTATTTCTATATATTAAATTATTTTCGTGGATTTTTTAATTTTTGTGCTTATAGTAGTCTTTTTCTACGATATAATTTTTATAGTTTTTTATCATATTGACTTGATCAAACCATCTAGAGGGTATACCTTTTATGTTGTCAAGATAGCTCTTCATTTCATCATTTTGAAATACATAAGGAGATAGTGTTCTATCTAAAATAATATCTTCATAATCGACCCAGTCTTTATCTGTATCATTTCGATGTTTGAGATCCCAGAGCTCTTCTATTTGACGTTCTTTATTCAACATTTTATTAAATTCTTTGTTTTGCTGATAGTGGTACTTTTCCTTTATAGATAACATTAACAGATTTAAGACCTGAGCCATCAATATCATCAGAAAAATAAATATCATTCCTATCTCTCCATCCTCCACGAATAAGTGGTATTTCACTAGCGTGAAAAATTATATCACCTAAAATTGAATCCAAACCTATAACCTTGTTAGGTTCATATCCAGGTTGTGGAACTACTTCAAGTCGGTTTTGTGAAAGAGTGTAAGGATTTGTTCTGTTTTGTTGAAGTATTGTATTTTGACGATGGTAGTCTTCGGTATCTTTTGATATAAATGAAATATCAACCGAATGAATCTCACTTATTTTTGACTTGAGTTCAACTAAAAGATCTGATTTGGGAATTCGATTCATACGTGTGAGATCTAAAAAATAATCTGATATTACATCATAAATTTGAGAATTCACGGTCTCTTCTACACTATCTTCATAAACAATTACGAAAACATTACAGATATAATAAGATAGTCTAGGCGAACTAATTGTAAGCTTAGAAGTAAGAACAATATTACCATTTGATTTCAGATAGGACAATATTTTATTTTTTTCAAGATCATCTAGTCTGAAAGCTTCTATATCAATTGTAAAATAATTTACATTTTTATCTTTGAACAATTTTATGTTTGGTGTAGCAACGACATAAACAATCTCATCTTGTTCATATGCATTTACGTGTGAGAAAACACCTAATTTTTTTATTTCATAGGCAAATTGTTCAGGAAGAGCTAGAACAAAGTTATTGGTAGAAATAGGTAGAAGACTTCGTGTAAATTCGATGGATTCTGCATCAGCACCGAAATTTAGATCTGTTTCATATACAATATCAAATATATTTTCTACGTTTATAGGCTCACCATTACCATCAAAAATATCATCAACAAATACCCAATCATTAGGAACTCTACTGAATATTGAACCTTGTGATCCATCTGTAGCTAAATAATCCACATCAATAATCGATCCGATAGGTGGTATAGCACCGAATCCACCATTTCCAAAAATGATATCTACGCCACCATTGAAACCAGTTTTGAAAACTAATGCTTTTTCGTCTGGCATCATATCATAAAGGTGTTTTTTAGTTTCCCACATTTGACTATTTACGAATACTTCATAGTTGAAATTCTCTACCTGACGAAGAGCTCTTAGATCGAGACTAAAAGTTTGCATCGGTGACCCGGTTCCGGTAAAAGTTCTTCTTTCCCAACGACCTTGAATAATAGATAATATTATTTCAGTTGAGTTTGTAACTTTGTATGTTTTACTATCAGATCCAAGAATTATCGAATACTGAAGATTATTAGTTTTATTTTTAATAGTGCTTCTATTTGATATTGTAATCCTTTCACCCGCAATCTCTTCTTCTGCAATAAAACCACCTTTCAATTTTAATTTTATAGTTCCTGTGGCCGAGATAGCTCTAGTTGGTATGTGACCTGCTAAAATTGCGGCATTTCTTATAGCAATCGGATTATTTGTTAAATCTTGAGAAAGATCAAAATTATTCTGAGCTTTCTTTAGGTAGAGTGTAGATAATTGATGAAGATTTTCTAAAACTGTCAAAATTTGACCATATGGCGAGGCGTTTGTAAAAAGAAGGTTAGCTTTTTTATATTCTTCTTTTAGGTAAAGCTCTATCTCAGCTTTTTGCCTTTCAAAACTAATTTCGCTAAATAACACTTTTCTATAAATATTTGAGATTATATATAAAATCTACTCTCTATTCTATTTCTTTGCGATTTGTTTTTTTTAGTTTTTTATATATAAAAATAAAAAAAACAGATGACTTTCGAAGATTTCGGTAAGTTTGTATCAGAGTGGGGTGTTCTAGGTTCGTCTGGAGCTTTTATTCTGTGGGTATTGTATTTAGTGGTCAAAAATGATTCGGGAAAAATTCTTACTAAACTAATTGAATATATTACGAAAAAACTAGGATTTGGTGAAAAAAAATCTGGTTCAAAAGTTATTTCTATTTCAGATGTTATAAATCACGATATTTTTAACTACATAGATTTTTGGAAATATTCTAAAATTCCTACTTTTACATTCTCAACCGAATACAGAACTGTTGTATTCAGAAAGTATCTATTTATTTTCTTGAAAAACTGGAAAGATAATTTAGAAGAATATATTAATTCTAGAGATTTTGAAGAAATGGATTCTTCTGAGATCTGGAAATCTTTTCTATCCCTTATAAACGATGTTATCTATGATTACGAAACAGAGATGGCCTCGTCGGGTATTCCTAGAATTGTTATAGAAAAAATGAAAATTAAAAACAATGATATTGTTTCTCTTACAATCAATTTGATTGAAGGTATTTGTAACTCACAATTTTACGAATCTGAAAAAAACTATCTGAAAGTTTATTCTATACTTAATATCATTCTTTCTATTCTAGAAAATACAATATCAAATTCAGAACAAACTTGTAATGGTATTAACGGTCAACTTAAGGGGCAAAAGTTCTCTGAATCAGGTAAAACCTACATAGAACCCTCTTAAAATTAAACTTTCTATCACTTTTTATTATAAAGTAAAAATTTTATTAAAGGAAAAAGTGGAATTGAAAAAGGAGAAATGTATTATACTCGGACCTTCTGCTTCAGGTAAAGATTACTTAAAAAGAAAACTATCACAAAGAGGTCTAAAGGCTCTTGTGAAATATACAACTAGACCACCAAGAGAGGGGGAAGTTGATGGGGTAGAATATAAGTTTGTTACTCAACAAATCTTTCACCAGATGCTTGAGAGTTCTGAGTTTCTTCTACATCAAGAGTTTGAGGTTTGGCCTAAAGATAAAGAACCCGAGAAGTGGTATTATGGTATATCCAGAGAAGATTTTGAAAGTTCACAAGTTATGATACTTACACCGGGTGAATTTTCTCAAGTAGAGGGACTAGATAGACAGAATTATTTCGTGGTTCTTCTAGATATACCAGAAGAGACAAGAAGACAAAGACTATCGGTCAGAAACGATAACAATGATTCAATAGATAGAAGAATAAATGCTGACAGAGAAGATTTTTCTGTGAAAATAGATTACGATCTTAAAATATCCGACCCTGATTTCGAAGAAGGTATGGTTTGGGATTTGATGTATTAATCTGAAAAGGAATCACGAATTTCAACCTTAAATATATTTTTAAGCTCATCAAGTTCGTCTTCGGTTACACCAGTTTCTATTGTTCCGTCTGGATATTTCACTGCATAAGTTGTGAATTCATTTACGATATTTTGAATATCTTCACCCAGATCACCCAGATCATCATTTAAAAGTTTTTCTATAAGGCAATCTAGAAGATCTTCATCGTATCCGTTAGCTAGAACGGCAACATTAGAAAAACAATCCTCATCACCAGCACCGGTATTTCCACTACCACTCACGAAAGGGTTGGCGACAGATGCTGTAAGACCTTGGTTAGGTGTTCCTGGTATAGGTACACCGGTTCCAAGTCTTGGAATAAGCAGTGATTGTGTGCCACCACCACAATTTACAAATGCTCTTGGTGCCGTTAAATAACCAGAGCCTTTATTGGTGAGAATCGCTTCTTTAACATTGCCTCCTACTATTCTAACAAAACCAGTCGCTGATTGACCACTGAAGCCAGATGGGTTGATAAAATTAATAACACATTGTGATGCGTTATAGTTAATACCTTCGTCGTATATTTCAACTCTGTCGACACTATAAGAAAATTGAGAACCCGATGATTGATCTTCCAATCCAATATCTGCGTCAGCAAGAGCGGCATCCTCAACTGAACCCGAGGTCGCGTTGATAGGATTTGTAGAACTATCTACAGAGGTATCTTTCTTACAGATATTAGCTAACTGCTCTTCCAGAGATTTTATTTCTTCGTTTGTGTCATCATATCCTTCAACAGCATCGATAAATCTTTCTAAATCGTCGTCCTCGGAAATATCCGTGTCATTTCTTATTATTTTTAGAGCTAGTGAATAGTTTAAATCTCCTCCGAGTGTTACGTGGTCTGGATCTGGATCGAAAAGATCATCTTTCCAACGACCTTGTGGAAACCCAGCTCTTCTACCGCGACGGTTGGCTCGCCTTTCAAATCGTCTTCTTTTTCTTTGCATACGACGAATTTTTCTTCTTATTCTTCTGCGCTGTTTTTCACAAGATGGTTTTCTTTTTTTGAGAAAATCAAGAATTTTGAAAATAAAGTTTTTGATAACTTCTAATGGGTCGAGAAGTTTAAGAATAATCTGTATAGCTGATCCGATAGATGATATGATTGATTTTATTTTTTCTTTCTTAATAACAAATATAAGTAGAGCTAAAGGTGACAAATAAATTAGTAGTTTTGCAAAAGATAAAATAATTGTTTTCAAAGCTTTTACAATTTGAATAACATGCACAATAGCCTCTGCTATGTTCCAAGGTGGCACAAAAATAATAACCGATATAGCCGCTATAGAACTACCAATAAGAGCAAAAGCCTCTATCATGTCACCTACAATTTTTTTGATTTCGCGAAAAAATCCACGAAGAGCTTGAACAAACTGTTTAGTCATCTTCTTAGCTTCGTCTTTCAGTTGCTTGACCATATTGGAGGCATTTCCCCAAATTTTATCTAGTTGATCTTTGAGTTTTTCTCTAAGTTCTTGAACAGATCCAGTTAGACCCGCAAATTCATAAATATTAGGTCTTTGTAATCCTTCACCACAATCACCGATCATTAGATCTGCTTGAATCTTTGTTATTTCTGGTTGTTTGTGAATAAGAACTCTTTTCGCTATTTCTTCTTCACATATGAGAAACTCGTCGATAAAAGTCTTGAAATCAGGTAAAATGCCTGCTTCTAGGTTCTCTAATCTTTCTTCTAAAAGATCAAGTTGTTGAATAAGTTGATTAACATCCATCTATATTACTTTCTTTATATAGATTTTTTTTAGACTTCTCTCCTGGATTCTCACCAAGAACAACGACTATTCACCACGAATGGTTTGTATCTCTTTATGTCTTCGATACTTAATTTAGAAGGACAAATTTTCGATGATTGTTCTCTAATTCCTTGTGGGTTATATGCCCAGAAACCCTTAAAATTATGAATTATTTTTTTTGTTTTCTCTAAGTCACGAATAATTCCATCATCTATATGTTCAAGTTCTTCTAAAATAATTCTAGCTGTAACAAGACTATTTCCGGTATAAAGAATAGAGAACCAATAATAGACTCTCATTAGATCTTCTATATTATCTCTTAAAAATTGAGGTAAGTCCTCTTGGGATACATCAGAAAAAGATCTACCACGAGCAGAAAAATACATCTCAAGAGCAGATACAATATCTATAGATTGAATAAGTTTTCCAAAATTTCTACATCCTATCTCTATATAACTATTAATTTTTTTGTAAAATTCGTCAGCTTCATAATAATCTATAAATTTAGCTTTATTTAGGGAAAAAGTTTCTTTTGACCATCTATCAAGAGATATTCTAAATAATTTTTGCGAAGGCGTTAACTGATCACATTCTTCTATTAATAGGTTCATTAAATCACTTGATATATAATTTCCCAATTTATAATAAATATCTGGAGAAAAATAGGTTTGTTTTCCTAAATATCTAGTTAGGCCAAAAATTTCAGCATCTTCTTCTAGAATAAAGCACGCTCCTTTAGTGTTGTAGTAGAGTAAATTTTGTATAATAGAAAAATTCCACAAGTATAGTCCTGTAATACTACCAGCACTAGCCTTTAGAGCTTTTCTGATATCAGATATATTTATTTCATAAGCAGGTATAGTGAATAATTCAGGAACTCTCTTTCCATTTGCATTTCTTACCGAATGTTTACTTAACCAAAACTCATCATTACGAACAAACCAAGTAGTCGATAAAGAATATTCTGGTTTGAAGTATTTCCTAACACCTGATACTTGTTTAGGTAATACTTTCTGGATAAGATTAGAAGAATCATTTTTACAGATACTCCACTTTTGCCAAGGATATTTTCTCGGGTCACCTTCATACACATCAAAAGCTCGAATAATCATATTTTTATCTACGACACCATAACCTTCAACTTCTAAAGAATGTGGTAGATAGATATTACTCTTTTGAAACTCAGACCACACCGATTGATCTTTGTGAATATATTTTCTGTAAATATCAGACCAAACTGTGTAGATTTTCGGTACCTCTTCACCTTTTGGATAGGTCTGAACAATATCATCTCTATGATACCATTTATCTTCAGATGCCCAAAACCTGTGATATAGAGGTGATTTTGAACCTGAAATATGGTCTCTTATATGGAAAGTTACTCCTGGGTAATCTGACTTTTGGATTTCCTCTGATAGAGTATTGGTAATAAAACCACCCGAAAAATCTAACTTATTATCTACTAGTGGAATCACAAGAAACTGAAGACTATCTACATAGGGATATTTATCAAATAATACCCTTTTTAAGGTAACAACTACTTTTCCTGGTGATTCGCTATGATAGATAGCGTCTGGGTATTTGGATTTTAACCACGATTTACATTCAGTAAAAATTTCATCAGAGTTACTATATATTCTATCACAATAAATTGATCCGTCATCGGTCTTCCAGATAAGCGCTCTCGCTAGGAGTTTCTTTACGTCGCTACCTGGCTCATAATCCGTAAATATCATCATAGAAACTCTCTCGGGATTTTCGGTATAGATTCCTAATCGATTGTTTTTATTAGCATATCGCATACAAGAGTTACCGAGACTACTCTGGCCACCACGGTAGTAGTTATCACTAAGATACCAAAACTTGATTTCTTCTCCTTTCACGATATCAAACTCTCTTGGGTTATAGATCTTGTTCCATGCTGCTTTATAGGCATTTACAAATTCTTCAACTTGTGGTTCGGTAAATTTTATTCCGTTATCATTTAAGATACTACGAACTAATCTTCCGACATTGGAATCTATTTTGGTTCTAGTAGATACATCAACGCCAGTTTCTTTGAATCTTTGATACTGCCTATCTTGTAGGTATAAAATCTTATCACTACTATCACCAGGACCTAATAGATTGTAATTGGTCTTAATATCACTTCTATTATCTACCCAATCAATAATATACCTCTCTAGACCTGATGATGTTTTAATACCAGAGATAATTTTTTTAAACTCTGGAGATACTTCTAAAACTGACTCTAATAAATATTCTAGATTGAAATCTTTGAACCTTTTTGTCATATGGTTATATATTATTTATTATTTGCCCAAAACTCGTTGTCAGATAAAAGATATAGATATAAATCTTCAATATTAATACCTTGTCTATTTAAATTTGGTGAGCTGATTATACCTCTGTATTCACCATAAAATATACTTCTAAACTCTGTAAGATCCTCTGAGTTTGATAGACTTGGAATCTTTTCATAGATCCATCCACCGTATTTCGGCGCTGAACTAACTATAAATCTTCTCACTGCACCGGTATCTGGTAATTTGAGCCAAAGCATACTGAATAATTTGAAAATATTTAACAGGTCATCTTCACTACATTCGTATTCTTGGCACCAGTTCCTAAAATCTTCTTTGATTTCATCAATACGCTCAGGTGTCAATGTTGATTCAATCGATTTTTTTGCACTATTAATAAATCTCAATATTTTTTCAGGATCTGATTCATTCACTAAATTTTCGATCTCAGCCTTTGTAAATTTAGTCAAGTCTTCTGATAGCCTTTTGGAAAATTCAATAAGTGATATTCTCCAGTTTTTTTCCGAATTTGTAATTCTATCCAATGAGTTGCTTTTTAACTCTTCAAAATTCAGTAGATTGTTTTCAGATCCATAGTAAGATCGATCATACCAAATACTATCAAAAACACTACGAAATTCTGGTCGCTCGATACAATCCTCTATACCAAGTAGTTTGGCGTCTATTTGTAAAATAGTATCTTTATATACAAATTTATTTATATCACCAATCATCAGATTTACAGAATGAACACGGCTATCATTAGAAAATTTTCTGAAAATTTTATTCCAATTAATATTCCAAACACCAATACTAAACATTTTAGGCCAAAGTTCATTTCCAGGTAACCTTACAAGATCTTTTTCTTTATACCATCTAAATTTAGATACTGATCTTTCCCATGTACTGTTTTTAGTTGTTGGGATGCTTGTCAGATCTATTCCTAGATAATCTTTATAATCATTCTTTCCCAAAACTTTCAGCTGCATATAATCTTTTACGTCTTGTCCTATCAGGCGCTCGAGCTTTATCCATGGGTAATCTTTTTCATTTCCGATATACTTTTCTATAGCAATATAAACATAATTTGCATCTACAAGACCTAAATCTAACATATTTATAGCTACATGTTTACTAATCCAAGTATTGTGAAAAGTTGATCCTACAGCATCTTCACGAATTAACCAAGAATTGTATAGTTTTGAATAAACACATAAATTTTTTGGCCATAACAGGGTCATACCATACACTTGAACTAACTCATCAGGTAGGTAATATCTACCTAATTTCTCGATATATGTATAAGAAGTTTCTGGTTTGCCAGTTCTGTGGTTTCTGAGCTTGAATATAATTTTACCACTAGATTCTTTTGGCTCTTCACTATGTAATACACCAGAGCCTTCTACTAACTTATTATCAACTAGGTCATGAACAAGCCACAGAAGAGTATCCATGTAGGGATATTCATTATAAATCGTCTTTTGTAAACTTACTTGTATTGGAACTGGTGAAAGGCCGTTGAGGTCTCTGAAAATAGGATTTTTTAAATTTAATTTAAGCCACCTTTTACTTTCGTTAGTTATATCATCAGAGTTAGAATATATTCTATCTACAAAAATTGAATCACCAACTTTCCAAAGAAGAGCTCGGGATATTAGTTTTTTTTCTCCTTGAAAATTCAGGTCTGTTAAGATCATCATAGATACTTTATCCGGATTATCACTATAGAAGTTCATTCTTGAGTTCACTGATGACGTTTTCATACAGGAGTTTCCGAGCTGATAGAGACCACCGGACATATAATTTTTTTCTAAATACCAAAAATTAATATCTTTACCACGAACTATAGAAAATTCTCTTGGGTTATATTTTGAGTTCCATACAGATTTGTAACTATTTACAAAATCCTCGATATCGGGTTCTGTGAATTGGATACTGTTATCAGCCAAAATACTTCTCGCAAATCTACCAATATTAGCCTCTGTTTTTGTTCTTGATGAAAGATCCTCTCCTTGTGATTTGTATCTTTGATATTGAAGATCTTGTAAATAGGATATTTTATCACTAGAAGTACCCGTTGATAAGTAGTTGTAGTTTGTTTTGATATCTTGCTCGTTATCAATCCAATCTATGAGTGTTTTTTCTATTTTACTCTTTGAATCGATAGATCCTAAAATCTTCCGAAATTCAGGATCGACCTCAAGTATTGATTCTAAAAGTAGATAGTTTGTGAAGTCCCGGTATTTTGTTCTCATAAAAATTAAATTAAGTACATGAACCTAAGTCGGCTATTCTATTTTCATTACTATCCTCGCCAAATCTCCCTTTCTGTATAGCAAAGAAATCATTACATAGCGCCTGGCTAAATCGTGTGTTCCAATAAATTACACTAGCTATTTCAACATTGTTGTTTGTTTCACCAATAACTATATTTGAAGTGTCATCCGCTGTGGGATTTCCCGGGTTGTTTTCTAAAAGTTGACCAGATACCAAATCTTGATTTGCTCCGTTATGTGAGAAGATATAAACATTAACGGTCGCTAGATTTAATCCAGTAACAAAAATATTATACCAACGATTAGACGTTGGACTACTTGGTGTTGTATAGGTCCATCTACCAGATGTGCCATCATCAGTGGCTCGAAAATCAAAGCTAATTAGTAAAGAACCTAATTCTATCGTATTTCTACCTTTACTAAAAATAGCTGAATCTGTCGAGATATTTCCAAATCTTACCCAGAGTGATAAACAAAATGGTGCGGTGAAAAAATTATTTATCACAGATTTATGAGTAATGGTTATCTGCTTGGCGGTATAAGTGGGCTTATGTCCTTGCCAAGTAAAGAAAGCATTAGTTCCGTGAAGATCATTTCCAGATATATCTGTCCATTGAGTAGCTCCGGGTGTAGAGGTTTTTGTTCCGGTATCTAGAGCAATTTTTATATTGGAATTTCTTATTTTACTATTAAGTGCGTATCTCAAAAAATTTTCTCTAATAGCATCATCACCATAATTGACCGGATAGTATGATAGGTATTGGAAATTTTTATAGGCATTCTCTGTATTACTGTTAAGGTGGTATAAAACACTAGCTGTTGCTTGTGAGATATTTGTAAAAGGGCCAGCGAAATTAGCTGGTGTGGGATTATTAGTATGAACCCATTTACCATTTATGTAAGTTTTCCAATCAGAATTATTAGACCTAACAACACTAATAAAATACCATGTATTTAAGGAAATAGTCGCTGAGTCTAGTGTGTAATCTTGTCTGCTATTTACACCATCTTGTCTATTCCAAGACATTGTAAGTTTGGTGTTACTACCGGTATTTCTATAACCAAGTCCCCAATACATGGTCGAAGTGTCTGGTTGACCACCAGATTTAACAAAAAAATTATTGTAATTTGTGGCATGATTAGTAGCCATAACATACATATTGAGTGTCCAACTTGTTGGTTCTAGACCACTTGACATACAAAAACCAGTATCACTTGGTATTTCGAATGCTAATAACCCACCACCAGTTGTTGCAAAATATCCACCTTCAAAATCCCAGTCACCAAGCAATTCATTTGATGAACCTATATTTCCGTGAGTAAGACCTGCCAAATTATATATTTTACCAGTCAATTGAGCACCCGGAACCATAGGTGTCGATGGTATAAATGAACTATCAAAAATTCGACTAGCTGTATTTGCAATTATTGGTGGATAAAATTTATTCACTACAACTCTATTTCCTGCGGTTCCACCCAAATAACTATTAGCATCATCTGTGATTAGCTGATCGGCATACCACTTGAAAGTCGTTACTAACTTAGCACGTGAAATGTTAATATCGGTGACTAAACCGTCAGTATAAAGACCAATTTGAGGACTTATACCCGATCCAGTATATCCTGAGAAATACTGAGTAAATTTAATAAGGTTATACCAGGGTTTATAAGGTGGAGACGCTTCAACATACTCCTGATCGGCGTTGGGTATATCTTTTGCGTCGGTTATAAGATAGCAACTTGGTCCAAAACAATTATTTATTGAATCTTTATGAATATAGACAACATAAGTTTGATCTTCGAAACCGGTGATACCCGAAACCGATGATTGAAATGCTTGTGGATTCAAACCACCTCTAAACGTTCCCCAAGCACCCGTTGGATTATTACCCGCGTCAGAAAAGGCAAAATTACCAACTCTGATTGCATGTGGTGGATAACCCGGACTCGAAGCAGTATAATGAAGTATCTGATTGGGTATTGTTAGTGACATAGTGTTCTTTTTCTATATATATAAAAATTGTGAAGTAAAATTCTACGTAGGTGTTCTACCACAAAATGGATAATTTCTATAACCAGCAACTGAGATACTTCCTGGCATAAAAACTTGACCCATAGTTTTTGTCATACTTATTATCTCTGGTATTCTATACGAACTAGGGGCCTGTGTGGTGTGGCCTAAATGAGAGCAATTGTATGCGTTGAATTCTGAGTAGTGGTCATCTCCCCAAAAATCATAGATATTTGTATCTTGTCTGAGTGAGGGATATCTAAAACCAGTTATGATAGAATTAGATAACCCACTCGGATAAAAATCAATATTCAAGTTTGTTCCTTGAACAAGTGAATTTCTGAAATTTAAAACTCTTCCTTGATCAAAATTTCTAGAGCGTAAATTTCCAAAAATTGTATTATAGTAAATATCTTGATTTTCTGAAGGTATATGACCTACATACTTGAAATTACTATCTTGTAAAGAACTTATATCGTTTTCATTTGTTTGTGAATTTGTGCTACCTATTTGATCATCAGCAAATCCATTGAGTTCATCAAAGGGATCACAAAGGCTTATTTTAGCAACCATGTATTGATCCGAGCTTCCTTGATCGAAGGGATTCCCTAACCATTTGTTACCACCTTCTGGACCTATAAATATTTTAAGACCACCTCTTCGCATTACTGGTTTTGCTACTGAAACATCACCGGTAGTTTGTGAAGGGGTTGCGTTCCAGGAGTGTGATAAACCCATAATACCATAACCTATAAAGAAATTCTGTGACATAGATGTTGGTTCTACCGGAACACATCCTATAAAAAGTATTTCACCAAACCAATTGAAATTATTATCTCCACTCGCTGGTAATGGATCATTCGTATAATCCGTGAAAGAAGCTGTAAAACTTTTGCCAAAATAACTCGAACGAGCTACATCAACACCTCTCAGCCTATATGAACTATTGAATTGTGATGAATTATTTATTCTTACACCACTAACTATGGCATTACTTAGATCAAAATTACGAATACTTGTTCCATAGACTAAGGAATTAGTTCCTGAATTGAAAATATCTTTACCGATAGTAAGTGATCTAGAGCTGAATGAAAGACCACGAGAATATAATTCATCGACTTTTCTAAGTCTAACTGAGTTTGTTGAATCTTGCCTTACTGGTGCCATCCAAAGTATATATTTAGATTTCAATTCACATCAACTTTATTGAAAAAATAGATATGAATAATCTATTTTGGCACAGAATTTGATAGACAAAAAATAAAAAAAAATAAACTATATGGAACAAATGAACTTTAAACCTATTGGAGATAGGGTTCTGGTAGAACCCAGCCAACAAGAAGAAAAAACAGCTGGTGGTCTTTTTATCCCAGACACCGCTAAAGAAAAACCAACAACCGGAACAGTTGTAGCTGTCGGTCCCGGAAAAAAAGATGAACCAATGACATTGGTCGTAGGTGATACGGTGGTATTTAACAAATACTCCGGTACAGAATTCAAGTTTGAGGGTAAAAATTACCTAATTATGAAAGAATCTGACATTTTTGCAACAATCTAAAAAAAAATAAAAAATAACTTATGGGAAAAAGAATTGAATTTAACACACAAGCAAGAGATGGCCTTAAAAGAGGCGTCGAGCAGCTAGCAAATGCTGTAAAGGTAACACTAGGACCAAAAGGTCGAAATGTAGTTATTGAAAAAAAGTTCGGATCACCACATGTAACTAAAGACGGTGTTACCGTAGCAAAAGAAGTACAACTTCAAGATCCAATCGAAAATATGGGCGCGGGTCTTATCCGTGAAGCCGCATCAAAAACTTCAGAACAAGCAGGTGACGGCACAACAACCGCTACGGTTCTAGCACATTCGATGGTAACATCTGGTCTTAAAAACGTAGCAGCCGGCGCAAATCCTATCGATTTAAAACGTGGTATGGACAGAGCAGTTGAAGTAGTAGTTAACACACTTGAATCTATTTCAACACCAGTTGGTGAGGATCCTAACAAAATTCAACAAGTAGCTTCTATTTCAGCTAATAACGACGAAGTTATTGGAAAACTTATTGCTGATGTTATGCAAAAAGTAGGCAAAGAAGGTGTTATCACTGTCGAAGAAGCTAAAGGAACACAAACAGAAGTTAAGGTAGTAGAAGGTATGCAGTTCGATCGTGGATACCTATCTCCCTATTTTGTCACAAACTCTGACAAAATGGTAGCTGAACTTGACAATCCTTTTATTCTTGTCACTGATAGAAAAATCTCGAATATGAAAGATCTAGTGCCAGCACTTGAACTTTCTCTGGGAGCCGGAAAACCACTTCTTATTATCGCTGATGATATCGACGGAGAAGCTCTCGCTGCTCTAGTCGTAAATAAACTACGCGGTTCTCTTAAAGTAGTTGCAGTAAAAGCACCTGGATTTGGAGATCGTCGAAAGCAAATGCTTGAGGATATTGCTATTCTCACCGATGCGCAAGTAATATCTGAAGAACGTGGATTTAAACTTGACTCTATTTCACAATCAGATTTCGGACGTTGTGAGAAAGTATCTGTTGATAAAGATTCTACTACTATTGTAGGTGGTCTTGGTAGTTCAGAAGAAATTCGTGTAAGGGTCAATCAGATCAAAGCGCAGATTTCTGATGCTACTTCTGATTATGATCGTGAAAAACTTCAAGAAAGACTCGCTAAACTAACCGGTGGTGTAGGTGTTATTTACATCGGAGCTGCTACTGAAGTTGAAATGAAAGAGATCAAAGACCGTGTAGATGATGCTCTTCACGCAACAAGAGCTGCTGTCGAAGAGGGTATCGTTCCCGGTGGTGGAGTAGCCTATATCAGGTCTATTGCTTCACTTGATGGTCTTGAACTTGAGAACTCAGATCAAAACACAGGAGTTCAAATCATCAGACGAGCTCTTGAAGAACCACTTCGTCAAATTGTTCTAAATGCGGGAGGTGAACCTTCAGTAGTAATCAATGCTATTCGTTCAGGCACCGGTGACTGGGGATATAACGCTCGAACCGAAGTTTATGAAAATCTCATTAGTGCTGGTGTAATAGATCCAACTAAAGTATCAAGAGTAGCACTTCAAAACGCTTCGTCAGCAGCTTCTATGATCTTAACAACAGAGTGTGCTCTAGTTGATATCAAAGAAGAAAAAGAATCTTCTGGCCCCGGATCTCAAATGCCGATGGATTACTAAGATTTTTTTTCTATTATCAAGAAAACCTCATCTCGAAAGGGATGAGGTTTTTTTCATTTCATGATCCCAAAGATCTTACAAAACGATCGAATCGAGTAATCAAAGACTCTGTGATTATTTCTGGAGATTTGATAATATCATTCAAAAAACGTTTAAGATCATAAGTATCATAAGAGCTTTCATAGGTGTTTTGTATTTGTTTTATTTGTGAACCAGATTTAAATAAAACAAAAACTCTATGACAAGTAAGTTCATTGGAACTCCCGACTAGACCTGATCTTACTATATTTCTAATATCTTCACTATTTTTAGAAACAACTTTAAGTTGCCAATCACATTTTTTTTGTAATAGTTTGACTTGTTCATCATCTTTTCTTTGATTATCTGAAGTTATGTAATAGGTAATTATTTTAATATTTAATTTTGTTGAAAAATCATTTTTAGCCTCTAAAAGATTCACCCAGTGGTTATCGTTTTCGGTTTTATTTTTACTACATTCGATATTTGTGAAATGAAGAATAGTAACTCCAATATTCGAATTAGTAGATACTGATGGTTCACCTAGTTCATTCTCTGATAAATTAATAGTTTTGTAGATCATCTTGGATTGCTCTAATTTGATATATATATTCAAATCAAAAGATACTATTTCTTTCAATGTTTGAAAACACTATAAAATACGAAACCAGTCTAAGTAGAGCACATAATAGTTCATATAGTGATGTTCTTTTTCACTTTACGCGCACAACACCCGCTGCAATTCCTATAAATTTCTCAAATTCTTATTTTTATGATCTTTTAGCAAGTGGATTTGGTACATTTTCTGGTGTGGCCTATAGTTTTTCAAAAAAAATTAGATTTGGTATTACAAACGGACCACATGAGGATCCCGACATTACAAACTTAAGTATCTACGGATTTACATCAATCGACAGTGATTTTAGAAATTTTGAACTTGCTGGTGCTTCTAATAATTTATCACTGAACGTATTTACCACAAAAGTAGGTCTACAAGATTTTTTATGCTTTACTTTTTCACATATTGGAACTGCTTGGTCGGCTTCTGACCAATTCACAATACTATGTAAAGGAACTGTAGTAACTTGTCCGATATTGTGGGATTATCATGCTCATAAATTTTTTGCTGATTCTGGATTTACACAAAGTAGTGTTGGGGATCAAATAAGAACTTCTGTAACAAGATTAGTTTGTGATTTGAAATCTAAGTATTTATGGAACAAACTAGTTTGTTTATATCCATTCGTTGGTGGCACATCAGAATCACATAAATGGAACTTAAAAAATACACAAACATATTCACTAGTTTACTCTTCTGATAGTATTGGAACTGTTTCACATCATTTTGATGGCGCGCAAATAACAACTCCGTCGAATGGTTTTATGAATACTGGATTTCCTCTAAGACCCGAAACAAGAGATTTAGCTATGGGTGTTTATACCAATCAACTAGTTAATTATAATTGGCCTTTTAATCCAACATATTCTGTTGGAAATCTGATGGGTAGTTTTACTACTTCTACTTCTATATCAGGTGGTCAATTACATTATTCTATATCAACGTTCAATATTACAGGTAATATTGGACTTCCTAGAGTGGTCTATATGGATGTAGATCCTGTTTATTTGAGAGGCCGATTCAGCACACAACTAAGCACCAACCTAGGAAATAACACACCAACTGATAGAGGTGGACTCTGGGCTATGGCTAGATTGGGCTCTACTTTTAGCTATACTGGTCTTATGATACCGGGTATTATCCAACTGAACACTCAAAGATGGTATCATCCCTTTGAATCTCAAGTTCTTAATGGTCTTAAAAATACTTTTGGTAGAAAAAGAGTATATTTAGAATCAACACTAGGATTGAATTATTTTACATCTTCTATTTTTATTGGCAACATAAGTGGCACACTTTCTGCGCCATCAAATCAAAAAATAAGAAGTGCTTTTATTGGATTTAGTATGTCGGCCATGGATCTACTCTATATGTCAGAAATACTTACTAAATTCAACCACTCTCTCAATCGTGAATAATATAGAATCGATAGTCTAAAAACAAGATATATAAATTATGCCAAGTAAAAAACAAGACTCTACCAATTCAAAAAGAGAATGGGGTGTAGGTGGGTATGGGTTTGAAAATCCATTTGGTTTGGTTGCTAGTAATGATTCCTTACATATTGGTTTTTCGAATACTTACTCCTATCTTATTCAATCTGGTGAATCTGGTTGGGGCCATCTCGGTGTTGGTATGAACCCATTCATTGATTATGGGCAAAAATGGTATAATACTATAGTCTCTGATGGTGTAATAGAAAAGAGCTCGAAATTCAATTTTTATTCTACACTTGAAGTAAAAAATATTCCCTATCAATGGGGACCACCATGGGGGTTAAGTGTTTCAACTACTTATACAGGTAGATTTCTCAGAACGCAATATTACGAATCTCATTTAATTACAGGAAGCGTTTCTTTTATTAATAGTCAATCTCGTGTTTATTTCACTGAATTTCCACAGAGAGATGGAACGTTTCGTGTTCCTGATTGTGAGGCAAGAGCATATCGATTATTAGCTACCGTTAATGGAATTGAAAGAACATCGATTACACAAAGTAGATCTTTTTCAGCTTACTGGGATATTACTTTCGGTATCAAAAATTTTGAATTTTGCCCAGGTGGATCAAGTATGGATTTTATAGGTGGATCTTATTTGGATCAAGTCTACAAAACAAGTTTCTTAAGCACTGGAACTATTGGATTGACCTCAACGACACCTAATTTACAAGTAGAAACTCTGGGAAGTGGAGAATATACAATCTCTGCTTTTATAAGTGGAACCTATAATGTAATAGGTTCTGCTAAACTCACGACTGTAGATTCTGGTTCCCTAGTAACTACCTATACAGAACCTGTTTAATTATTCTACTTCAAGTAATTCAATTTCAAAATGAAGATTTTTACCTGCAAGTGGATGATTCATATTAAGGATAAATACATCACCTATAATTTGATGAATTATAGCTGCTATTTGTAACCCTTTATCATCTTGACCTTCAACAATTTCACCAACTTGTGGATTAAAGTCGTTTGGAAATTCACTTTTCAAAACTCCTACAAACCCACCGGGCTCAACAAAACCATAGGCTTCAGAAGGACTGAGAACTATTTTTATTTTTTCACCAGTTGACATTTGAGCAACTGCTCTATCGAATCCCTCAATCATTTCTCCATCACCAAGGATGAACTCTAGTGGCTCACCAACTTTGTAGGAATTATCAAATTCTGTTCCATCGTCTAGTTTTCCTATATAATTTACTTTTACTTTTTTTCCGTTCTCAATCATTTTTTGTTAGTTATTTTTGTTTTTATTTTTTCAATTTTTCTCAATCTTGATTTGATATTGTGTAAATCTTCATGACATTTTTGCGGTTGGAAGCATCCTTGACCACCACCCTCAACATATCCTATTCTATAGTCAATATGATGATAGAATGTATAGGGAGATCTCAATCCACATATACCACACACATCGTATATATCTTGTTTTGTTTCCATAGCTAAAATAATTTCAAGAAGAAGTTTTTTCTGAAGTTTCTTTTTGTTCAATCATTTTCGATACTCTGCTTTTACCCTTCTCTCCGATAGGAATAGGGTTTCCCTCTTCGTCAATATGAACAAATTTAATATGAGTTCTCAAGATGTTTATTTGTTTTCCCGTATAAACATTATGAGCTCTAGCCTCTAAATAAAGAGTGATTGAGGTGTTTCCAATACTACTTGGATAACCATAAATTTTTATAAGGTTACCTTCTTTAGCTGGCTTTTCGAAAAAACATTCATCAATAGATACGGTCACCAATCTCGGTGAATCACAAAGCTGCATAGCATAACCAGCTGCCGCCGCGTCGATCCATTTCAAGAGTTGACCTCCAAAAAGATTTCCATGAAAACCAAGGTCTGATTTTTTTACAGGGTATATTGATAAACTTTCCATATGTTTTTTACAAAAATAATACAAAAAGTTCTATATTAAACTTTTGCTCTGAAAAAAATATATTTCTATATGAAGTCTTTACCTATACTTACTTACGAAAAAATACACGAGGATGCTGTTTCTCCTCTTTATAACTACCCATCAGATTCTGGTTTCGATCTACATTCAATAGAAGATATACAAATATTACCACTTGGTAGATACCTAGCGCCTACCGGACTTAAACTAGGCATTCCAAAAGGTTACGAAGTTCAAGTTCGGACTAAAAGTGGATTAGCACTAAAACAAGGTCTTGTTGTTCTTAATAGTCCAGGAACCATCGATCAGGGATATACTGGTGAGATAAAAGTTATACTTTATAACTCAAGTCAAACAATTATAAGGGTAGAAAAAGGTCAAAAAATAGCTCAAGCTTGCCTATGTCCAGTTGTTAGTGGTGGTGGATTGACCTTAGAACAAGTTCAAGAAGTTGAAGATAAGGAACGAGGTGACAATGGTTTCGGATCTACCGGAATCTAAAAAAAATGAATATATGATCAATGTCTTTGGATCAAAAGTAGATGAACAAGAGATTTCAAGTGTTATTCAAGTTATGAAATCTCAATGGATGGGGTATGGAAAAAAAGTAGAAGAATTTGAAGAACTCTTTAAGAAATCCAGAGGTGTAGATAATTTTATTTTAGTAGATAGTGGATCTAACGCCTTGTTTATGGCTCTTCACCTACTAGATCTACCAAAAGGATCTGAAGTAATACTACCCTCTTTCACTTGGGTATCTTGTGCACAAGCAGTTCTTATGGCTGGATGTCGGCCTGTATTTTGCGATGTAGATCTATTTTCTCATAATGTTACAGTAGATACTATTAGTGAAAAAATTACAGAAAATACATCAGCTATCATGGTTGTCCATTACGCAGGAAAACCAGTAGATCTTGAACCGATAAAGACATTAGGTCTTCCTATTATTGAGGATGCTGCTCATGCTGTAGATTCATACTACCGAGGAAAACTTTGTGGATCGCTAGCAGACGTCGGTATATTTAGTTTTGATGCGGTAAAAAACATAACTACTATAGAAGGTGGTGGAATTATCACTAAAAATGTAGAAATGCTCGAAAGAGCTAAAAGATTAAGGTATTGTGGTATCGGAAAATCAGGATTTGAGGCAGCTGCAAGTGGAGCATCTGAAAAAAGTAGATGGTGGGAGTATAACATTTCTGAACCTTTTATTAAAATGCTTCCAACAAATGTCGGAGCCGCTGTAGGTATCGAACAATTGAAAAAAATAGATGAACTTCAATCTTCAAGGAAGTGGATGTGGGATTATTATCAAGAAAATCTTCAAGAGGACTGGATTATAAATCCTGTGGAACCGTTACCTGATGAAAAACATTCCTATTTTACCTATGTAATATCTGTTAGTTGTGATAGAGATGGATTAGCTAAATATCTTCTTGATAATCAAATCTATACTACTTTGAGATACCACCCACTTCATATGAACACTCTTTATCAAAGTGTAGATAAGCTACCGAATACGGAAAAGTTGAATCAACAAGCACTCAGTATTCCAATACATCCGAATTTGACTAGAGAACAAGTTGTATATATTGTTGAAAAAATAAAAGAATATGGAAACAAAGATAAAAACACACGAACATAAAAAATTCATAACAAAAGATTATTCAGGTAATGAGAATGGATTTTTAGTTCCAATTTTGAATATACATGATAATATTTTAGAAGGTGACCAGTTCCCTCAACAAGTTTATCTCTCGACTGTCCTTCCAAAACACATGAAAGGACCACATCTTCATAATATTCGTAGCGGTTATTTTACCTGTATTCGTGGTAATGTTAAAATCGTCTTAAAGGTAGATGGTAAGTATCTTGAATATTTTAGTGGTGAAGACTATAATTATCTTTCTGTTCAAGTTCCAAAAGGTGTCCCTGCGCTTGTTGTGTGTCTAGGTGATATAGAAGCTTATCTGTTGAATATGCCAAGTCCAGCTTGGACACCAGATATGAACGATGAACACACCAGTGATTTTAGTGATTATTTTTCTAAACTATGAGCCCATATTTCTGTATTTTAGTTACTTCGCATGCAAATACTGAAGAAAAAGTTGAACTGTTGAAAAGGTGTCTAGTATCACTTCAGCCTCTCGAAACACCAATCATTCTTTCAAGTCATATACCGGTATCTGAAGAAATACAAGAACTCACATACCTAACGATTAAAGACTCATCTAATTTGATTTTAGATGAAGCTCAGATGATGTCACAACCTGTAACTCTTGAAGAACCACTCTATTATATACACGACAGTTTTGCTAATATTTTGTTTTCTTGTGGAATTTTCAAGAAAACTTATATACCAGGTATGATGAATCATTATATCAATAGCATTCGTATTATTAAAGCTCTTGGTTTTGAGAATATACTTTATTGGGAATATGATTCTATTCTAGGACCAGATTCTTTGGTCAGACTTAAAGAATTTCAATATAGATATATTATGGAAAGGTTAGATTTTTTTGGTTTTGTATCCTATATTCAAGATATCAAATGTCTAAATGCTATACCATCTTTATTCAATGTTGATAAAGTTCTAGAATTCCTACCACAGAAACCAATTGAATCTGCTAAAGAATACAATGAATTAGTCCATAATAAGATAATCGAGCAATGGATGCTTGAAAATCTATCATCTAGATCACAAGGTGAACTGATTGATTTGGGTGAATGGAATCAATATTTTAGTGACACCCAAAGGGGGTTAGTTGGTTCTCAAAACGGTAACTATTTAACTCTCAATTTGAGATCAGGTATATTTTTCAACCATCTCGATAGAAGATCAATCTTTTATGCCTTGAACACTTGGGAAGAACCTCTGACCACACAAATGGTAATAAAAAATCCACAAGATCACTCTGTTGTATATACAAGAACTGTAGAGTTAGAACCAGGTGTGTGGTTTTTTGATTATTTAGGCACTCAAATAGATATTGATTTCACTACATCAACTGGTCTTGATATAGAAGAAACTGTTATCCAACAATCTACCGGTGAAGTAAATAGTTTCAAATATAATATTTCCCAAAAGAATTTAGAGTTTGTTTCAACACTTAAGAAGTGGAAAGAACTTTAACCCTCTTTTATAGTAAAAAATACCTCACCTACGGTTTTTCCTAGATCCGAAAAATCTTGATTATAATCATTTAGATCTATAAATCCATAACCCCTATCGGTATATCTACATATTTTTTTCATACCCGTTGAACGTATAAATCTATCATATTTTATCGAGGAGTGCATCTCTATAGTCTTTGTGACTCCCATAACAGAATGTGCTAGACGAGTTATAAGATTTCCACAAAAATTTTTGAAAGGTGCGAAATCTCTAACTAACTCTTGTTTATCTACTTTTAAATGTTCAATTATTTGCATTTCAGATAAGATTTGAAAAAGATAAGGATTGGATGGTTTAAATACTCTTCTGATCATTATACCTCTTCTAAAATCATCCGGTTTAGAAAATCTATCTGTTTGGATAATTTGAGAAGTTGTTTCGGGAACTTGAGATTTTTCTAAATATTTCTCTATAGAAAGGTGTAGATCTTCCAGCCTACAAGAGAAAACTCTTTCGGTAGTAAGTTTTGTGAATCCATCGAAGTCCATGATTAATTTACCTCCTTTCATATTTAAGGTATATATATTAAAAAAACTTGAAAAGCTTTGAATAGTATAATAATTATGAAAAAAATAAAAACAACACCATTTTCTATAGAAGATAGACCAGATCTAGTTGAACCAAAAGCTTGGGGAAAGGAGATTATCTTTGCGAATAATCCACTTTATTGTGGAAAACTTCTATGCTTTAACGCGGGATCTAAGTTCTCAATGCACTTCCACCTAATAAAAGACGAAACTTGGTGGGTTCAATCCGGAGAGTTTATCTATAGATGGATTGATACAGATACTGCTCAAATTTTAGAACAAAAGTTATTACCAGGTCATATTGTTCGTCAGCATCCAGGTCAGCCACATCAACTTGAAGCTATTACTGAAGGAGTTATATTTGAAGTTTCTACTGAGCATTTCGATTTTGATAGTTATCGGGTATTACCTGGTGATTCTCAAAAGTAGTTATCCTTTGTATCTATGTCTATAGAGTTTGAGTAGATAAAATTTAGCTTTTCTCATGGTATCAAAAGAAGTTAAGTAATGATTTACTGAACTTGAACATACATAGCATCTAAATTCTCTTTCGAGGTAGGTATGTGTTGAACGGCTGGTTATATCATATCGTAGATAAATCCTACCGAAGATACCACTACCAAAATCAATTAACTTTACTAGTCTTTTTGGTTTTTTACGAGACTCTTCCATCATTTATAAAATTTTGTAGAGGATCTTCAATTATTTCAACAATCTTATAAATATCATTGAAATCTTTTATGAGCATGCGAGTGCCTGGATCTCCAGGACTATCTAAATTTTTATACTGTATTGTAAGCCTTGAAATTTCTAAAATTTCTATCTTTTTAAGATCACTTGAGCTCTCCCATGTGTCTTTGAGATTTTTGATTCTAGAAACAATATAAATCTGACCTTCTCTAAAATTATTCATACTTTATCTATTTTTTTAACTCTTTTTTCGTGCCTACCACCTTCAAATTCTTGAGATAAAAACACATCTACTATTTTTTTAGCTTCGAAAGTAGATACAAATCTTGAAGGAATACAAACAATGTTTGCGTTGTTATGTTGGCGAGCTAGTTTTGATAGGTCATCGTTCCAGCAAAGAGCAGCTCTTACACCTGGCCATTTATTGGCGGTCATAGAGACACCGTTACCACTACCACATATTAAAATACCTATGCCCTGTTCAGATACCATACCAGACACAAGATGAGCAAAATCAGGATAATCACAAGATTCACTTGACTCGGGTCCTAGATCGAAAAGTTCATACTCGTCTTTTGAAAGATATTCAACGAGAACTTCTTTCAGATCAAACCCAGCATGATCGCTGGCTATATAAATTTTTTTCATAATTTTTTCAGTTCATTCTTATATATTTAGAAGAATGTTAGGTTTGAAATTATTTTGAAAGAGATTTCAAGTTACCAAGATGAGTTAGAAAGCCTTCTGGTTTCACTAGTGTCATAAAGTGCATTCTTTCAATTGTCCCACTCTTTTTCATATCCTCAAGTTTAGATTCAAGTTCAGTGTCGGTCTGTTCGGTTTTAGTGTATCTTATCATCAGACCATCTTGACCACTCAATGAAATAGACGGTTTAATGATAGTAAGTGTTGTGTCGTTTTCATCAACGTAGACCTCACATGTATCGTATTCTGTAGAGGGGTCTATTTTAGTTCGCCACTCTTGCCAGTTATCTTGAGAAACTTCCATTTTATTGTTTGTTGATACTTGAGTCTCTGGTTTTTGCTCGATCATTTCAGGTGTTTCTACGTCTTCTTTAAGAAACTGATTCCACATTTTAATATTTTTCATGTAATTTTTTTGTTTGTATATATAAAAAATTTAATTTTTTTGTATATTTGTGGTGTATGTACAAAAATATTTTCGGGTATAAAAAAATAAACATTTCAATCATTTCAATCTAAAAAAAATATGACAGAGACCTATTTACTCGTCTTTCTTTCTCAAACACTCTTCAACATTTTCAAGGTTTTAGAGATTAAACTTACCTATGAGAATAAAACCAACGCCCTAATGGTGAACTCTATTTTTATAAACTTAGTAAGTCTTACTTCAACTTATTTTTCTATAGAAAATCTCCTATCGGGTGATTTTGTGGTTATTATTTTCTATGTGTCTGGTTCAGTTTTCGGAAAATGGTTTGCGATGACTCATTTTGAGAACTATCGATCTAAACTTTTCAAGGTGTTATTTCGTAAAGATCAAGTATAAAATCCAATAGAATTAAATAGAATCTCTAACTGTATAAGTCCTCTACACTTGAAATGTCTTCTTTTTGTACCTTTGTCAAAGTTTTGAACTTCAGTTACAAGAAAAACTTCTCTTGAAAATTTACTAATTGTTATCTTGATTGTGTTTGGATGTTTTGGTGGTTCACCTGGTTTTGGTATAATTCTAAGAGATTTTTCAATAGGCTCAATAATATTGAAATAAATACTATCTTGAAGATCTGCAAACGTATAAAAAGGCCCCTCATAACCATAATACGACATTTGTATGTATTCTTCTATATCGGCAAGTTCGTCACCAGACATTACTGTTCTAGTAAGTTTTTGTAAAGATTGATTATATTCATAATCTGATATTAGGTAATCTTTAGAAGGATCTTTGGATAGTTCAACAGCTGCTGGTAATTGAGGCGTAGTCGGTGGTGTCACTCTAGCTGGAAGAAGTCCGTAAAAACTACTCTTTTTCTCTTGCACCGTAAGCTCAACAACATTAGCTCCTCTTTCTTGGTAAACATCTACTTTGGTTGTACAACCGTTGAATGTTCTAAAGTCTAAATCATCTATCGTAGTCCAGAGATTGACGAGATTATCGATCGTTGAGTTTTTTGGTAGGAATAAAAAAAATACAACAGATGTGTCGTCTATTTTTTCGTGATCATAGTCTACTCGTTTTTGTTTGAGTAGATTTTCGGCAAGTATTATTTTAGAGTCTATCATAGGTTAAAAGGGCACCCAATCAAAGTATTCTTTTATGAGTAAATCTATCTCAGCTAAGTTCTCACATTTGAACACTCTGGAAGGTGAATATTTTGGATAAAGTGATATAGTTACAAGATAGAGAGGGCCTCTGAACTTTTCAACTTCTACATCACATTTTATAGCTCCTCTTTCTCTTATTCGCCAGTAATAATAATCCCAGTGTTTGTAGTTTAGAGGGCCTTCTAGATCGTCAGAAAATATTCCTTCGAAAATTTTACTCAGAAGATCAATTTGACCATCTTGAAATTCTTCACGTATAGAATCTAATTCTATTTTATTTTTTTCACCAGTGGTAATCTCAAAACGGTGTTTCGGAGTCAGTGAGTTGGGAAAGCTATATCTCTTATAGGTTTTAGGCTCCTTCGTAGTTGTTGGTGTTATAGGTGCTGCTGGTGGTGTATAGCTTGGATAATTATAAGTAGGTGCGGCATAAGTTTTTTTACCTACTACTGAAAATTCAATAACTTTTTCTGAGTGAAGCGTATAAATATCGACTTGGCAGCTCCAGCCTCTCCATATGTTGAAATCAAGAGTATCGAGAATGCCCCATATCTCAATCAATTTTTCTATCTCAACTTCACCACGAAGATAGATATAAATATAGGTTTTCGAGCTTAATATCTCTGTGTCAAAATCAAGACCCTTTCTATTGAGAAGATCTATTGAATCCTGTAAAAATTTCTCATCCATTTATACTATATATAAAAAATGTCTCATATAATTTCTTCTCTTTGTGTAGGTGAAAAAGACGGCTCTTGTATAGAGGTTTGTCCGGTATATTGTATAGAAGACGGAGGTGATCAAATGTATATCAACCCAGATGTTTGTATTGATTGTGGTCTATGTATAAGAGTTTGTCCAGTTGATGCAATATTTGATTCAGAAGAAGTAGCACTAAAGTTTGGTCAAAGAGAATCTGTAGAAAAAAATTACGAATTTTATGGTAAAAAGTTTGGTTTTTAACGAAAACTTACCTATATTTGCACACTAAAATATTTAATATGAAAACAAGATTTTTGATTGAGTTAGTGAGTAGAATCATACTTTTTGGGCTTGGTGCCACTTTTTTGGGCGCTCTTGCCTACATTTTTTGGCTTACGATCCAATAATTTGGATCCTATCACCTTTTCTATTATATTTGTAGAAAAATAGGTGATTATGAATCTAGAGAAAGTTAATAGAAAGTTTGTAGATCTAATTATTGATTATTGTGTATCCAATTTTGGTTATAGTAAGCATCAGAGTATATTTCCTAGAATAATTCTATATAATAGACCTTGTCTATCAGAGCCACAGAATTGTGGCTATTATGACTGGAATAAAAATGTAATATGTATCTTCAAACCATCACATAAAAATTGTCTTGATGTAGCAAATACGATTGTTCATGAGTATGTACACTATTTACAAAGTGAGAAAAAATATTACAAGCTAGAAAAAAAGCATAAATATAGAGACCATCCATTTGAGATAGAAGCATATGAAATCGCAAATAAACATGGAGTTCTAGCAAAAAGATACGCTAAAAAACTATTGAAAAAATAACCAATAGTTCTCAACTAATCTCTTGATCTATATACAGGACTTGTTCTCGAAGGTGTATATGATGGTGTGTAGGTTCTAGGAGTTGAAGGCGTATAAGTTCTCGGTGTGTAGGTTCTAGGAGTTGAAGGGGTGTAGGTTCTTGGTGTATAAGTTCTCGGTGTCGAGGGTGTATATGATGGCGTATAAGACCTAGGTGTCGATGGAGTATAAGAAGGCGTATATGTTCTTGGTGTTGATGGTGTATAAGACCTGGGTGTCGATGGAGTATATCTTCTTGGTGTAGATGGTGTATAAGAAGGCGTATAAGTTCTTGGAGTTCGTGGTGATGATGTAGTAGGTGCCTCTCTATGTGTTGGTCTAGACGTATATTCTCTTGATATTCTATTAGTAGCCGTATTTCTTGATTCTCTTTCTGTAGATCTAGAATAGCTTAAATTTCTATTAGTGTTTGTAGTAGTGGATGATCCTCTTCCAAAAAAACTTCGACGAGATGAAGACTCTGCTCTCCTTGGTGAGTTACCTTCCAAGGATCTACGGTATTGATACAGATTACGGCTAGATCCGAAAGTTGTTCTAGGACCTTGTCTATAAATAGAATTTTGACGATAGATCGGGTTGTAGGCCCATCTCCAATCTCGATAGTAGGGGCCACAGAAATTTGGATATCCCCACCAGCCACCTGACCAACCCCACCAAGGGTTCGAATAGTAGTTCCAGTGCCAGGGATTAGACCAGCCGAAACTCCACGGATTATTGAAGTTCCAAAAATAATTACCTCTACCGTATCTAAAAAGAAAAGGATCCCAATAGTAACCTAGACCAAAGTTCCAGTTATAGTAAAAGGGAAAATAATTATTTGTATAGATGTTTCTTACTCCTAGACCGACACCATCAGAAATACCATCTCTATAACCAAGAGAGTAGTTATCTGGTGTAGCTATTAAATTATTAGAAACTTGGACACTTTCTCTACTACCATCTTGATAATTACGATAAAGATCATCATGGTAACCATTAGTTCTCGCACTATCATAGTTTTTAAATGTGCAAGATGTAGTAAGAGTAAGAGAAAATAATAATATAAAAGATCCAAAATGTTTCATCTTTTTTTCTTTCTTTTATATATTATTTCTTAAAAGTTCATAAATTTAACTTTATAGTAGTAAAGGGATAGTTTCTAGCTAGATAAAACTTCTGTCGTTCTATAAAGTGACGATAAAGTATGTTATTCATTTTAGTACCATCAAATACATCAACTAGATCGAAAATAGTTGCTACTTTTTTCTGTTGATGTTTTCTAAGCGCACGACCGATAGATTGTATAATGATTTGTTCGGATTTGAATGAATCAGCAAAAACTACATTAAAAATAGCAGTGATAGACACCCCAGTTGAGAGTGTTCCGAAAGAAGCAACTAAAATTTTTACCTTATCATTTGTTATTTCCATTTGTTTTTTGATCTCTTCTCGCCTTTTACCACCAACTTCACCATCGATATAGAAAAATTCTTTATCTGGTAATTCTTTTGATAACTTCTCAAATATTCTTGTTCCATAATCAATATTATGAAAAAGAACGAGTGTATTATCTTGGCATTTATCAACTAGTTTTTTGATAAAGTCTAGACGCTTTTCTGAAGCTTGCATAGTATCTTTTTCTATCTGAAAAGCATCTCGACCAGCTCCTAACTTTTTGATTTCGTGAAGTCGTGTATTCAGTTCTGGATCCTGATGATTTAAGATAACACCTTTGATCTGCATTTGTGTGATAGCTCCTCTCTTTATAAGCTCATCGGCTTCGATTTGAGTAACTCTTGGACCTAAAACAGATTGTATAGTAAGAATCTCTAAACTATCATCCGAGGGAAATGTTCCAGATACACCAAACCTGTTATAGGCGTGACCGAAAGTTTTTTTAAGTATTGAAGTTAGTGTTTGGGCTTTGGTCATGTGAGCTTCATCGACTGCTACGGTATGAAACTGTGTGAAAAAACTTTTGGGCCATTTATCAAGTGATTGATAAGTTCCGATGTAGATATTTGGTTGATCAACACCTTGCCATCTTCTAGGCCTATCGGACATGATCTCTTCCATTTTAATTTTAGCCGGAGAATAATCAGGTTCAAGTTCCTTGATAGGATCAATATTCCCACTACGAAAATCACAACGAGTTTCCCAGTTAGTTAGGTAGTTAAAACCATAGTTATACTCCATAATATTTTCATAAAACTGAGTTACCAGAGTTATCGTTGGAACAATAATCAGAAACTTTGCATCAGGGTTTATATTTTTCAAGATATAGAAAATAATAATCGAAAGCACGAGAGATTTACCGCCAGAGGTAGCTATCTCAGCCATACAATACCTGTTCTTTAAGACTTTGAAAGCTGTTGCTACTTGATAATCGTAAGGTTGAAAATCGATCCATTGCTCATCTTTTGTTTTGGTCTGGTGATTTTTGAAGAACTCTTTACAGAAGTTTTCTACACTCTCTAGAGTAACATCACGATTAAGTGGAAAATCTTCTTTATTCTCGATACCAAAACCAGTTCCGACCTCTTTTAGAGCTTTGAGGCATTCTTTCCAAAGACCTAGATTAACTTTCCCATTATCGAAGTAGGATTGGTCTCCTCTCCAGATCCCCATTTTATAGGCAGGCATATACTGGTAACCTTTAACTTTTCTTGTTAGCCAAAGATTTAACTGGTGATACTCTGTTCTAGTAGAATCAGAAACTATCAATTTTTCTGAAGCCTTGTCGTAACGAAATTTCAATCCGTGAGATAATTTTAAGTTATATATGAAAAAAGTGATAAAGTGTTGCCTGAAAAAAACTTTGGATGAAAAAGGAATATATTATATATAAAAATAAAAAAAATAAACAACCTATGAGTATTTTAAATTACTTTAAGAAAATGTTGGGTTTTCAAACTCAAGAAACTTCGCAAGAACTACCCACAGTAGAGACAGCTGTTGTAGCAGAAACTACAATAAATGTTCTTCCTTATAAAGAAGAGAGAATTTACGAGATTAGTCCAGAACCTCTCAAAATGGAGGCAGAGCCAGCGGTTGTCAATCCACAGATTACCGATGCTGTAACTCAACAAGAGGCACCAAAAAAGAAAAAAGTAAAAAAGTCAAAACCTGTAACTGAAGAGAAAGTATCAGAAGCTAAACCAAAAGCAACTGTTGGTGAGATTAAGTCTGGGGCTAAAAAGACCGGTAAGAAATAAATCTGTTGTTATATTTTGAACTAACTCAAAAAATAACTTAATGTTTTGAAATACGATTATATTGAGATAGGTATCTCGAATACGGAAAATCTTTGCCAAAAATATCCAGATGGAATAGGAATAACCATAGAGCCACTGAAATTTTATTTTGATAGAATGAACTACACAACGACCTAAGATTGTTGTGTTTTGGGCTTATCAAAGATCTTCTTTTTAGAGGTTTTTTATATCTTTTTCTATATTTTTCTGGTATTATTTGAGATTCACATACATGATCTGAACTTTTTATATTATTTAGATACTATTTTAGAAATTTATTATAGAAGCTAAAGACTTCTGTTGTTTCTATGACCAGACATATAAATTTTCAACTCACTTGAACTAAAATATAAAAAAAAAATATAATACTAATAATTTATGAATATAAATAAAAAGTACCTCATAACAGGATCTGATGGATTAGTGGGTTCTGCTTTGAAAAGATTATTAGGACAAGGACATATTTTTCACGAAAAAAAAGAAATAGATCTATTGAATAGAGAAGAAACAAAAGAATATTTTCGATATCACTGCGAGAATAATGGAGTAAATGCTGTTATACACTGCGCCGCAAAAGTTGGAGGTGTTCAAGCCAACATGAACAACAACAAAGATTTTTTTTTACAAAATTTTATTATAAACAACAATGTGGTAGAATCTCTCATAGAAAATGAAGTTCCTTTTTTTGTAAATCTTCTTTCGACTTGTATTTTTCCAGATAAAAATATTCTTTATCCATTAACATCGGACCAAATCAATATGGGTGATCCTCATCCTTCTAACCACGGATATGCATTCGCAAAGAGACTTTCTGGTGATTTAACCAAAATGATAAGAAAAATTTATGGACACAACTGGATCTCAGTGGTTCCAACGAATGTTTATGGTGAATTCGACAATTTCAACTTAGAGAACGGTCACTTGGTACCCGCTATAATCCATAGGTCTTTTTTATCCAAAACAAGTTCACAACCTATGATTTTGTGGGGGGATGGTAGCCCTCTCAGACAACTCATTTATTCGGAAGATTTAGCTAGATTGATAATCTGGGCTCTTGAAAATTGGAATGTAGACAAACCTTTTATGGCTGTAAACCCAAAAGAACATAGTGTTTTAGAAATAGCAACAATTATTTGCGAAAAAATGGAAATATTATCTAAAGATCTCATTCTAGACCCAAATAAACCAACAGGACAATTTAAGAAAACAGCATCCACCGATGCACCCACAGATTTCAAATTCACAGATTTGCACTTAGGGATAGAAAAAACTATAACTTGGTTTAAAAAAAATTATCCCAACATTAGATCATGAAAAAAATTACCTTAATTAAAGATACAATAGATGAGCATGATATCGGAAATTTAATAAACTGGTTACAAAAAAATCCTAGATTGACCAAAGGTGATTATACTATTCAATTCGAACAAGAATGGTCAAAATGGTTAGGTGTAAAATTTTCAGTTTTCGTCAATTCAGGGTCATCAGCAAATTTAGCATCAATATATTCACTTTATTTATCTGGTAAATTAAAAAACAAAAAAGTGGTAATTCCTGCTGTGTCGTGGGCTACTACAGTTTCACCAATAATTCAACTAGGCCTGGATCCAATAATGTGTGATTGTGATAGAGAAAATTTGGGTTTGGATATAAATTCACTACAAAAAATAATAGAATTTGAAGATCCTGGTGCTATAATACTAGTTCATGTTCTTGGAGTACCCAATAAAATGGATGAAATAATAGATATATGTAAAAAAAATAATATTTTATTGGTAGAAGATACCTGCGAATCTATTGGTTCAATGTATAGAGGCAAAAAATTAGGAAATTTCGGGGATATTTCAACTTTTTCATTTTATTTTGGTCACCATATGTCAACAATAGAAGGTGGTATGATATCTACCGATAATGAGGAATTATACCATATTTTATTATCTATAAGATCGCATGGATGGGATAGAGATTTACCAAAATCAAAACAAAAAGATCTCAGAAAAAAATATTCTATTGATGATTTTAGTGCACTTTATACCTTTTATTACCCTGGTTTTAATATAAGATCTACGGATCTACAAGCTTTTATAGGCCTGGAACAACTAAAAAAAATCAACGATATAATAGATAAAAGAAATAAAAATTATGAATTTTATCACAGTCAAATAAAAAATAATTTTTGGAAAATTGAACCGCCGAATGATTCTTTTATAAGCAACTTTGCCTATCCAATAATTTCACCAAGCAGATCTAATTTAATAAAAGAGTTAGAAAAAAACAATATTGAATGTAGACCACTCATTTGTGGTTCTATGTCAAAACAACCATTCTGGTATGAAAGATATGGTCAAGGTTCTTTCCCAAATAGTAATCTTGTGCATGAATTAGGAATTTACGTGCCAAACAACCATCAACTAGAAAGTGAGGAAATAAAATTAATAGTAGAAGTAATTAATAAATCTATATGAAAAAAGTATTAATAACTGGAATAAACGGCCAAGATGGATCTTATCTGGCGGAGTTTTTATTAGAAAAAAATTATAAGGTCTTTGGAACTTTAAAACGTAATTCGGTATCAGAAAACCAAACATACAGAATAGAAAAAATACACGATAGTGTTAATCTCGATTATGCCGATATGACCGATCTATCCTCGTTGATAAGTGTTATAAAAAAAGTAAAACCAGACGAAATATATAATCTTGCGGCTCAGTCACATGTTCGTATATCATTCGACCAGCCAATTTATACAGCTAACGTAACGGCCATAGGTACTCTGAATTTGTTAGAAGCAGTGAAAATTATAGATACAAACATCAAAGTTTATCAAGCCTCTTCTTCTGAAATGTTTGGAAATAATATTGATCCTGATGGTTTTCAAAGAGAAACAACACCTATGAGTCCGGTCTCACCCTATGGATGTTCCAAAGTTTTTAGCTACAATATATGTAGAAATTATAGATATTCCTATGGTTTATTTGTATCTAATGGTATATTATTTAATCACGAATCACCCAGAAGAGGAACAAATTTCGTGACTAACAAGGTATGTAAAGAAGCAGTAAGAATTAGTCTTGGATTATCTGAAAGACTAAAACTAGGTAATCTCGAGGCCACAAGAGATTGGGGACACGCAAAAGATTATGTTAAGGCTATGTGGCTTATTTTACAATTGAAAAAGCCAGATGATTTTGTGTGCTCAACAGGTTTATCACATTCAGTTAGAGATTTGTGTGAATATGTTTTTTCTAAATTGAAATTAGATTACAAAAACCACGTAGAAATTGATCAAAAATTCTTGAGGCCAGAAGAACTGAACCATCTGAAAGGCGATAGTAGTAAACTCATTTCAGCTACCGGTTGGAAACCCGAATATAATTTTGAGAGTATGTTGGATGAAATGATTGAATATTGGTTAGGTTTTTACAATAAACAAACAGATAAGAATATAGAATAATTTAAGTTCTTTAAATAGATATTAAAAATAAATTATCAAAATGTCATACATAACAAAAACAAATTTAACTCTGAATGCTTTTTTCGGTTCGCAGATTACACAGTTTGCTGGTCTATATGCTGTTTCTAGACATTTAGGAATAGAAATAAAAATTTTTCGAGAATATATAAATACCATCTGGGACAATAAATGTTATCCTATTCAACTATTTAATGCCTTTGAATTAGATCATTATCTATGTTCAACCGAAGATGTCCAACCAATAGATAAAACTTATAATTTACAGAATACAATAAAAGATGATGATGTATTTAAATTGGATTCGAATTTTAATTGGGATATCCAGGGTTATTTTCATACATATCATTATTGGCATGAATATAGGAATGATTTAATCAAAATATTGAATTTCAAAAAAGAAATTACAGAATTAGCAAAAAAAAAAATATCGAACTCATCAAAGGTAGTGATCAAATACCAATAATATCACTACACGTTCGTAGAGGTGATTACCTACAACTTTCATCTTTGAATTTATCACTCAACTATTTCAAAAAATCCATATCTATTTTTTCAACTTTGTTTGAAAAATTTAAAATTGTTGTTTTTTCAGATGATATATCCTGGTGTAAGGATAATATCATTAGTGAACATATATACTTTTCAGAAAATAATTCAAATCATGTAGATATGTGTATGATGACTATGTGCGATCATAATATTATAGCAAATAGCAGTTTTAGTTTTTGGGGCGCGTATTTGAATCAACATCAAAATAAGATTGTAATTTGTCCTAAAATGTATATTGGTCTAAGTGACCAAATTCATCAATTTATTAATTATAACTGGTATCTGAAAGAATGGATTTCTTTAGATATAATCTGAAAAGTAGTAGAATTATTCTATTTTTTCATAGAATGGTATACATTTTTTATACCTTGTTCTGTACCAACATATTCTAAAAGCATTTGAGGAACGCCACAATACTTTTCTGCTACTCCATGTTGTTCAATTCTAATATTAACTTTGTGACTATCTAATTCATTAATTATATTTGCAATGTCTAATAAACTATACGATTTTTGATATGAACAATCTATTTCTTTTGGTGGATTTTCATTTTGAATATAATAATCAACCAATGAAACTAAATCTTTCATATAAAAGAAATCCATAAATTTATCTTGGTGTATAATTATTTGCTCTTTATTTATGTATCGTTTTATATTTCCTTTAATAAATCGTGTATCTAACTCATTTTCATCAAACACAGCAAATATCCTAATATTGTAAAAATTTTCTTGCTCCAATATAGATTTAGCTATTACTCTTTTACTCAACCCATATGGAGATTCTGGTTGAGTTATTTCTGCACCCGAACCAAAGTGGATTAATTTTCCAAATCTATCCCTACAATTGAGCAGGTTATAATACATTTGAAGGTTATTATCCATATCATTGGTAATATCCTCTTTAAGTCTACTACCACCGCTTACAGCACAATGAATTACTACATCAAAATATTTGTGTTTTAGATATGAATCCAATACTTTAAAATGATTTAAATCAAAGTTATTTCTGGTTAGTGTGGTTATTTCATATGAATTTTTCAATGAATTATATAAACTTTTAGCTATATAACCATTACCACCTGTTATTAATACTTGTCGCTTATTTTCTATTGGCATATATTAGATTATATATGTAATAAACTCTTTTATTTTTTTGTTTATTTTTTTCTAAATACAGCTAAATAATTTACTAATTGTTTGTCTAAAACCATTTCTACAAGTTCAAAACTATCTTGAAGTTCTTGGTTTTGTTTATCATGTAAAAAATGAGATTTAATTACTCCAGTATGTTCAGCCATTAAAAGATCTTCTGTAAGTAATGAATTGTCATATTTAAATTTACCTCGTGTATATCTTGGATTTTGTAAGTCTTCCATAAAATAATATCCACCTGATTTAATAATATCTTTGGCTTGCCATAAACTTACAATCATATGATTAGGCCAATGACTACCATCTTCTACAAAGAAATCAAAATCATTAGGGCATTCTTGTTTAATTTCATTCCAATCACAAAAATTTCCTTGATCAGCATATATAAAATTAACTCCCCATTCATTAATCATATTGATTTCTTCTATTTTATCTGTCAAATATGAGCCCCAAAAATTATCAACACAATATAAATCAATATCTTTAAAATAAGAAAGCCACATTTTAGGAGAGGCATAAGGAAATCTTTTATCGCAAATCCCTATTTCAAATAATTTAATAGAGGTTTGTCTGTATGGAGCCATATATTTTTCATAAGTTTCTGTGTAACCCCAACATATGTGTTCCGGCCAGTCTTTTCCCCATGAAAGAGTAGCCTTATCAGCTGTACCTTTATCTGTTTCTAGATTATTAGCTATCTCTGTTAGAGTTTTACTTTTATCAAAAAAAGTATTGTTTTTTGTTTTTTTAAAAAATTGCATATTATTATTGGTTTATCGGTTTAAAATTTAGTGTGGAGTATAAGCTTTTTATAATATAATTGTTACCTCTTGTGATTAATATTTTCATAAAATAGTGTGATTAAACTTATTTGAAATTAAAAGAAATTCCAATAATATAGAATCTTCTATAGGTATACCATTAATCTTTCTATGTTCATATGACATTTTTTCTTTATCACCTGCTATCATAACATCATTTGTTCCCACTTTTGGTAAATTCCTAATTTGAGTAGCCATATCTGAAAGATAACCTTTAAACCAATCAACAGATACAAACTTAGAGATATCTAACGCCATAAAAAAGTGGCTTATATTTCTATCATATGTTATGGATAAGTCATAAAGGGGTGCAATCTGCTTACTCATTGGGCCCGTGGTCAGTCCTGAACATAATATTTCAATAAACATTCCTAGTCCAAATCCTTTATAGCCGCCAACACTATTGAGTGATACGGCTTGATGAGGATCTATAGTTGGTTGTCCATTATTATCATAGGCCCATTCTAATTTTAGGGGCTTATTTTGTCTTTTATAATTTTTAACTTTATTCCAAGGTATTGTAGAAGTTGCCATATCTAAACAATAAGGATTTTCATCTCTCATTGGGGCTGAAAAAGCTATTGGATTAGTTCCAAAAAAAGTTTCTTTGCTACCATAAGCATTGACCAATGCTTCAGTATTAGTTAATGCCAACCCAATCATTTCATATCTTGCAGCAATATCAGTAAAGTACCAAGCTGCACCGAAATGTGTTGAGTTCTTTACACTAACAACCCCAATTCCAGTATGTTGTGCTAATTGAATTGCTTCTAACATAGCTTTTTTTCCAGCAAAATGTCCAAATGTATTTTTAGCATCTAGTATAGATACAGAAGGACTTTTTTGCTTTATTTCAATGTTAGAATTCTTGTTGAGCCTATTAAGATTTAATTCCTTATAATAGTGTGGAAATAAGTGAATACCATGAGAGTCAACACCTTTTAAAGAGGTTTCAATTAGCGATTCAGTTACTGTATTAGCAACTTCAGCCTCAACACCAGTTGATAACATACACTCATACATTACTGCTCTGAATTTGTTAGAATCAATTAAAACCATTCTCAATAAAGTTTAAAGTATCATTCCAATTATTAAATCTATAACCATTATCATCTATGTATAAAAAGGCCCTAGGTTTCTCTGATGTTATTTCTGAGATGTAATCTAATATATTGTGCTTCTCTAACCACTCAGATACAAGTTGAGTGCCAGTCTTACCATTTACTAGTGGTCGGTTTGGTTTTGCCTTGGCGGTAAATATGATTATGTTGTATTGTGTAGCTAGTTTTTTAATAGCATCTAGTGATCCAGGTAAAGGTTCACCATAACAGGTGCCATCGTGAAAACCCTTGTCGAAGTTGTGAATGACCCCATCAAAGTCAATCGCAATGTTATTGACATCATTTTCAAATCCAGGTGGGAATTTATCTATCATACTTTTGTATTGTCATTATAATAGTATTGTCAGTCACACCATCTAGTTGACTTGATACTTGTTTAATAATATTTGCGAAACCTACATCACCAGGAATAGTGACTAGGTGAGCTCTGTTGTTGATGTTTCGAACTAAACCACCTCTAAGAAATATGAGTAGATCTGTGTCTTTTTTTTTGTTTATAACATCTATGTCATTTATGTTTTCTACTGTAAGAGTGTTCCCACCAAAATCGTAGATGTATGATTGGTTAAGTTCCGGTTCTTTGATCCAAAGGCAATCAGACTCTTTCGGATACTCAAAGCTATTATTCTCATATGGTTTAGACTCTCTTCCATATTTATCAAACAATCGAACCAGGTCATGTTTATCTTTTGGAGTCTCAATCTCAAGTAATAATACCTGGTCGGATAATGCTTTAGTTTGATGAAACAATCCTCTACGGATCATAACCTTATCTAAACCTTGTAGTATTCTCTTATCACTTAAAAAAGATATCTCTGCAATTCCGTCTAAAAGAACTAATCCTGTGGTTTTAGTTGGGTGGCAATGCATTGAGGTACTTTGATCTTTCTTAATATTAAGAAACCACAAACCTACTTCCTCATTCTCATAAGCAAGATACTCATACCCCCATGGTTTTTTTACAATGTTTTTATTATGACTCATGACTTAACTTATTATAGGTTTCTATTAACTCTTTCATCCAATGGCCAACCCATTTATAGTGTGGACTACTTATAATATTATTATCAACTACTGCGGGTGCATCAACAAATATAGCTCCGGCATTCCAAATATCTTGTTCCATGCTATAATAAGCAGACACTTTTCTTCCTTGTAAGATTTTTGCTGTGATAAGCATTTGCGCACCAGAACAGATGCTTCCAATAATCTTGCCTAGTTTATTCCATTTAATAATAAACTTAACTGCTGTAACTTCTAAACGAAGCTTTTCTAATGATATTACACCACCTGGGATGATAAGAATATCATATTCGTTTAGGAATTTTTCAAACTTGTCTAGATCTTGTAGATCCTTAAGCAAAAAATGACTTGGAATTGATCCTCCTAATATTCCTTTTACCTTATTGATAGTATTTGATATAACATCTACTTGAAATCCTTCTTCGAGTAGACGATAGTATGGATAAATGGCTTCGTAGTCTTTATAACCTTCATAGGTCATTATTAATGCTTTATTTTGTTTCATGTTGCTTTTATATTTTTATTATTTGTATATTGGTATGATCATTTCCTTCTCATATATTTCTTTTGGCAAAAACGGAAACATATTTTCAAGAGGCTGGGATATTAGTTTTCCATCATCTGTTTGTAGTGTAGCAGAAGTTGGGTAAATTTCTTCATTAGGGGGGCATATTATTTCGCATAAATAATATCCTTTATAATTGATAATTGTTTCTAGTTTTGCTTTTAGTTCATTTATATCGTTAATTCGAGTAAATGGAAATCCGTATGCATAAGCAATTTTTTCAGCATCAGGGAAGGATATTCCTGAAGATGGGCTTTCTCCAGATAGTCTTTGATTAAAGAATTTAATTTGAGTATTTCTAATAGATAGATAACCCCCATTATTTAATATAAACAATTTTATAGGTAACTTATTTTCAACAATAGTTTGTAATTCTTGGATATTAAATTGAAAGGAACCCTCCCCTGTAACACCAATAATAGTTGAGTTTGGATTAGCAAAGCATGCTCCTATGGCAGCTGGCAATGCAAACCCCATTTCTCCTTGAGCTGAGGGGATTATAAGTTTATTATTAATTAAAGATTGAGCTAATACATAGTAAGATGAACCAGCATCTGTTATCACAATTGAATCTTTAGATATTTCAGATAACTCTTTAGAAAAGGAATACATATTTAATTGGTTGATATCATCTCTATCAAAAACAGGCCACATATTTTTCCAATTAATACATTTACTTATCCACTCTTGATTATTATTTATATAATTCGAAGAGTCAGTTGCAAAAAAATTTGTCAAATCATCTTCAATTATTTGTTCAATTTTTACAGTTTCTTTAAGATGTTCATTTTTATCAATATCAACAACTACAATTTTAGCTTTTCGACCGAATAAATGATATTGATAACCAGTTGCTGGTATGCTCAATGATGTTCCCAATCCTATAATAAGATCTGAGTTGGCTACAGCAAAATTTCCTGCTCTAGTACCTTTTAAACCTATTCTGCCAACATATAGCGGGTGGTTTTCAGGGAGAAGATTAGTTCCTAGAAAAGTTACAGCTACTGGTATTTGGTGCTTCTCAACAAATTTTTTAAATGCTTGTTTGGTATTTGATAAGTTTATACCATTACCTGCTATAATAATAGGGCGTTTTGAATCATTTAAGTATCTCATAAGTACAGATACAGATTTATTATCTATTATTATATCATCAGGAGTATAATGATGTAGATTATTTTCATCAATTAAAGTAGATTGTATATCTAGGGGGATATCAATCCAAACAGGGCCTGGTCTGTTTGAAGTACATAAATGATATGCCTTTTCTAGCTCGTATGCTATATCCTCAGCACTTTCAATCATAACGGCATATTTGGTAATAGATTCAACAATTTTAATTATATTTGCTTCTTGAACTCCTAATTTTCTTAAGGAAACTTTTTTTAAAAAAGTTGTATCTTTTTTATTAACTTGCCCAGATATAAACATAACTTTATGACTATCTTGCCAAGCATCTAAAAGTCCGGTTATTGTATTTGTGCTTCCACACCCTGTTGTTGGGATTACTACAGAAACATCATTAGTAACTTTAGTATAACCAACTGCTGCCATAGCACATGCTTGTTCATGATGGCAGAATACAGGTTTAATATTACTTTGGGCAATAGCATCATTCAAAAACATAGCCCCACCTCCTGTTACTTCAAATACATGTTTAATATTTTTTTGTTCTAAAAATGATGCTACATAATCGGCCACTCTTACCATATAAACTTATTTTTATAATAATCGACAATCTGTGGAAGTTCATTATCAAATTCTTTTTTTGGTTTCCATCCTAACTTTTGTAATTTAGAATCATCTAAAGCGTATCTAACATCTTGTCCTTGTCTTATATAAGAAAAATCAATATAATTATCCAACTCTTCTAAATTTTTATTGTCTAATATACAAATTTTTTTCACAGTTTCCAAATTATTTTGCTCAAATCCGCCACAAATATTATAAATTTCGTTTTTAACTCCTGCGTTTACAATTGTGATTATCGCATCAGCAGTATCTTGTGCGTGCAACCAATTTCGTATTGGTGTCCCACCATTATGTAGTGGAACTTTTCTACCTAACTTTAGATATTTGCAAGTTTTTGGTATTAACTTTTCAACATACTGGCCAATACCGTAATTATTTGTAGGCCTTACTATGATATATGGTAATCCATATGTTCTTCCCCACGCCATAATTAACATATCAGCGGCTGCCTTTGTAGCCGAGTATGGGTTTGATGGTTTTAATAAATCTGTTTCAATATGCTCACCCTTTTCAATATCACCATAAACTTCATCGGTACTAAAATGTAATAATGTTGGTTTACTTATATTTTCTCCTCTATGATTTTTAATTAGTTCTAACAAATTATGAACTCCATTTATATTGGAGTGAATAAAATCATCACTGTTTGCTACTGAATTACCGACATGAGTTTCTGCCGCGGTATTTATTAAATAATCACAATCGTATAAAAATTTCAAATCATTTATGTCACATTGAACAAATGAAAAATTTGGATATTTTTTAAATTGTGTTAATAAATCTCTATTTGCTGCATAAGTTATTTTATCCACACCTTTAACATACCAACCCAAATCTAAACAAGTTTTAGTTACATATGAACCTATGAAACCTAGACAACCCGTCACGTATACGATCCTCATATTTATTCTATTCACGAAAATTATATAAGTTTTACATTTTGTATCGTATATTTTCAGTAATCATGATAATGGATGTGTTTATCTATTTGTTCAAATTTTATTTGAGGATTCAACATCAAAGAATATCCGGAAACATTACTAGATGTGACAATTATCTCTTCACATCTAGATAGTGAAATAGCCTCTATCATAATTTCTTCTGCTAGTCCGTCGATATTTTCTAAATGTTTGTAGTGTATCGGATTTTCATCATCACTTCTATAAATATTTTCATTTAACATTATTAGATCTCCATATTTTGATACAAATTCTTTTACTACTTTATTCTCATCGGTAATAAGTAAAATATTTTTATAATTATTTTCTTGAAGTTTATTATCAATTACTTTATAATAAAAATCGTTATCTAAAAATTCTCCGTGTAGATGATGATCTGTTCTTCTTACATGAACTCCTAGTGAATTTTCTCTAGATATACATAACTCACTACATTTTTTACATACAGCATTGTCAAAATGACCATATTTTATTAATATTTTATTTAGTGTCTTGCATAATTCAATATTATGAATAAACTCATAGATATTCCCTACTTTCATAGTATCTATATTAATAATATCTTCTGGATTGTGGTTGTCTATGGGTTTTTGGTTGAAAAAAAATTTGTCGAAAAGATTTTTATTATCAGTTTGGTATAATATATTATTCCATTTTATGTAAAAATCAACTATTGAGTTATCTTCCAACCATTTAAGACAACCAACAATTATATTGAAACTGGAAAAATCCACATTCTCTATTTTGTTCAAAAAAATATTTCATTTAAAGTAAGAATTTTTGGAAATTATTAGTAATTATGTCGACTCTGTCTAGATTGGTGATGCCTGTAAAATGTGCTAAAAAAGAATTTTCGTTCCATGGAAAAGTAATCGACGGACGACCCTGCCAAATTCCAGTTTCACTAACATAATTAGGAACAGAATTCAAATATTTGTGTTCTAAAATTTTGAAGTATTTAGTAAACTCGGGTAGGGAAAACATGTCATTCAATACTCCCTGTTCTTGCACATCACTATTCAATTGGTTTTGTGAAATATCTAGAAAGCTTTTTCTAAGAAATTCATTATCTTCGCTAGATTTCAATATAAAATTTCCAGAGCTGAAACATATATGATTATGCCCTGGTCCAGTGAACCAATCATAAGAGAAGAAAAAATTTTCTTCACCTTTTACAAAATCATTTATATTATAACTGTCATTAGTAATTATGGAATCACCATCTATCCACATAACATAATCATAATGACTGAGTAGTTCCATTGCGTGGAGGAATCTTGAAAATCCAATATGTCTATCGTCCATACCATACTGAGAGTAAACTTTGAATGAATTAATCAATAAGAAGTCATAATTCCATTTTTTTGCGTAATTCAATTTAGAAGGAATCGTTAGATTGAAAACATCTTTCATTTTTTCATCAGCGCCCGTAAAGACCAATACTTTTTTCATTTTTTGTTTTTATTATTTTTTTTTATTTGATTAAATGCCTCAAATACTTATCAAAATATATATCATTATTCCAATACCAAGACAATGCAGTATTGAAGTTATTTTCAATATACTCTTGTTTAGATCTGTAAAGATTATAGTCTAGACCTTTAATTATATCCAATAATTCTTCCAGAGTTTCAAAAATAATTATTCCACGAATATCGAAAAATTCTTCTATATTTGGACAACCTTTGTATATGGGTATAGTTCCTGTGAGAAAACAATCTAAAATTTTTTCTGTAAATAAGTTTTTGTGTGAACCGTTTTCTATAGCAATTGAAAATGAGTAATCCTTCAATCCATCTAATTTAGCTCTAACTTCATTGTATCCAACACCGAATAAATCAACTTTCATATGGTTATCGGATAAAAAATTTACACAATTTACCCTAAATCTATGAAAATCAGTGTTTGATTTATTACTAGTAATAAAAGATACTAATTTGTTTTTAGAATATAGTGAATAAAGATTTTCATCAGCTAGATTTGGCCACCCATCTACATAATGAACACAGTGATTATAATACCAATGAATAGGCCACTCTGTTTTATGTACATTTTTGTTTAGAACTACTTCACCCCCTAAGTTCCTAAATTTTGCGTTTGGTAACTGGAGAAGACTTTCGTCATATGTCAATATCAAATCAAACTTTTTATAATTTTTCTTCACTAAATTATAAACTTCAAGTTGGTCAAATAGGTATGGTGGTTCGTGTATATCTGCAACTATTTTCCCTCTTTTGATGATTATTTCTCCATTGAGATATTTGAGTATGTTAGAATCTTCTAATACAGTTAGATCAAACTCACCATCAGAGAGATTATATACATAAGAAAATTTTTTTGGAATACTATTAGCTTCTCTAAAAGTAAAGCTGTTAACTTGGGGAACTTTTTCCCCGGAAAAATCTTCTTTGTAGTGTTTTTTATTTCTGATCTCTAGTTCGTATACCATATTATCAGAAGTTTCTCTTTCTAGTGTTCTCTCATTTACATTTGGTAGTCGATTTAGCACATATGTGGGAAAATTAACAACACCTATCTTTTCTTTTTTACACATTTCTAAAAGTGGATAAACAATTGCTAAATCAATAGCGTGTGTGAACCATTTTCCGTTTTTTTTAGAAATCAGATCTACTAGGTTTAATTTCTTTATTAGAAATCCTCTTGACGTAAATAGATGACTGGCTCGCCAAACATCTCTTCTATACAATTTATATTCGTGAACAAAATCTGGATAGCATGTATTTTGAGGATGTCCCTCCTTCAGATCGTATGATTCATCCTGTATATAATATTTACCATATGTTAACCAATAATCATTAAGATTGTAAAAATTATTTAAGTTTTCTAATACTTTTTCATCATAAAGCCAATCATCTCCACATACAGCCATATAGATATCATTATCATCTAAATATTCAAAAAAACTTAAAATTCCATAAGGATATGTATTTTCTGTTTTTTTTATAATCGTGAACTTAGGATTGTTACCCACTAAATTTTTTACTATTTCATAAGTATTATCCGTAGATGCATCATCTAAATAATAAACATGGTAGTTCTGATAGGTCTGTGAAATTAAACTAGACAAATTATATTCAACCCAATCTTGATTGTTATAGGATGGCACAAGTATTTTAAAAAAGTTCATTTCCTGTAAAATTTCTACTTAACAAAAAATTCTTTTATCTTATCACAAACATAATCTACATCTTCGGTTGTCATACCGTGATGTGCTCCCAATAAAAATCCATTTTTCATAATAGTATCTGAATTTTGGAATGGTTGTAAATATTCTCTATAGACTGGATGGCGGGTTACATTCCCCGCAAAGGTTACTCTTGTTTGAATATTATTATCTTCTAAAAAGTGAAGCAACTCATATCTCTTTTCAGTTTGTAGCGGGATTGCTAACCAATTTGGTTTAATACTATCATCCGGTAGCAATATTTCCTCTACATCTTTCAGATTTTCCAAATATCTTTCAATATTATCTCTTCTGATTTTTTCAAACTCACTAAACCTATCTAATTGAACAAGTCCAAATGCAGCATTCATTTCTGATGATTTCATATTATAACCTAATACACCGTATAAAAATTTATAATCGTATGGTATTCCATCAACATTATGATTGAATCTATCTGACATCTCTTCTGAGTTATCACCAATCCTGCCCCAATCTCTAAATTGTAAGCAAGTATTACGATGTTTTTCTTCATTAAACATCACCATACCACCTGATCCTCCGGCAGTAATAACGTGTGACGCATAAAAGCTTGTAGTAGCAATATCCGTTTCTGGTGTGTGGGTAACTGTATCTGCTGAATCTTCAATTAAGATAATATCCTCTCTACCCATAGCAATTAAACCTTCTTTGATTTTTTTCCAATCAGGCTTATTACCAATTAAATTAGGTAACATCAGAACTTTAACATCATCGGTTATTACACCTAACACCTCATCTACATTTACTACATAAGTATTCAAATCAACATCTACAAATACTGGCACTAAACCCAACTGGATTATTGGTGCAAGAGTTGTTGAAAAAGTACAAGCAGGTGTAACCACTTTAGTTCCTTTTGGAAGGAGTAAACTTGCCAAAGCAAGCAAACATGCTGATGAGCCTGAGTTTACAAAAACACCATATTTTTTTCCAAAATGTTTTGAAATCCGTTGTTCAAATTCAATTGACTTTGGACCAAATCCTGCTAACCAACCAGATCGTAGGCAATCAACTACTGCTTGAATTTCTTGTTCCCCATACGATTCAAATTTGTTGGGTGCATACCATACTTTTTTCCTATTCATTTCATCATATTTATTTTCAATGTCTGACTTTATATAAAATCTCTTTGGCGACTGTGTAATTTTTAGTTAGATTTTTCATTTTTTCTAGAAAAAAATAGTCTTCTCCTCTGATACTATTATCAAAAAATATTTTGCTTAATTTTTTTTGATTATAACAAAATGAAATTCCAACACGCTCCCAAATTATTTCATCACTTTCAAGAGGTGGCATTATAATACCATCAGAAAAAATCATTCGCCAAACAACAAAATCATAATCAAGATATTCATCAGATAAAGTTTGAACATAATTCCTATCTAGGGTATCATCATCATCTAAAAAACCAATCCAATCTGTATTACAGAGAGCAATTCCAATATTTCTGACTAGTCCTGATTCGCCACCATAGTTAGCCATACTACCTAATTTTTTAGAATCTATTGTTTGTATACGTGGATCAGAAAAAGATATACCACTAACACCATCATAAACTATAATACATCTCCAATCTTCATTAGTTTGATTAAGTAGTGATTCTACAGAAGTAGATAGAGTGTCTCTGTTTAGTGATGGTATTATAAAAGTGATTAGTGACATGTAGATTATATTGTTTTTTTGAGTTTTAGTTTTTCATTTCATTTTTTCATTCAAACAAAATCAACAAAAAATAATAAAATAGCACAGATGAAATTCGCACTAATTTTAGATAGTTATCCCTCGCGCGAAGAGGATCAAGATATACTACTAAAAAATATAACTACATTAAAATCTCAAAATATTGACGTTTTTCTTACTAGTCATCATAGATGTAATAGCGAAATAATAGAAAAATGTGATTATTTTTTATTTGAGAAATGTAATCAGTATTATTTTCATGATTCGCACATTATAAATGAAAATATAGAAGGTATAACTGATCCTATTTTTCAAAAATATTTGAATATTTGGGATCTAATTTTTTTAGACAGAGTAATTTTTACTGGTTGGTCGGTAAGTATATTTTCTCAATTTTCATCTGCTATAAATTTCTTGATGAATAAAGGGTATAATTACGCCTTTTATTTGGTGGGTGATTGCTTAATACCAGAAAATTTCGGGGAAAAACTAGAAAAAATTTTAGAACAATCTATCGAATACGATAATTACTTCATAAAAAATTCTTCACAATTTTCAAATTGGTTTTTACCACACTTCTTCGGATTTTCTATTACTCAAAAATTAGCTAGCAAAATACCTAAAGAGGATTTTTCAGATAATAAAATATTCCAAAAGTATTACCCAAATCATTCATTTGAGGATATTATCTTGAAGTTATTCGGCCAAGATAAAAATAATATACAAAATCATGAAGTGATGAATGAAATATTTGGCCCGGGGAATTGGAATTTTTCTTCTGGATCTCCAAAAACTGATGATTTTTGTATTCATTACTATACTACGTCGTCTATTTATTGCTCAGAATCAGCCGAACAATTAATTTTATTACTTTATGTTTTTGCAGATTGTCCATTTGATACTATAGATTTTACAATTAGCATCTCTGATAAAAATAACGTAGTCATATATAACAAAAAAATTAACTTAAGTAAAGGCGTTTGGTATATGGAAAATCTAGATCATATATTTAACAATCTTGAATCTATTACCTTCGATAAAAAACTAGTGGTTGTAGACAATTCTACTATACCATACACAGACACATTCAACATAGAAAAGAAAAATATAGATAAATATTCCATCTTGAAAAGATTTGTAAAAAATATCTGAGATTTATAAACCAAAATAAAAAAATTTATCTAATGATTACACTCGATTTTATTTTTCCCGAAAAAAACGGAATACAGTTTACAAGTCATTTTACCGAACCACGACAATTGACTGCAAAATTTATAGATACCTATACACAATTGTGTTTCTGGGCTACAGAAATGGAAGTATATCCTTATGGTTCTTTCTTCATTTCTTATCCTAGAACTACTCAAATTATGACTTTTTTAGTAGAAGATAGTTTAACACATGAAATCTTTCTAAAAATATGTGATTTTACTGGTAGTTTTCCAAACGATATCAAAAAACTAGATATTTTTGGGAAATTAGAAAATATAGGTAAAAAAATATCAAACACTGATCTCTGGTCAGGACTCACTTTGTATGAAATTTTTTTAGAAAATGCGTATGAACATCCACTCTGCAAAATAAGTGATGGTGATGTTGTGGTGGATATAGGCGCAAATTTAGGCCTATTTTCTTATTGGAGCATTCTCAGTGGCGCGTCTGTTGTGCATTCTTTCGAGCCTACACCATTTTTATCGAAAGTTATCAGAGAGACGTTTGAGGATTTACCCATTGATAGTCACAATCTTGCAGTGTGGTCTAATGAGAAATTACTCACGCTCAATACTAGTAGAATTTCGATATTTAATTCAATCTATGTATCCGTAAATAATCAAGTTGAATCGATTGAATGTCAGGGTGTCATATTAGAAAATTGGGCTAGAGAATCAGATATAAAAATAGATTTTTTGAAAATAGATTGTGAGGGATGCGAATGGGAAATTTTACCAACTATGAATCCTGAATTTTTACAATCTATCTCTAAAATAGTATTGGAATATCATATACACCAGCCCGATAAGTTACTGGAAATTTTTTCAGATAATGGTTTTACTACAGAACACAATCATAATATGATCTGGGCTTGGCGTGAATAAGAACTAATCAACTCCCTTCACATATAATGTTACACAATAAGAGTAGATCACACACCGAAAGGTATAAATAATTGGTTGAATACATGAAAAAACATCAAATAATTCTATCAAAAAATCTTCTAAGAGAAATAACTAAAGATGATCTAGATCTTTTGAGAACACAGAAAAACTTGAACAAAAAGTCTTTTTTCTATCAGGATGATATCACACCAGAGGATCAAATAAGTTGGTATGAAAAATATTTAGAAAGACCGGAAGACTGGATGATGCTTTCTCATCATGAAAATAGTACTATTTGGGGTATTATGGGTTGTAGAAAATTAGACGAACAAACATTGGACTTTTATAATATTATCAGGGTTAAGAATATCGAAAAAACCTCTATGAAAAATGTTTTTTTAGAATTTGTTGAATATATGAAACTTCTGTATATAGATCATAATATTCAAGTTGAAGTTTTGTCAAATAATCCAGCAATTAGTTGGTATGAAAAATGTGGATTCAAGAAAACAAAAATCTTAGAAAGTAGTGTTATCATGAATTTTTAGATATATAATTTATGAGATTTACTTTACTTTTAACTTTATTGTTCTTATCTAGTTGTCAAGTTCTTCGTAGAATGAGAGATACTAAGAGTATAATAAAAATAGATAATCAAGATAATAATTTTGTTTTTGATGCCATACAAAGAGATCCTATACACGAACAGACAAGAAATATTATTTACGACACTATATCTTCGATGCCCAGCTTTAGAAGATTGCAAATAGAAGATAATCATAATAATTCTGTAAATCTGATAAGACAAAAATCACTCGTTGTAGAAAATAAACAAAATAAAAGAAATACCACTACATCAGGTGGCCAAATAATCTATTCTGTTCCTGATACTATGCAAGTTGCTAAAAACTATCAAGTATTGGTAAGAATCTCATCTTGTCAAAAAAATATAGAAATAGAAGAGAATATTTCGGGTAGGGTAGTTAGAAAATCAATCAAAACTTCTGCTAGAATGCAAGTGGAACTAGTAGATCCGAACGAGGGTGTTTTCATAATAAAACCAATCACTACACAGAAACAAATTATTGATAGTTCTTTTACAGAGTGGAGATGGAGTGTCTTGCCGAAAAAATCAGGTGACTATAGCCTGGATCTAGTTGTATCAATAATAATCGGTGATGATGTGAAACAAACAGTTCTTTCTGATAGAATATGGATAAGATCGAATACCTCGGCTGTTGTAAAAAACTTCTGGTATGAAAATTGGAAGTGGTCTTTCGAAAAAATACTAATACCATTTATCGTATGGATCTCTGGGATATTCATTGGAAAAAAACTTAATGCTAAAAAAATAATATAAAAAAGAGTGAAAAAGATAAAACTAGTTCATATACTCACCGACATCTCCAGTGAAAGAGAAAGAGCTTCTATCGATCACTTGATGTGTGTAGAAGATTATGGTATAAAATATAACCCTCGTGTAAATGAAATATACCAAGGTGATGAGTGGTTGGATGTAGTTCCGATAACTGGTGGAGATCCATCTCTTTATAAAAAAGGTCATTACGGGGCTTTTCAATCATTCAAATCTGCTTTTTTAGAAGAATTTACCGAAGATTTAGATGCTATAGTATTATGTGAATGTGATTGTATCCTATCGGTATCAACTGAAGATTTTGTTGGGATTGTCAATAGAGGTATTGATTTTTGCAATAAACATTCAATCAAATATCTTTCACTTGGAAATACGCATGTAGGGGGTGAAATACAATCAATTGTTTATGATCTAGATGATGAGTTTGAAGAGTTTCAAATAACTACAAAAGTTATATTAGCACACTGTGTTGTTATACCACGTCACGCACTTGAATATTTTACCTTCTGTTTTAATAACTATTCGTGGGAATCTCCCGATATATGGTTTAACGAGGCTATTTGGCGTTCAGGAGTTTCATCTCATGCTATAATAAAAAAACCCGTGGCTTTTCAGCACGCGGGTTTTTCTCTAATCGATCAAACTTGGAAAGATTTACAATAGTTATCTTTTAAGGTCTAGAGTTATTTTGTCACCAGCTACTTGAGCTACATCTCCTTTACCTGATTGGTTGGAAATTTTGTTCAAATGAGCTTTGATTGATTCTCTTTCTTTAGTATCACTTCCTGCACTAGTTAAACCATCAGTTATTGTGCTGTTTAGGAAGTCTTGTAATCCACCCTCAATATTATCATCCAAGTCTAGAATATCAGAGTAATTTTGAAGTCCTTTGATACATTGAACTATCAAACCTTCATCTGGATTTATATTCATACCTTTAGCTTTTCTCAGTGAATTAGCTAATTGATTTATAGTTTCTGTAGAGAGTCCATTTATAAGGAACTCGTTAACTTGTATTCTTCCATATCTTTCCCACCAATTTGGTTCTTTTTTGGTTGTATCTATCCAATTTAAATCTGTTGTTGATGGTTTGTATTTTTGGTCATCAACAATCAACATAAGAGCTTTATCTTGTCTCAAATTACCACCAGCAGCAGTTTCATTAAGTGTTTCAATAAGTAAATCTCTCATAGACTTCAATCTTCCCTCTGCTACTTGACGGTTGATGGTGCCACCACCTGTATGTGAAGTTCCAACTTCAATTAAGAAAATTGGTGGAACTTTATTCGAATTAGAATCACCTAGAAATTTTATAAGTTGCCCGAAATTTTGAAATCTAGCGATCATCTTTTTAAGAGATTCTTTAAGACTTGTCTTCAAGTTTGCCGTAAGTTCAAATTTTCCTTCGCCGAACATAACGTCAATACCATGACCTTCACCAGTTAAAACTACTTCTTCACCAGGAACTGGTGCGGTTTCTGCTGATTGCACTTCTTCTTGAGCTTCCTTAATGAATCTCAAATAGTTTTTTATTCTTTTCATATTATATGTTTTTTTTTGTATATATTATTTTTTTAACTTGTTTTTTCTACTTTAGTAGGTGATATAGGTTTCAATGTGATAAAATCATCTAACTTTTCTCTTTTCTGCACTCCGTGTGGTGGTATGTGATCTCCTAATTTTTTTGATAAAACTTCTGATGTTATAGGACCATAAACACCATCGGAAGGTTTGATGTTGTTGTCCCGTTGAAACTGTATAATAGCCCCTAGAGTAGAGCAACCATATTGACCATCTATACCATCTTTATTTGGTCCAAAATTACCGAGTATCTTTTTATATTTCCCACCATCTACTTGTGAAAGAGCTCTCTGTATTGTTTTTATTGATTCTATATCTTTACCTTGTGGAATATATTTTGATTTTGGAATAACACAATCTGTATCAATTAGTTTTATTGATAGTTTTTTTGTTGTATTATCGTCATATTTAAGATCCAGAATTACAAGATTATTGGATTTTTGAGAATTAACAAGGGTTCCCATTTTGTTGGTATTCATTTCTTTGAATCTAGTAACACCCTTATCATTTTTTGTGTAAAAATACCCATCCCAGATATTTTCTATTACAACTTTTATAGCTGTTATTTTTCCACTACGAGTAGTCCAGGTTTCTATATGCGCTTTTTGGTTTTCGAGTAGATTAATTAGACCATCATCAAAATTATGATAATCTTGTGAAAAATATTCAAACAATTTTATGTATTTCATATAATTATTTTTTTATTCTTCTTTACCTACGAGCCACCTAGCGTAAGATTTAATATTTTCTTTTCTCCTTTCTCTTCTCTCCTTTTTATCAGATTTATTTTTTTCTTCTTCATCTTTAATTTCTTCTTCTGAATCTTGAGACTCATTTTCTGCAGGTAAAGTTTCTAGATAGCTCTCTAAATAATTCCTAAAATCAGGATCTCCAGTTTTTTCATATAAAGCTTCTATCGTCTTTTGATCTAATCTTCCAGAATCTTTAAGGTTATTATTTCTCTGAAATTCAGAAAGTGGCCAACTATAATCAGCAAATTTCATATTTTCATCTGCCGGCAAATCTATTGATGAGTCTATACTATCTAGAATTTTCCAGACTACTGTATTTATATCAAGTTGTGAAGGCAGCAAAGAATTTCTGTCTATTTCAGTAGTTCTTACAACTTCTGCTATATCTGATCTCTCTTCACTAGTAAGGTCGCCATAGGTAGGATCATTTTCATCCATAAGATCTGAACCACTACCCTCTATATTATCCATCATTTCTTCTATTTGTTCATCTGTGAGATTGTCTAATTGTTTAGCATCTTCAATTGTCATTTCCTCATCTTGTTCTGATGCATTTTCTTCACTATCCTTAGAATCAAATATTGGACCTAGAAGAAACTTATAGAGCGCGGCGAATGGTTTGAATAGTGCGGCATTTAGTTTGATAGCATTTTCATGTGTTTTATAAAAAGTTTGAACAAAATCTGATTTATCTATTTCTTTTATAAAACTATTATTAACTTGAGTATCGACCCAATATCTTTTATAAGCATCTAGATCCGAACCACTTAATTCCCTACCTCTTAATGCTCCTGAAGGATAAACAGGTTTATCGTATTTACCAGAAGACATAGCATCATCAAATTGTTTTTCCCAGAAAGTTTTTAATTCACCACGCATAGCCGAGTTTGTGCCAGGTCCAGAACCTCTACCAACTACAACACGAGCTTTATTAGATCCTTTATTGAGATCCATCAAAACAAATTCATCTGAATTCATTTTTACACCCCCTGTTCTAAATAATTTATTACTTCCACCTCTACTAGATTTTATTATACCTTTTTCTGATTGTAGTGCTGAAAATTTTTCAAAGAGATTATCAAACAATCCAATTTTTTTAGTTCTTGGAAAACCCGGGAGCCTACGAAGAAAGGCTTTATATAATCTACCTAATGTATTTTGAGAAACAAATTTTATGACTTTTAAAGGTATTTTTACACCATATTTTACAAAACTAGAACTACTTCCTGCTATTATTTGTTTCAATTTTCTGAATGGCCAAAGAGCCATGTCCAGCATACGTTTGAAAAAACCTTTAATATTCGACAATACTGTTTTCAAAAAAGGAAACTTATCTACACGTTCTTTTAACCAGTCTTCAAATTTTCTCATCCAACTTTTAGAACCACCACTACTTATTTCATCACCTAATTCCTTCTCGACTGTATCGAAATTCTTTGACACCAAATCTACGAATTTTTTTAGCGATTGATTCTTGGAAAGGTACTCAGATATAACCTTTGCAGAAGCGCCTGAACTTAGCCTTTTCAATAATTCTCTGAATGGCTTAGAAATAGCTTTGAACAGGAATTGAATTGGATTCAAAGCAGGATGTGCGAATAATAAAGTTATCATACCAAAGGTAACATATTCACTTCTTTTTTCTGGGTCTTCAACAAAATATGATTGAAGAAAATAAACACCCGCATGAAAAATATCAATAGCGGCACCGACGCCGGGATAGATAAAATCTCCAACAATACCTCCTACGTCAGCAACAGTATGTAAAATATTTTCCAAAGACCAATCACCATCCGATGTTGTTCCAGTAGCGGTTTTGAGACCATTCCAGAAACTACCTAATCCACCAGACAAATCATCCCAAGCTTCCCCTGCCCAACTCAAAACTGATTCGTTAATATCTTCAAATTGATATCTATTTTCCAGATATTTGAGAGATGAAATGTTTTCTCTATAAGATGTTTGATTCTCAAAGATGTATCCTTCTCTAAACTGATCAAATCTTAAAATATTACTCATAAAAGTTTTTTTTTTGTATATATTATTTTTTCAATCTAACAATCCTTCAACTGCTATCAGATAGGCGTCTTCGTAGGTTGGGGCAATACCGTCTGAGCTTGCAAAAATGAATTGTGGATGTCCATCTTCTCCTCTTAGAAAATATTCAATTGTTACTTGAATTTGACCTCTATTATTTTTGAATGATTTTATCTGACAATCTCTACTCATTAAGTAGTCTTCTTCATAGACAAGTAACTTATTTTCTCTATCAAATTTTCTAAAATCTGATTTAGTTCCTATACCTCTTGTTTTCGTATATTTTTCTTCGAAATCGCGCTGTGTAATATCTTCGTTGGTTGTGAATGGTTTGATGTGTTTCATAGTTTAATAAAATGACATTTTTCTAAGGTCGTTAAATGTTGTAAGAAGGTAACTAACTTCCTTTTTTGTTGATTTGAATAAAATATCAACGATGTAGCAGGTATAATGAGGTGTTGTGGGTGTTATCGGCACAATATTTCTAGTTGTTATGTTTATCGGGGCCGATATCTTATAAATAGTAATGGTTTTACTTGAAGTAGTCCAATATTTGGAACCCTGGTTTCCGGGCAAACTATTAGGCCCCTTCAAACTGGGTGTTTCCTCTGAATACATTCTATCACTTATAATTCTAGTCATATGTGAGAGTTCATTTTCAATCATAGGTATAACTCTGGAAGCATATAAAATCTCTTGTCTTTTTTCTTTTGAGATAATAAATTTATTCGAGGCATTGTTGTAAAATTCTGATTCCCAGTCTCCTTCCTCTTCTTGTGTGGATGAAGAAGGATACGAAGGTGTTGTTGGTTTTGCTGTTTGCCAGGCGGTCGATGATGGTGAGTTCTTAGCGGTCGATGCTGCTGGATAGGTATAAGACCCCGGATTATAACTATAAGAATAGGTTCTTGGGCTAAATTTAGCTAAAAGATAAAAAACATTCTTATCTTCTCGAATAGAAACTTTACAATCGTGATTTCTTAGAGAGCCAAAGCACATATCATCTAGAACCTTGAAAGTTTTTTCTAAATATTCAACATTCTCTTCTTCAAGAAAATAGATTTGTATCCACCATTCTTTATCAATAGCAATCACATCGAATTCTTCTATATTAGCTCTTTCGAGATCTAATTTTATTTTATCTTCTATTTCTGTAGTCATTTATAGTCTCTTTTCATTATTTTTTTAATAACTCCATAGCTTCTTTGTCTTTCTTTCTTATTTGGTTGAGAACATATAAAATTTTTGTGTATCTCACTTTTCCATCATCACCCTTAATTTCTTCACCACCTAATATTTTGTATAGATTATCAACTTGACTTGGATAAATTAGTTTTAATACTTCTTTATTTTTATAATCTTTGAAAGTATTGACAAAACTCCAATCTTCTTCGATTAAATCGACAAATAACTTCATTTTTTTTATCCATTGTTTGGAATATTCGTTAGCCCAATTATTCAATTCAGAATTTCCTGCTTTTTTCCAAGCCTCTTGTAATATTCCTGGTCTTTGAGTTACATCTTGAATACATCTATCTAGAAGTGTAACATAATCCATAGACGAATAAACGATAGTCTTATAAAAAGATTTACAGATCACATCTCCACTTTTACCACCTTCCCATTCATAATCAAATCTCTTCTTCCAATTCATTATACATTCAGAAGTTAAATCATCCCATTCACCATTGGATAACCCATTATAACCAGTTACCCTAACTCTATTTCGCATATAGCTCTGTATTTCAGCTATAAGTGCTTCATAAATATTTGAAGATTTAGTTTCGGAACGTGTAATGGTAAGTTTATCATTATAAGAATTCTCCAATACTCTCCACCAAGAAATATTATCATTAGAGGCGTAATAATATTCTTCCTTAATTGATCTTAGTGGGGATTTAAGATTTTCGTTTTTGAAATTATTGAAATGTTTTATCATATATGATTAGTGAATTGTTTGAAACTATGAATTTTTTTGGATTCTTTAGTAAGTTCGTATTTGATCTCGTATCTATATTTTCCGTCTGGTAGCTGGTAAGCTTTTTGGTCAATAATTTTTTTAGTCCTACCATCTATACCATCAAGTTTATTATATTTCTGCATTGCTTTTCTTTGAGCTGCAGCTTGATCTTTTGATGTATCTTCTAAAGTTCCAACAGAAGAATTTTTATCTTCTTTTTTCTCTTGTTGCTGACCTGGTTGATTATTTTGATTATCTGCTTTTTCTTTTTCTACATACTTTACTGCTGGTTTATAGATAAGTGCTTGTGCGAATTCTTCAACCTTTTTCAAAGTTTCGGGAGAGACTTCAACACCTTTCAATTTGAACCTTTTACCAAGTCCAAATAGTCCTCTTTTCTTTAGTTGACCAGCATAATAAAAGTGTAAAAAATAACTTAAATGATTATTTTCTTTAAGTGGAACATCTTCTGTGCATTCATTTGACTCTGGAATAAATTTGTAGTAGTGAATTTTATCACCTCTTTTTATTTGATTGTCCTTTTGATTTTTCAATGAGGGTGCCCCGGCTTCTAGACCAGCACCTTTAAAATATAATTCCAAAATTCTACTATCATTATCGCTGATAGGCAATTTAGACTTAACTACTATATCTACTTTTTTGACGTATTTAGAATTTCTATCATCTCTGTAATTTAGGTAAATATCACCACTCTTCACCATTTCTAAAATAGTATTATCTACTGATTTTTCATCACCAGAAGAAAACATCTTAGATTCTTCAGTTTTTTGAGCTTGTGCTTTTGGTTTTTCAGATGAAGGTGTTGTTGGTGTGGTGGTTGTTGGTGTCGTGGTTGTTGGTGCGTTGTTGTTAGTTGCTGGTGTTGCCCCTGCTGTTTTTTCTTGAGCTTTTTCACCTGATTCTTGGCATTCTTTCCTTTTTGGCGCATCAGAAGTTCTGGCATTGGGAAACTCTTTATCTAATATACAGATAGATTTTTGATATTTTTCTATAAAATCTTCACCTGATATGTTGTACCATTTTTTTGTTCCTTTTCTTTTAGCGTGCCAATTATCTGAAACTACTTTATATTCGAAAGGGTCACCTGCTCTAGTGTATATTTTAGATTCTTCAACCTCTTCGTTTATAGATCTCAAGAAATCATTCCATTTACTTATCATATAGATTTATTTTTTTTTATATATTAAAATTTTTATCAGAAATCTGTATCTATTTCGACATCTATTTTGTACTTCTTCGATAAATCTTGTAATCTAAACTCAACAGTATCGTAAAGGTCAAAATTACCCCTCATTTTCTCGATAATTTTACCCAACAATTCTCTATCTATTCTGTCTATCTGATTTTTGTAATACTGCTTAGCTGATGGATTGGCATAATTATAACCATCGACTTTTGTCTTGAGTGGATCGAATATATTTTTTTTCATATAGATTCTTTGTGCTTCCAACCAATTGGCAGCTGCGGTGTCGTCATCATTGAGTGTACCTTCAAATGAGCTCCAAACATCTTTAGAACCATCTTTAAAAAGCCCATCAATTAATAAAACTATATTCTTCAGGGCTACAAATATATCTGATGGGTCTAATTCTTTTACGTCAGCAGCAGCCGCTTCTTTTGCTTTTTTCCACGCTTCTTTGTCTACGGAGATGTATTTATCTTCACTTGATGGTGGGTCTCCAACACCAAAGTCGGCATCAACATCAATTTCATAACTAGTTTCCCCTGTTTTATCTAACCATAGATATCTGTTATCACCACTAAGTGTGGCTTTTCTTAGTTCTGGCCAGACTTCTGTCAATAATTTTATGCCTACCATTTGATGATTCTTATTTTTGGAATTTCCAGAATCTATTGCACTTTGTATAAATTTTAAATCTTTACCTTTTTCTTTAGCTTGTATTAGTCCGTAGTTTTCACCATCTATAGTTATTGTAATATGTTTTGATATCTTTTCAGTTACATTACCATACCACCAACTATTTTTATCAAATTGATTTTTTCCGAAAAAAGCTTCTACGGCCTCTTCTTCTTTATCATGACGTATAAGAAAAGTAAAAATACTTGTCCATGCGCTAACGGCATATGGTCTGAAAAAATATTCGGAACTCGATTCGTCATAAGATTTATTTATACTAGAAAAAATCTCATTCAAAATAGTATCCAGACCTTCATTAGAGGGTTCAGTTTTTGTTTCATCACTCTTCTTATTATCAGATTTACTGTTTTCTGAACTTGATTGAGTTTCTTTTGTTTCACCAGATACTTCTTTTTCTTCCTCTGCTGCTTTGTCTATCCAATCAGCAGGTTTAGGATCGAAAGCTGGAATTTCTCCTAAATTTTCACCTTCTATTTCTTCTAAGAAAAGTCTATATTTTGCAAGATATCTCATAATTTTTTTTTATTTTTTTGGGATAGTTCCCTTTATTTTATTTCCAGATGGATCTTCTCCCCAACCTTTTGGTTGGCCCTGATAATAATACATACTCGATAAAAATTCTCCATTTTCATACCATCTCCAAATTCCTTCTCTTTTTCCAGAATTAATTATACCTTCTTCTGAAATTTTACCTCTAGTATCAAACATACGAACTCGGTATTTATCAGGTTTCCCATCCTCAAATTCTTTACTCATCTTACGACCATCCCTATAAAAAGTATCTCTACGGATAATAGTTCCATCTTCCCAATCCTCAACTTCTTTCTCAATCGGTCCAGTTTCAAAAGTTGTTACTACCAATCCATCCAACTTATCATTTACATAATATTTTTTTGTTTGAGATTTATTTTCATAATTCCATTCCTGCCAAAGTAAAATTTTATTGTTATTTGCATCATATTTTCCCCTTTTTATCGGTAATTTATTGCCTTTAGAATCTACTATTGTTTTATGGTAAGTTGTTTCTACTCTTGTTTTTTTGTTAAATTCAACTGGATTGCCCTCACTATCTTTAGAATATTCAATATCCGGATTTGTAGTATTTGGGTCATTAGCTTCTGATTCTAGAACTGATAATCTGGAGGTAGGTCTAGGTTCTCCAAAAGTTTTGTTCCAAATATACCAATTTGTTAAAAATTTCATACAATTGATATATATTAAAAACTTTTTTGTATATTTGCTTATAGAAAAAAAGAACCTATGCAAACTCTATTCACCGAATCTGAAATCAAAAGAATAATCAATATTCTCTCTCAAAAGATCAAAGCACAAAAACATGATAGACCACCAATTATTATTTGTATCTTGAATAGTGCTGTATTTTTCTTTACTGATTTAGTTCGAGAACTTGGTGCTGTTGAGATTGATTTCGTCAGAGTATCCTATACAGATAAGAAAGATTTGAGTAGTTACTACCTCTCCCTAGCACCCTACGTGGATATAGAAAATAGAGATGTTTACCTAGTTGATGATTTGATCAATACCGGTAGAACGATGAATTTTGCTCTATCTGAACTTTTCCAAAAGAATCCAAAGTCACTTACACCAGTTGCTCTTTTTGCAAAATATCCCCACAATTTTACAGAGCTTCATCTTGGTCAGCCAATTCAAGATGAAATTATTATGGCTGGTTACGGTGTTGATGGTAGAGATGGAATCGGTAGAAATCTACGGGATATACACGGAGTGCATATCGAGGTGGATTGATATTTTGAAAAATGATATATAAGATAGAAACTCTATCAAAAAAATATCATTTTTATGAAATCTATACAAAAAACTAAATACTTTTTCGGTTGGGAAAACTGGAAATGGCTTATCAAAGAACTAGTTCATATCTATACAAATAAATCTAGTTTTTTCTCTAAAAAAAGAATTGAATCCAGTATTGCTTTTATTATTGGTCAGGTTGGTATGTTGTGGTTTTTATACGAACATATCCCCCAGTTAACTATATCAGATATTGTTTTATGGTCAGGTGTTGAATTTGCGATGGCTGGGTATATTGTAAATCAAATACAGAAAGAGAAAAAAACTGAAACTGTGGAAGAACCAAAACCAGAAGATATTTAAGTATTCGGTCTAGATGGTTGCTGTTTGAGTTTAGGTAAAAGTGTTGAACTATTAAGATTTCTAAATCTAGAGATGTTAGGTGCAGTTGGTTTTGAAATTATTTTAGATGGTTGAACTCCGGTAGTTGTGGGCCCAGGGGGTTTTGTTAAGTATTCACTACTTTCAAAAGTGCCACCACTATCTAAAATATTCTGTAAATCTTCTTTTGTAAAATCACCTAAATATCGAGCAGGGAGAGGTTTGTCCTGAACTACTGGACCCGATGAAGATTTTACAGGTCGGTATTCCCAGTGCCACCACTCATCGGTTGATTTGAAATCTCTAAGAACACTCGGGTTTACCCATCCACATTTTGGAGCGTTTTCAAAAAACCATCTATATACTGGATGTTTAAAAGCCGAGGCAATCAAAGAACGATTTCTATTCATCGAAGGTGGAACCCCCCAATGTATATCAACGGCTAAACCCCAACCATGATTCGATCGGCCAGCTCTTGCTGCATTTCTAGTTTTTTTTCTAAGTGCTACCTGTCTTTCTAGACTTCGATAGGCATCTGTAAAAAAAAGTGGTTGCTTACCATCAAACTTAGCTTCTTCATATAACTTCATGAGTTTATCCAACGCCTTTGAAGCGTCGAGCATTAGATAGGGAGCATCCCCTCCTAGATCTTTTGAAAGATGTTCATTTTTGACCATTTTATCAAGTGGAACTCTTCCATTTCTAAAGTTTCCTACTGTTAGTGTTTTTATGCCATTTTCATTGATAGTATCCAAAATATAGTTCACGGGTATCTTATCGTTTGTGTATTCTGGGATGCCTGTTACTGATCTCTTTTTCAATTTGAATTTTGGGGGAGAGATCTTCGTAAGTGGATTCTTTAGAGTGATATTTGGTTTGAGACCACCGAGAGCTTTTGTCGGATCAAAAGAATTAACGAGATTTTGTATCATTCGGATTATTCTTTTTTTGTGTAGTTGACCAATTGTCACCCTTCTGATCTAAACTTTCTCTTTGCTGCTCTTTTATCGTTCTATTTGTTGGAACTCTCACGTGGTTGGATAAAAACTTATCTAATCGTAATGCTTGATATTTTAATAATACTTCAACAATATTTGGTAGAGGAACCACTGGACCAGCAGCGTTTGAATAGGGGCTAGACAAAAGTGCGTTAACCAAACTATCCATCCAATCCATAAAATCAGTTCCTAATACAACTTGTTGATCGGCATCAGGGCTTCCAAGATTGAGTTTAGCTAAGTTATCTCTAAGATTGACATTGATATTTCCATTTTTTGTAATATTAATATTTGAGAATTCATGATCTATTTTAAGACCCTCTGACTCACTTCGATAGATTTGTGTTTTATCATCTAAAAAAAGAGCCTTGAATGTAGGATAATCTGATTGCTTCAGACTTTTGAGTTTATTTTCTAGATTGATATTGAAGTGCTCGGCATAGATATATTCAGGTAAGTAGGGATTACCCTGATCGAATACAACCGACACTATTTTACCCACATCTGGGGCTGAAAATTCATTACCATTCAGATCTTTCCAAGGTGTAGCCCAGGGTATATTTTCGGTAGCTATATTTTCAAAATAGAGTGGTATTCTTACTTTAACTCGACCAAGTCTTTTGGGATCGTTGTTGTCTTCTACAACACCTAAAAAAATCTTATTTGATATCTCTGGATTATGCATTTGTTTCCATATCTATTTATAGAGATGTTCCCCTTTGTGAAGATGAAGAACTTGGTGTAAGATTTGAAACAAAAGGATTGACCCTTGTTGAAGAATTAGCTGATTGTGGTATTCTAGATGCTGGAATTTGGCGTGAATTTGTATTACCTAAAAAAGAACCTATTCTTCTTCTTACATAAATATTTCTTGGAGCTGTAATTTGTGAAGCTCTTAGACGACTAATTGTTCTAGATGCAGTTGGTCGATAAATACTAGTTTTTCTGAAAGGACCTCCTTGTCTTTGCGGTAGAAAACCATTATTCGCTTCTGAGGTATTGACTGGTCTTGAGAAAAATCTACCTAGACTTCTACCAACGAATCCTCGAACTGCATTTGAGAGTTCGTTTCGAAGTCGATTACCAGGATTATAGACATTTCTGGGATTTTGAATAGTATTCAAAGAAATTTGAAGTTCTGATCTACTCAACCTTTCATTTATAGCTTTATTCACTAAATTGAATCTTGATGATATTTCTCTGTTTATGGCATCTGCTCCTGCTCTTACAACATTACCAACTAAATTTCTTACCAATCCACCAACAAAACTATTAGCCAAGTTTCCTAAATTTGCTCTACCCAAAGGACTTCTATCTCGATCATTGAGTGGATACCCCGATTTTGGATACTTATCAATTTCTATAGTAGTTTGTATAGGATCCAAAAAAGATATACTCGAAAGTCTTCTAAGAGACTCTGGTGTTTGTTCAGTATTTTCAAAACTTTCATTTAGGGTATCTTGACTTGCGATCAAAGCTCTACCAGTATCAAGAGATCTAAGTCGTTTTGGATCTATAAATTCATCGTTGTATCTTGTCTTTGTGAAATAGGGATCTTTATTTCCATTGAAATTAAATTTATGAAACTCAGAGCTAACAAATTTATAGTTGAATGATATAGAAAAATTTGATACCGGAGTTAGTTGATCATTCATTCTAATCCCATTTCCATGAGTTAGTTTATTGAATGAAAACTCACATTCATATAAGTTATATTCTTTTTTTGAAATTAAATCATTTAAAACTTTATACTGGTCATCTCTTAGTGGAATTCTCGGAGGAACAACACGATTGTAGTTTCTAACCTCGGATATAATAATTCTACAATTGAATCTAAGTAGATTTTGTGGAATAATTCTTCTACCTTCTATTCTTGATCTTGATAATGTATTATAAAGATACGAAAGATAGGATATATTCTGCTCAACATCTTCATTCATAAATAATTCTATTTTATCACTAGGAAAATTTGTGAATAGTTTTGGCCCCTCTGAACCTGTTTCTTCTCCTTTTACATGACCAAATTTATCTAAACCTGTTATTTGTGTAATATAATAATTTTTAATGGAATTATTGCTCTCTGTGTTTTGAAGAAAATTAACGTTTGTTTGAAAAAATTTCTTAAACTGAGCAACGAATTCTTCGTATATTTCTTTTCTTGAAGAAATCTCTGAAATACTATTATCTCCTGAACCATATTTGTTTATGAAATCAAGTATAGAACCATTGAATAGTGGTGATGTTACCTCGTCTATTTCGATGTCAAATCCTAGAATTGTTGGATCTTCATTTCCGGTTATAGTCTTTGTAAAACTTTGTAGAGGTATAACACCTTTTGGACTTTGAAGTCCAGCATGTGTTTCTAAATCATTATCACTTATTTTTTTGAATACATGATCTATCTCTAAAACTTTTGAATTTTCATTTAGACCGAAACTGAATTTTTTAGTTCTAGGATCTCTTCTACCAAGAATATCCTTTCGATAATCGAGAGCATTTGGAATAGTAAGAAGATAGTTATCACCGAAACTTTCTGGTCTAAAAGCCATGGGTTGCTGGCCTCTAGTTATTTCTATTTCTGTATTGATTCCGTATTTTTCGAAAGGTCTCCAAGTTTTGGATCTTTCACCATTTTTTTTATTCAAAAAAGCGTAAGGTGGTGTAAAACCAGGTGGGTGACTTTTGGATGAATATTTTGTATTTTCGTAAGGCCACTTTTTTACTGAAATAGCATCGATAGAATCACCACCAAATAGACGACCTCTGAAAAGATTGTTAAATGTTCTAACACCCTCTCCAACAACCTGCCCAGCGGATCCAGGATGACCTTTGCGCTCTCCACGACCAGTGAAAAGCCCACCAATAGTTCGAGCTAATCTCGAATTGCCGAAGTTGATACCTACACGAGGTAGAATACCACGATTATTACCAAAAAGATTTAGAGAATTGGTGTTACGATTGAATTGAAATACCGGCATAGTTTTATTACTATTATATATTTAGATTCTAATCATTCAGTTAAAATTATCTACTTTCTAAATCTGATAAAGTAAGATCTCTTCTTGATAGATGAATTATTTGTATCATTCTACCGGACGAGTATTCGAATTTTATATTTGTTATTAAATAATTACCAGTAAGTCTTTCGTTCAAAATACTATTGAAAGCGTCCGATGTTAAGTTTATAAATACAACCTTTATTTTTTGAAATACATACAAAGAAAAATTTGGATTAGGTAGGTTAGCAATTACGGTAATTTTTTCTAATTCTTGTAGATTTCTATTATTTAGAAAATCAGCGTAATTATAATTTGGATGCATATTATCAATATCTAATTTACCAATATATTCTTGAGTAAAATTACTCTTATAAAATTCTTTACCACCAGGTCCAGGACTTTTAAGTGATACTAGATTTTTTTGATTGGTATTATCTGTTAGGGTATCTAATTCAAATATTAATTTTTCTTTCTTTTGATTATCGTAATAAAAAACGGTTTTAAGATACCCCTCTTGTATAGATATACTTGTTGAATTATTCAATATAGAAAAATCTTCGATGTATAGATTACTATGACTAATTGATTTATCGGTAGTTAATTGTGCTGGTATTTTCAGAGGTGGTGATTTTTGATCAACAACAGCTTCTGGCAAAAAATTATCTTGAATTACTTCATCATTTGTAACATCTCGTAATAATTCTTTTTGAATATTAACATAATTTAAATTATAGTAATAATCAATATAATAAGAGCAAAAATCATTATCTGAAATATAACCATTGTTCGCAACATATTTAAGAAATTGATAGACTTTTCTACCATAATTCAACCAATTCATTCTATCGTTAGTAACATTGATGTTTGAGCTGAATCCTAGTCCTAGTTGTTTTGATACTTTTTTAAGAACATCGATAGATGAAGATTTAGGAAAAGATTCATAGTTTAACGTGTAAAGATCATCTATATCTATAGCACCTTTCAATGTAAAAACCAATCCAGACTCTCTTTTTACGTTAATTATTTTAAATTGAATAAAAATAGTTCGAGATTCATCAGATCTACTATTGATAAAAACTTTAAGTTTTGTATTATCAATTGGAAATCCTCTCTGGCCGATAACACCGGTTGTATCGTTAAAAGTTATTTTAACTTGTGGTATGTTTTCCTTGAGAAATAATTGAAAATAAATTAGATCTTTTTGACCAATTTGAAGTTCGTTATAATATACCAGGGGAATATATCCTAAATGTTGAATAAATTCTTTTCGAACACCCCCATCTACTGGAAAAGGTAGTTCGATTTCTTTTGGTCGATTGGTGCTTCTAAAAATATTTGTAAACATATTTATTCTCTATTTCCTATTACAATTACACCATCACGATCAACAACTTGTTGAACAGGTCTCGTATTAAAGGTTGGATTAGTTGATTTATTGAGATAATCAAGTCTATTGGAATCTGGTCTAGTTCCACGATTGAGATTTTGTAGAAATTCAATTCTTGTTCTATCATCAGCTGAAATTTTTAAACTATCTACCAGAGATATATCCACATATTTAATTCTATCACCTGATTTAATATTGAGAGGGTTATCAATGTTATTAAAATACATTAAAAAACCTACCTGATCTACATTATTATAAATAGAATTACAAACCAAATCGATTCTCATTTCTTCTGTTCTATCAACTATGTATTCAAAAAAAGGAACATCTGGACCGTAATCAAAAGTTCTCTGATCGAGATCATATTCATCTCCTGTTTTTTGTAAAATACTAAGATCGTAAATATTCATCTCCAACTAATATTTTTTTTCTACTAGGCCTAGAAGATACTGGTTGAACATATTCTCCTGTTTTCGGATAGAATATTCCATTTCTATATATGCCTGTTGAGTTGAGTCTATTTTTTATTCCTGAAAGTTCTTGTTCGACCGAAGATTTATTTGAGTATATTTCTATAATTTCTTGCTGTCCGAAATTATTTCTTACTACAATTCTAATATCATCAGGATTTGTTACTACCTCATAAAAATATACAACTTGAATTAGCATAATCTGGATTTAATTTATGGAATTATACCACTCAAAAAATTAGGGACCGGAACTGGACTTGATGTTGTTGTTCTTGGTCTATTGATATTTGATGAGAGTATAAGATTTTTTTCCTCACGAAGATAGTCTGTATCTATGTTAAACTTATCTTCAGCTTGGCGTATCGGAGCGGGACTGAATTTTTTATATATTTCTTGAAGACCACAGGGTCTAGCATTTTTCAATTTACAAGAAAATTTTATTGTAGTAGGTAGATTATTATATCCTAGTTCAGGACCTAGTGTTATTTTCATCGGGCCCTCGGGTACCAAATCACCAGAGGCAAAAAGAGGCCTCAGTGGATTTCCAATAGTTACATGATAAATACCGGATGGAGATCCCGTAAGGGCATTGATAATTCCTAAAAATTTTATTCTATATTTTTTTATTTGAGAACTTAAAAGCGCTTCGGTTCTTGTTGGAGAATTACCACCAACACCAGAACCTAGGGTGCCCAGAACAAAATCTTTTACGGTATCCGCGATTGATGCGGTTGTTTTTAAAAGACCACCTAAAAGGTCACCTAATTGCTGCATGACTGTAGTGAAATCTCCACTGGATAGGTTATCTATTATTTCCCTAGCTTTTTGACTAAATCTTCCATCGAACTGAAATTGACTTTCAGAAGTTCCGAAACTCAGCAAATTTGAAATAATATCAAAATATATCAGAGTTGGATCAACTCCATCGATATACTTGATTTCATACTCATTATTAATATCTATTGTAAAAGTATAATTAAGACCACTAAATTCTGCGCCCGATTCGAAAACTGGACGGGTCATACTTTTTCTAATAATGTTTGGATTTCCAGTTGGTAGGAGTTTAAGATTGTTCGGATCTGTAATCTTTATCTCCTTAAATAGATAATATTGTAACCATTCGGTAAAACCAGGTAGAGTAAATATACCCGCGCCTGTCTCCAACATATTTTTTACTGCATCGCTTTTAAAATTCCAACTCTCAAGACCTTTACCGGTTGTACCTGCAAGATCGACGCTAGTAACGGGATTCCATACTTCATTAAAAGTGATATCAACAAAATTTTTCCCATCTTCTATCCAAGAAGGAACTACTGATAGAGGACTGTTTTTATAGGATAAAAGATCATCACCCACCCCAACTGGAAATCTTCTAGCTACTATCATTCTGTTTGAAGGATAAACACCTAATTTTTTAAGGTAAGCAAAATCTGAATATTTCAATTTTATCGAATCTAAACTAAAACTTTGAGCACCACCAGTTCCTTTTTGCTCAACCATTTGGTTGATACGTCCAATAATAGCAGTAATAGAGCTATATTGATCGATATAATTTGAATTATAATATTTTGTATCTGTACTTGTAATGTAATCTATCAAAGAAATCTTACCATCTTCATCTTCACCTTCACCGTGTCCCTTGTGCTTCTCTCTATTATAGTAGGCATAAAAGGTTCTTGGCATTTTATCATTATCGGTAAAAATTGTTCTTTTATCACCAAATGTTTGATAACCTAAACCAAAATCAAGAGTTAATTTTTTTACAGTGTCACCAGGCTGTGTAGGTTCCTGTGCTCCTCCTGTGGGAGCTGTGAAGTTAGTTTTGCTGAAAACTTTTCTGTTTTTATCTACTGCCACACTCTCATCGACATCTTTGCTTGTGAAATTCTCATGTGGTTTTATAAATCTTGCATTACCACCACCACCAGTTGAGGGTTGTTGCGCACCACCACTATTTTGTGTTGAACTAGATGTATTCGCACCTCCAGAAAAAAAGGCAAGACCTAAAGGAGAAGAACCAAGTAATTTAGACATAACAGAAATATATATAAAACATACCTCTTTTCTAGGTTTCTAGAAGGAGCAACTACTTTTACTATAAATAACTTAAATAACAAATTTTTACACCACTTGATGAATTTCTTTTGTGTTTATACGAAAACTAGAAAAAAAATTGATAAATTTTTTAAAGTTAATAATATCAAAAACAAATATGTTATTGATATACCTAAACTTGTATCAGAAGAAGAGATTGAAAATTACGAAGACGAGAAAACATTCCTCAAAATATTAATCTTTCAGAAAGTTCAATCAGCTATTGAAAGAGGTAAAGATGTTTATTATATTCCTGATTTTGATAGAGAGTTTTCGATTGAAAAACTTTTCAATCTAAAAAAACTTCTAGGTTCTGAAAATAACTTTAATATCTTGATATTCTATAATGAGTTCAGAAGAGATCCCCAGATACTAGATGATATTCTCGAAAATCTTTCTAAATTCTCAAATTCACAAATAATCAAAGATTATTAGGAAATATTTTTATATATACCTAAAAAAATAGGTTATTCAATGAAAAAATTACGAAGATTAAACGAGGAATATGCAAGTCCTAAAATTCCAGTATCAGAAAGTTATTGGCTAAAAAGAGGAAAAATTGGAAAAGTCGTAGCTCTTTACACACACGACGATATGGATGGTATATTCTCAGCTATAGAAGTAAAGAAATATCTTTTAGATAAAGGATTTGAGATAAAAAAATACGGAATCCTAAATTATTCTGAAGGTTGGAGATATACTACACTCGATCCGGCGCTTATAAATATTGTTCTGGATTTTGCTAATATGCCTGGTGATGATAGAGATGATTTGATTGATTATTATCTAGATCACCATGGACTCTTTTCTGAAGAGCAGCTACAAAGATATAAAAAATCACCGGTTCAGAAAAAGAAAACTGGTTCAGCCTACGAGGCTATTTGTGATGCGCTAGGTGTTCGTAAAGATGAAATGATATTATCTGTTATTGATATGATAGATTCGGCTAAATACCAAGATTATGGTATATCCTGGCAAAGACTACTAGACTATAATGTTCAAGATATGATAGCTTCTCCTAAAAGAAGACTTGAGTTTGCAGCTGCTTTTAATCAATTCTTGAAAAGATCCGATACCCAAACTCTTATTGAGGTTATTCATAATACAAAAGATTGCTCGATTTTTGGAATTTTCCAAATGATGAAAAGACTATACCCCGAAAATAATACTCACACTTCAGGCACTAGAAGAGGCCAAGGTAAAGATTTTGTTGAAGATTCTATTGAAAGACAATCTATTATGAAGGGAAGAACCAGAGGATCGAGTAATATTAAAAAAGTTTATACAGATTATAGAGATTTTCGTAGAGATTGGGCCCCTGATGGAACCGTCACTAGAATAGATGGTTACCAAGCTATTGGTAATCTAGTTTTTGTGCCATCAGGAACCTGGGCAAACACCCTGAAAGCTCGTTCAATCATTCAAAAAGATTCAACAGAATCACGTTTTGATCTTGAAAATTACGCGCCGAAATTCATACTTATTCAATACGGTGCTACTCTTCAAGTTTGTGCCTACAACAAAATAGAAGAAACCGAAGATTTACCCATTCTCAAATCCGGTCAAAAAGTAGATAATCTAGGAAAGTATATGACTGATCTATTGAAGAATTTCCAAAAAGTTTTAGGGTATTATGACCCTGATACTTCAACAGGCCAAGATGAAATCACCGTATCAGGTGGTCACGGTGGTATTGGAACTATCTCAAATATTTTTGGCCGTTGTAAAAACGGTGGTCCATTTGACGGTATGAAATGGCTCGATTTATTTAAGAATAAAATAATCTCTGATCTATCGGGAGTTCCCTTTGATATGAACTTGATCTGGAGTGGTGAAGATTCTAAAAACCTTCGTGAGCCAGAGATGGATAACAAGGTAAGGAATATTGAAGACGTGAAAAGAGTATCACCAGAAGGTCGTATTTTACGTTACGGTGAATTTTAAGGAGTCTTCTTGAAGACTTTAACACTTCTTGCCATTTTAGTATCTTTATAATACTGATCATCATCAAACTCAGTATCGAAGAAATTATCCGATTGAGAAATAATTTTTGTTTCTGGTGATATTTGTGAGTTGGGTCCAAGTCTACCTGAGCGAAATACACCACCAGTCATTTGACTATCTAAAAGACCACCCATAAAAAAGCACCCGTCGAGATTCGAAGCTTCACAAGTGGTATTGAGAACTTTTGAACCTTTTATCTGACATCCCCACATCTTACTACGAATGATCTGTGAGTTTGTAATGTTGGTATTAATAAAGTTACAATCTTCAAAAATACCCTCGCTAATAGTTGAGTTGATAAAATCAAAACCTGAAATATTAAGTTGTGGTATAATACTACCACCAACCACTTCGATGCGGTGTTCTTTCGTTACGAAATTAACAATACAATCTTTCAAATCTTTAGTAGAATCTACCAGTGTAAAAATTTTGTCCTTGATCTTGGGAAAATAAGCCGACACAACATCGTAGTGGTTTATTTGATCGACCTGGATAACTACGCCTGGATATTCAACGATAAAACTATCGTAATTCGAGAAGTTTTTCATGTTATCGATGTTCTGTGAAAGATAATCGTTCAATACACTAATATCACGACTATCAAAATCAGTATCAATACATTCCCAGGCGTCGATAATAAACTTATCCATGAAATAAAGTAATCTTCCAACATTTTGTGGATAATCTTTACCACCGATATACCGGTATTCTAATCTTTGCTCTTCGTGTGGTTTGTTGATATGTAAAAAGTTGATACCATAGTATTTATCTGAAGGTAATCTCAGATTATTTTTAATCGAATAAACAGAAATATCCTTGAAGTCGTAATCTTTGAAAGGTATTATTTTTTTAATAGATTTAGCATAAACATTACCTTTTCTTCCAGGGAAAGCTCTGAATATTTCATCTTCGTCAGTTCTCAAGATAAGCTTTAAAATGTTAAGATCATTGAGGTCTTTTTCACCTTCGTTGGCAAAAGAAATATTAAAGTGAATAGCGGCCTTTGAGGTCGCGTATCCGAAATCGTTGATGAACTTTACTATCTTGATTAAGTAGTATTTCGCTGAAAAATAATCAAGTGGCCCAGTAATAATCTCACAACCATTCGATCCAAGAGAGAGATCCGGTTCAAGCTTGAAATTTTTTTCATCTGGTGCAAAATCCGAGTGGTATTGACGAAATCCCCAGACTTTTACCGGTGAAAGAACTTGGTTAAGTAATTCAAGGGTTTTATAATAAGAAAGATCCTTCATATAGAGCTCGAACTCAAAACCAATTTTAGCTCCTGCTAAAATAGAAGACTTTTGTATAAATCTTTCAGAATATTTTCTCATACAACATTGTATATATAAAAACTAAATGATCCTAAATAGTATTATCGACCAAACAATAGATAACTACCTCTCTGATTCTGAGCAATACTCAAAAGCTACTATTGAACTAGAGCAGTTTTTGGATAGTATTCTTTTTGATACAAAAACCTACAGTCGTTTTACAAGATTTATTATGAGTGAAGGTATATTTTTGAAAATACTTGTAACTAGTGATTATTTTACAAGAAGTATTGGGGATGTTTCAATCAATACTAAAATCAGAGTAGGTTTTTATAAACGAATTATGGTTTTAGTAGATATTATGCAAGAAGACCATATTCTTATTTTCAAGAACTCCAAAAAAAGAATGCGTGATAATAAAATAGATCAGATAATATCAAATACAACACCTATACCACCAGTTTTTGTTCTCGATCTCAAAAAAGTGTTTCAAAGCTCAAGTGACGATACTTCACCACAAGACACAAAGGAATAATCCACTCCTATAGAAAAACTACCGGAATCACCCTGTATTTTTTTAATATCGAACTTCTTTTTTAGAAGAAGATGAACCGAGTCTTGATTACCGAAGTATAGTTTATTTTCTTCTATTTCAGTAGAAGTATAAACTCTGATTGAAAAGTTATCCATCTTTATGAAACCTCTATGGATAACACCACAGCAATCGTTTCCGATTTCAGAGAAAAAGAAAGTAGATTTTTCAATTTTTTTAAACACATCCTCGTGCATAATAGTCCAATCCCATTTAACTCCGGTCTCTATTATTTTTTTCATAAGAGTTTTTGGGTTCCTTCCCAGTAAAGTTCTTGCTAATTTTGATCTATCGTGATAGGACCACTTACAAATATTGGATTTATTTTCTGAGAGATGCCCTAAAAACTGACGATTTAATCTCTCTGATACATATTCACAGATTTTTTTATCTAATAAAATTGTATCTCCACCAGTTTCATCTGTTATAATAATTGAGTATTTGCTTGTATCTTTATAGATAATTTGTGTTTTTTTAAGGTGTATCTGATGATCGACCGTCTTTGAGGTCTCGATTCCCTCTATCTTTTTTGTTTCGCGAAGTTTTATTAAACTCTCATCGCCTGATATAAAGGTTGTCGAGACGAGCTCATCAATAAGTGAAAGTTTTTTGATTCTATCAATAAGACCTCTTTCTATACCAGTGATTGTTGCCATAAAAATCTTACGAGTTCTTTAATCTATCAAGATAATTAGTCTTGAGGTTTTGTAGTTGAAGTTTAATGCCTTCCCATTTTTGGGAACTTATCATTAAATCAAGAGTGTGTAGTCTTTTATTTAGTTCTTCACCGCTTAGATTGCCTAGTTTAAGTTTAATGCCAACTTCTTTTGACTCGTAAATTTTTACAATATTTAGTATTTTGGATATTTGATTTTTGTATTCACTTTCTAAAAGTGTTTCCCTGATATCTCTATCGCCTGTTTGAGATTTATCTTTTGGATTTTCTCCTTGTAGAATCAAATTCACAATTGCTGAGGCTAGATCTTCTTTTCCATCGATTATAACATGGGGTAATATGGATTTTCTAGCAGCTCCAACTGAACGAATTCTCAAAAAGTCATCTATCATAGAGAGGACTTTTGTCTGTAAAACCTCTTGGTGAGATGGTCCAGTGAAATCAGTTTCGTTGGTATCCTTTTCACCAACTTGAACTCCTGTTATTTTAGAGAATTTTTTCAACATTTTTTTATTTTATGTATATATAAATTTTTTTATATTATTTTTACCAAAAGACCTTTAGTTTTGATTAAATTTTCTAAATCGTCTTTCTTTAGAACTTTTTTAAAATCTTTATCTAACTTATCAAGATTTTGTAAATACCACTCATTTGCATTGGATGTATAATAAATCCACCTCGAATCGGTATTTGAGAGCTCGATAGTTTTAGAGGTTAGCTTATCATAAAACTTTTTTACTTCATTTTGAAGTTTTCTTAATCGAACTTCATCCCATTTTTCGAGAGGTTCGTTCCAAACCTGGTAGATAATATAGAGAGGTTCTTCGAGATCGGTTGATTCTATTGGATAAATAAAACAAAATCTCATCGTTCTTTTCAAGAAAGTTTGATAATCGTCTGTATTTTGTAGTTGTGATTTTTTCAATCCTATCGAACGAAGAGAATTAAGAAAGAAAGGATCATCTAGAAGATTTTCTAAATTATCAGTAGATATTTGTGATTCTATAAGGTTAAACGTTTCAATCAGGTCAATATCTTCTTTCGAAAGCGCGTCAAGAACCAATTCATGCAGAACAGAAAGACTTTCATTTAGATCGATAATATCAGTAGAAAGGTTTATTTCTAAACTTTCTAAAAAATCTTGGTAGCCGAGTAATGTTTTCATAAATAGATTTAATATATATATTCTATTATGCTTAGCAACTTTGAACTTTTTTTAGAATCTCTATCCCAAACTACCTATACGAATAAGAATATCGTGAAGGAAATATCGGTTGCGATGTGTATTATCAACCCAGAATTCCTAGATAAAATCCTTGATCTAGGTCTTAGAGCTCGATATACTGAAAATTCATCGATTTATCTTACAGACTTGAAATCTTTACTTCTAAATAAAAACAGATTGAAACTAGGAAAATTTGTTGAAGATAAATGTCAAGAAGATACCGAAATATCCAAAATAAACTCTCTTTTTGAGGGTGTAGATTTTTCTTTCGAGAATGATTTCGGTGTGATATCTGATTCTAGGACTTGTAGTAGAAATATTTGTGATAAACTTATTCTACCTGACAAGCTAACGCCCCAGATGGTCTCTTGTGTTTATTGGATTGGACCTAATAAAACAAAAGATTTCTCAGAAGATCTAGTAGTAGAGTTAGTAGATGGTCGTCAGTTTTCACTCTTTTTAGATAAAAACTTTTCAGCTACCAAAAGTTCTTCTTTTCAGACCTTTACAGATCAAATTATACCTAAAGAAGTAAGTAATCTTTATTCAGAGAGTTATATCGCAGGATGGAATAAACTTGTTCAAACACTTGTTGGTATTATCTACAAATACGCCACCTCAAATAACAAAGCTCATATACAGAAGTTTATCGCGCCTGATAGAATACCCACTCTTGATTGGTTTGGATATTTCAATATCAAACATTCTGATAAGAGATATCAAATTTTAGGTGAATATCTTCGTGAGTTCGATAAAAATGTAGTATGGTTTTCTGATCTTATCAACTTGATATGGAAAAACGGAGAAAGTGCTCTTTCTGATTACAAATCTGCCAGATCTGAATGGATACGTGCAAAATCAATCATCTTAAACTCAAGAATACTCGAACATACCTTAACACAATCCTTAACTCGTCATAATCGTCAAGATATCTCAAGACTCAAATCAGGCATGAAACTCGCTAAAGGGGTAGCAAAAATGAAGTTTGTTAAAACAATAGTTGAAAAACTAGGATGTCTTGAAAGAGATGTTATCTTTGTTGGAAAAAAAGGTGATGATTTTACTCACGTTCCAAGTAGATCTTTCTTTAGAGAGCGTTACGAAGATCTAGATATTAAGTTTGATTACCACGTTAATCTTACTTCACTCGATACACAGACAGATGGTGATTTCAAGTTTTTAGTTCAACTTTTCTTAAAAAGAAAAAAACTTCTTGATCTAGAGATAAGTATAGGATTCACCGGATATCTTTCAGAAAAACTAAGAGCTCGTTTTTCATTCACACCAGTAAGTGATTTCAACCTTAAAGTTTCATCCAATCCATCAGAAGATTGAACTTTTTCTCTGTTTTTCTTATAATCAAGAAAAATATTTATGGGAAAGAAAGCCAAAGAACATCGTAAAAAAGTTCAGAAAAGAAATCAAAAAATTGCAGAAGCTAAAAATCAGTTTCAGAAGGTGCAAAAAAACTTCCTAGAACAAATGATTGAAAATCAAAAGCTTCAAGGTCAGGATCCTCATACACTTCCCTCTGAAGCGATGCCACAAAAAGTAGAAGTGAATCCATTTGAAATACAAGGACCACAGATCTAATAATGACCTATATAAATACACCACTCAACTTAAACTTTCCTTCAGAAGATTACCTTACTAACGAGAGTATGTTAGTTTGGAATTTTCTAGGGAAAAAACCTCTTAAAAAAGGTTATAGCGGATTGTTTTCTATTGAACCTATCGAAGAACTTCTATCTAAATATAATATATTTATAGTATCAGATGAAAAGTTTTTCGATACTACTGAAGAAGAAAATCACGTAAAAAGAGTTGTTAGATTGGATGAATCACTTGTTCTTGGTTATCAATACCTTGAAAAAAAGGATCAAGAAACTCTAGTTCCAATATTTACTTTTTATTATCTTGATAGATCGGAAGAGAGTATAGAAGAGCTTTGTAGTAGTATTTTAAAATCTTCAACCCAGCAAGATATCGAGCTAGAAGAACCGGTAAAGAGAGCTTGTTTTTTATCACTTTCACCTGCTACTGGATTCACACTCGAAGATATTGAAATACCAAAAGTTGATTGGAAAAACCTTTGGAAGTTTTATTCAACATCTGTAGAATCTGGTTACAGGAATCTTCTTGAATTATTATCTCAAAAGAATCAAACCGTTTCTATGATTGTTGGAGGTCCAAGTAGTGGTAAAACGAATCTATCTAGATCTTTGTGGGAAAAGTTTGATGGAGATACTATTTATCTACCACCTTCTATAGTTGAATTATGTCTATCGAGTCCTGAGTTTCCTAGTTTTTGTAATACACTTGAATCTTCACTAATAATTTTAGACCGTTTAGATACTTTATTTGATTCTCCAGGTAGAAATCCATCTCTACTACTTTCTACTATACAGAATCTTACATCTGGTTTTTTCAAAGGGATTTTAGATATTCACTTTTTAATTATTTTAGAAGATTCAAGATTGATTCATCAAATAGAAAAACATTTGCATGTTGATTTTATTCTTGAGCTAGAAGATCTAGAGCCAAAAAGAGCAACAAACTTAGCAAAAATTCTAGGTAAGACTTCTAAATTCACTCGACCAACACCTCTATCTACTATTATCCGCAATAAGAACTATGAAAAATCCATGGGATTTTAAAAAAGAATATATATAAATGATATTTGGAAATACCCGAGAAGAAGTTCTTGATTTTCTTATGTGGTCTGACTTTGAAGAAGGTCTATCCAGAGAAGAGTTCAAGTTTTTACTCAAAAGGATGCAGTATCATCTTAAAGAGGAAAAACTTAAAAGAGAAGGTCTTCGTAGGGTATTAGAAGAAAAAGAAAACGAAATCGAAAAACTAAAAATGATCACTATAGAAAATAGGGAACATTCACAGAGATGTGACCAAAGACTATCTCAAGTGGAGGATGATCTGAAAAATCTTAGAGCAAGAAGACTTACTCTAGGTGAAAGAATCTTTGGAAAAATTAAAACAAAATCATGAAAATATCAGAATACAAAGAACTTGAAGAAAAAGTAAAAAACAACGATTTTTACAAAAACTACCAAAACATCAATAAATTGATGTTTTTTATGAGTATTTTCGGGCATATCTCATCTATTTTTTTAGCCTACTTCTTGCTTGTAAAGATTATATCTTCAACGGTGATTAGTAGCCTATTTTTCGCCGGTGCGGCCTCGGTGGTAATGCTTATCGGTCTTGAGCTTCTTAAAAGAGAAGTTTTTGATAAATTTACAATAGCCTATCTCAAAGAAAAAATAATATCAAACAAAATTTTACCACTACTTATTTTTAGTCTTTCTCTTTTCGGTATGTCTTTTTACGCTACTATCAATGGTGCTAAAGAGTTTTCATCAAAAGAAAAAGAGATCGTTCAACTTGAAGAAACGAAAGTTCAGAGTGTAGAAGATTCACTCACTACTCTTTATTCAACTAAAATATCTAAAATTGAGAGTGAGATTGATAGTCTCAAAGGTATATCAGCTGAAAAAGATAGAGAGCAAACTGATTTAGCTGCTATTCCACAAAATCGTTCAACTCGTCAGCGTATAGGTGACTTGAAAGGTGAAAAAGCTGCTATTCGTTCAGAAATTGTATCTACAGAAGCCAAACTCAAAGAAACAAAGTTAGAAAGAGATTCAGAAATACAAAAGTTAAAAGATAGAATACTTTCTAAAACCGGTGAAGAGAAAAAGCAGAATAAATCCAATACATTATTCTTTATTATTCTTTCTACAATTATTGAGCTCCTGATTATTACAGGTGTTTATTTCAACGAGTATTATAAGTTTAGAAGCTATAATGAATATCGTCAAAGACTTGAAAAAGATCCAAATTTCCAAAGATGGTATCTTTACAACTCTATTTTAGATGCGATGATAACTCCAGAAGCTAAAATGAATGATAAACTTGATAATATTAAGAATATCACGGCTCTTTGTAAGCTACAGGGCATCAATCTTCTTCAGAAAGACTTGACCGAGATGCTCAAACTCTATACCAGTCTTGGTATTTTAAGAACTTCAGGTTCAGTTAAATACGTAGCTAAGACTAAAGAAGCAGCACAAGAACTATTAAAGAAACATTTCGGTGTTGAGTAAAAAAACTTTCTTTTTCACCAAAATTCTATTATCTTTGCTACACTAAACAAAGAAATATATATGAATCTAGCTAAGGTGTCCCGTGCGGTTGAACTTCAAAAAAGAATTGATCTTCAACTACTTCATTTTGGTCAAATCGATGGATTTAGCCTTGAAATGCTAACTGATTTGATGAATACTCTTTCTGATGAAGAGTTACAGAAAATCGATGAGTTTTACTTCAATGAAACAATCCCTGTAAATTGAAATATGGAAGAAAACTATTATTTAGTTTCAGAAATCACCAATTGCCTTTCAGCTTCGCTAATTGAGAAGGCGAACTTTTTTCTTACTTCGCATGTTGATATTACAGGTCGAGAATTTTTTTCAGAGACAAAATTGAAAACTATTCTACCAAAAGATATTTTTCACGTAATTGAAACAACTTGTAATAAGCACACACTAAACTACTAAAAATATGAAAACGATTATAATCGGTGATATACACGGAAGAAATATTTGGAAAGAAATTGTTTCTAAAGAATCTTACGATCGCGTTATTTTCGTAGGTGATTACTTTGATAGTTTTGATATACCGGGTATTGATCAAATCCATAACTTTAAGGAGATCTGTAATTTTGCTAAAAGTTCCGAAAAAGAAGTAGTTCTACTAGTTGGAAATCACGATCTTCATTATATGAATATTGGTCAAAAATATTCTGGTTTTCAACCTGGTTTTCAGTTTGATATATCCAGTATTCTATCTGAAAATAATAATCTCCTTCAAATGATCTATCGTTTTGATAATGTCATAGCGACTCACGCTGGGGTGTCACCCGTATGGATGGATGAAAATTTTGGTGATAGTTGGTCTTTTGATGATTTGGCAGATAAGATAAATGAACTTTTTAGATATAGGCCTAGAAGTTTTAGATTTTCGGGATTCGATCCTTATGGTGATGATCCTAGACAATCACCTGTTTGGATAAGACCGTCATCACTACTAAAGTCTAATACTCGAAATAAATCTCTTATCAAAGATCACTTTATACAAGTTTTCGGACATACATCGATGTCTCAAGAACAAATATCGAATCGTGATAAATGGTTAGGTCCAAGATTTTTTGGTGTAGATACTTTAGAAATTGGTTATTATTTGATACATCAAAATCAAAATTTTGAGTATAATAAAGTATGAGTGAATATCTACGACGCGGTGTTTCCCCCACAAAAGACGAAGTTCATCGAGCTATCAAGGGGTTAGATAAGGGTTTATATCCTAAATCATTTTGTAAGATCTTACCCGATTATCTCGGGCAAGATCCCCAGTGGTGTTCTATAATCCACGCAGATGGCGCGGGAAGTAAAACTTCCCTTGCCTATGCTTATTGGCGAGAGACCGGAGATCTGAGTGTTTGGAGAAACATCGCCGTAGATGCACTTGTGATGAATCTAGATGATCTTCTTTGTGTTGGATCGACCGGACCGTTTCTTCTTTCATCTACTATTTGTAGGAACTCCAGGCTAATACCCGGAGAAGTTCTCGAAGCTATTATAGGTGGAACTCTTGATTTTATTGAACATATGAAAAGTTTCGGCATCGAAATTATTCACGGTGGTGGTGAAACAGCAGATTTAGGTGATCTCGTTAGAACCGTAGTAGTTGATGCGACTTTCACAACTCGTATGCCAAAGAAAGATCTTATTACGAATGAAAAAATTAACGAAGGTGACGTAGTTGTAGGTCTTTGTTCTTTTGGTCAATCTTCTTACGAAGGGGAATACAACGGTGGTATGGGCTCAAACGGATTGACATCTGCTAGACACGATATCTTCAATCGAACAATCAAAAGAGATTATCCTGAAACTTTCGATCCGCAAATGCCTGAAGACTTGGTTTATAGAGGTGAAATGAACTTGTTGGACCAAGTAGAAGATACACCACTCAACGCCGGAAAACTTGTGCTCTCTCCAACAAGAACTTACGCTCCAGTTTTAGCACCTATTCTAAGAGAAAAAAGTTTAGATATCCACGGTATGATACACTGCACTGGTGGTGGTCAAACAAAAGTATTAAACTTTTTAGAAGGACTTCAGGTAGTAAAAGATAATCTTTTTCCACTTCCGCCCCTGTTCAGATTAATAAAAACTCTATCGGGTAGTAGTGAAATGGAGCTCTATCAAGTTTTCAACATGGGTCACCGCCTAGAGGTTTATCTTCCAGATTCAGATAGTGAGATACTGATTGATAGGGCGTTATCTTTAGGTGTTGATGCTAGAAAAATAGGTCGAGTCGAAAAATCACCAAGACCACAAGTTCTTATTCAAACAGAGGATCAAAATTTTCTCTGCTATAATAAGGATTAAGTAGATATGGATTCTCAAGAAAAAAATCCAGCACTTCTACCCTACGGAAATAGTGTTTCGGCTCCAAGAATAGAGCCTATTGATCTAACAAGTTGGAAATCTCAAAACATTCATAAAGCTAATAAAGAAATATCAGCTAAGTGGGAAGAAATAAAAAGGGAATACCTTAAACTTTTAGAAGAAACCGAATGGACTCAACAGGTCTATCAATCACATTTCAACTTTGAGCCTATTGTCGGTGAGATTTATCATCTTTATCTATCAAGAGAAGAAAAACCATTTCTTTCTCTTATTTCACCAGACCAGTGGAATAAACCTTATTTAGGTAGTTTTCGCCTGGAAACAGGTAGGAAATGGATAAAAATTTAAATAAAAAAAATACTAATATATAGAGTATGATCTATTTATTAGTATTTTTATCACAAATGTTTTTCAATGTAGGTAAAGTTTTAGAGATTAAACTTACCTATGAAAACAAAACACGTGGTCTAATTATCAATACCATTCTAATAAACTTAGTTAGTTTAATTTCGGTGTATTACTCTATTGAAAACCTTCTCAAAGGTGATACTCTTATTATATTGTTTTATGTAGCTGGTTCAGTTGTAGGTAAATGGTTTGCTATGACGCAAATCGAAAACTATCGACATAAAATTTTATCAATTTTCAAAAGTGGAAATAAGAACTACGAAGTTTGAAGAAGTTGAAAGAGAACTTTCACATCTCAAACCCGATATACTCGATGTATCGGCTACTTACCAAGGTGCTTATTTCAGAGATAAGCTCGTTGGTGTGGTTTCGTATGTTGAACACCCAAACCACATCTATCTAGGACACGCCTATGTAGTTGAAGAGCACAGAGGTAAAGGCATCTACAAGTTACTTTGGGAATACAGAAATATGAAAGTAAAGGAACTCGGAAAACCACTCATAGCTCATTGTAATGTTTCTAGTCTAAAACATTTCCTAAACAACGGTTTCACCCTAGATAAAGGTCTATTCATGGTGATAAAAGAAAACGACTAGATTCAGTCGTTTTCTAGTGGTGGTGATAAGATGATCTTTCTCTCATAATCTCTGATACCTGATTGAATGATATTGGAGTATAATCAATCAAGTTACATCCAACGTCCATAACCCTTCCTCTGTAATAATCAGGATTTGTTCTAAGTAGATTTCCGTGGCAGTGACCGTGTAGGTGAAAACTTCCGTGGTGAGCTCTATTCCAACTTAAGATAGGATAGTGTGAAAGAACGACGTGTCGGTAACCCTGATTTCTTCTGAGCTCTGGAGAATTATCATCCCGAATATCGATACCTACACCATAGGGATAGATATTCTCGAATCTTCTTAGTCTTCGTATTTGATCTTCTCTATCGTGATTGCCAAGAACACAGGATATTCTACCACGAACATTGTTTAGGAACCACACCGCAGTATCTATTCTAGAGAAAAAAAGGTCACCCAAAAAATACACGATATCGTCATCACCTACTACAGAGTTCCATCTTTCTACAAGAGTGCTGTGCATTTCATCCACATTCGCAAATGGTCGGTTATCGTAACGTAGAACATTCGTGTGACCTAAGTGAAGATCACTTATGAAGAAAATATTTTGTGATTCGTGTCTCATATCTTTAGCAAAGATAGAAATTATTTTTCAAATTTTCTAATTATTTTTCAAGCAGATTGTATCTATACCAAAATTCAAAAAATTATTGAAACCATGATTTTTTAATCTTTCATTTATTTGGAAAATTTGTTCAGATGTTATATTCATATTTTCATAAACCATCATTTTCAATCTTATTAAAATATCCGGTCTGATCGACATAATAACATCGTGATCACTTCCTTCAATATCAATTCTGATCCAATCCAAATCATTATCAAAATGCTTATCTATTATAGAATTTATAGAAAAGGACGGAACATATATTGGATTTATATCAACACCCGGAAAAAACTTTTCTACAACTTTTTTATCCATAGAACTCACCTGGTTGAAGGGTGCTATCCAAAAATTAACAAGACCATCAGTTGATGATACAACACAATTTTCTATTTTAACATTTTTCCTGTCTTTGTGTGTTTTTAATAATATTTCTTGATTGATGGGGTCTCCTTCTACTAGTACTACAAAACATTCATTATTAAAAACTGGCAAAAGCCACTCACCCCATCTTCCAGTGCCTGCTCCTAGAACTAGTCCATTTGATCTAGATTTTGATTTAACCCAAATATTAAAAAACTCTTCTATATCCCCACCATCTACATCCGGTCTGAACGTAAATTCTTTCAAAAGTTTGCCGGATTTTGTATATACATAAGTATTTTTAAAAGAGTAGTTATCATAAAAACTCCACCAGTTACCCCATAGTTCTGATTGATATGAAATCTCACCACTAATCCAATCTCTAATAACAAAACTGAGTGGAAATTCACTTCGATCTAATATATAGTTTATAGATTCTGATATTTCTACTTTGATACCATCAGAAGTTCTCAAAAAATTTATTATAGACATAATTTATATATACGTATTATGCAAAATGTTTATCTACTCAATTGGGAATCTTTTCTAGAAAAATGGACGATGAAATATAAAAAATCCATCGATTGTAAAAATCCAAAAGGTTTCTCTCAAAAAGCTCACTGTCAGGCTAGAAAAAAGAGAAAAAGAGGATTGAAAACCCTATCCAAAAAAGTTAGATGATATGAAAAGTTATCCTCATGGATTTTGGGAAGACGGAGAAGGTAAATATTCCGTAGATAGTCTTTTTAGAGTAGTTCAAGATAGAGAGCCATCTTTTGTGTCGATCAAAAAAATAATAGACAAAAACAAAGATCTTGAAACCAAAGAGGGAAACTTTCTTAAGAACTTAGAAAATCCAACTATTCGTTTTACAAAAAGAGTAGGAAAATCAAATACATCCTATCCTATTTTGCTAAGTGAAGAGGGATGGATAATCGATGGCTCTCATAGAGTTGCTAAACTGAAATGGCAAGGTAGAAGAAAAATTCTAGCTCATATAATAAGAGAAGAAGATTTGAAAAGTGCTCGTGTTGATATAAACGAAAGCTTAATTCTAAAATTTGAGTTGTGGAAAAAAATTGGTATGTTTTAAAACATCAAGAGCTAGGACATATATAATCCATCTATGACTATATTAATTAGACCAGAAGAGTTTGAAGCAGATCTTGGACCAAATTGGAGAAATGGAATGCTCATTAAGCCTAGTATAGACTACGCTACTAATTCAATACATTCTTGGATAGGAAATGAAGAGGTGATTGTTTTTAGATTTAAAAATTACGGATTCATCAACGACAACAGATGCAGTACTTATGATATTTCGGTCGGATCGGCAGGTATAATGATAGAAATAACTAAAACTCTCTAAAAAAATATACCAAAAAATGGCAGGTGGTGACGATAAAGTATCCAAAACCGAATCAATAATAGTTTCTAGTATTTTAGTGATATTATTGATTTATATTATACTTGGTTTATAATATGAAAATAATCCAATGGTTTCATAAACCTAAAGGATTTTTTTATATACAATCAGAAGTAATATTTATGATAAATTATTTCTTTTTTGAATTTAGAGAAGGAAAAGCAAAAATAAATTTCTCATCTAATTTTTACGAAATTAGTAGAAGAAACACAATAGATATAGTATTGAGAAAATTTTTTACCAGAAAAAATAGCCAGACATCACATAAAAATTATAAAAAACCTGTTCACTCGGGATTTTTATTTTTCCACAAAGACAAATACCTAGATCAATGCAAATAAATATATTACGTATAGATTTTGAGAAAGCTTATCAAGCAGACGAGTTGTTTGTGGAATTTTCGATCAGTGAGGGTTTTGCTGAACTTAGACCTATAAGGTTGAGGCTATTAGATCCTTTTTTTAGAAGACCATTTGCTTTTGTAGATCCAATCGAGCTTGGATGTAATTCAGAAAATAGTTACTGGGTTAATTTCTGGTTGAAAGGTCACACAAGGGATCCAGTTCTAGGATTACAGGGTGGGTTTATTATTCAATTTGAAGATGTTGTAACTCAAAAAATAATAGAGGAAAAAGAATTCAGAAATGATGGAAAGCATTGGTCAAAAAGAGGAATTCAGAAAAATTTCCCGTGGAATGATCCTAGGTTTTATTTGATCGGGGATTCACACTCATGGACTAATTTTGGAGATCATTCACATAATATAGACTCAGTAGCTGGTCTTAAATTTGTAAGACACGCACATTATGGTGTTAGTTCTCATACTTTCTGGTCTGGGGATTTTTATGGTTATATAAATTTACTTCCGGTCGAAAAAAATGATATTTTGGGTTTCAATTTTGGAACTTATGATTTTAGAGAGGGTGTCTTCAAAGCATCAGACACTAAAAATATTCCTATCGAAGAATGTATTTATGCTACACTTTTTCAGACTTTTTACAAATTAAAACAGCTCAGAGAAGTATATAGAGACAATCATTTTATGATTTGTTCGATTGTTCCGCCTTTTAGAGAGCATAACATAAAACCAGAAAATAGGCGGGAAGTTTTTTGGAATTCAACCGATGAACAAAGATTGAAAGTTTTTTCTATTTACAATAATTTCTGGTCTAGACACATTCATTTCTTGGAAAATGCTTCTTTTTTAGACTGGACTGGGCCTTATCTTGATAGTGAAGGTTTCTTAATTGATGATTATATGTATTTAGAAGATATACACATAGAAAAATATGAGAAATCTTTTGAAATTTTGGAAAATCATATAAGAAAGATACTAGGTAAAAATGTCTAGTCTCTATACTAAATCTCAATTTTTTTACAAAAATCCTTCTAACTGAGCGGGAGACGAGGTTCGAACTCGCGGCCTGCAGCTTGGAAGGCTGCCGCTCTACCAACTGAGCTACTCCCGCTTAAAAACTTAGCAAATATAGGTAATTTATCTATTATTTTCCACTCTTCTGTTTAGAAATATTATCAAAATTTTTCTGACACCAGTTGAATTGTTTATCTATTTTTGAATCGATGTAAGAATACATCTCTTCTGATTTTTTTCCTATTAAGGTATGAAGTTTGTCGAACTCCTTTGATCTTTCTGAAAACTCATGGTATATTTTTTCAGACAACACATTTTCTATTTTTAAAATCTGATCACTCACCATTTTTTTCATTTCAACTCTAATCCTAACGACACCAACAACCGAAGCAATTGTTATAACTGAAAGCGCCCCTAGAACAAAATAAGTTATTTCCATATTTTTTTATTTTTTTTGGCCTAAACCTGCTAAGTTTTTTTGCGGAGAGAGAGGGATTCGAACCCCCGGTACCTTTCGGTACAACTGTTTTCAAGACAGCCGATTTTAACCACTCACCCATCTCTCCTGGTTGTATTTGTTGTATCAAAGATACGGAACTAAGTTTATATATACAAAAAAAAATTCATCATCATGGCAAACTTAGAAGAAACTTGGTTTTACGAGCCACCGATTGATTTTGAGCACAAAAATTACCTGCTCTTACAGTATTTAAGTGATATCGATAAAAGTTATTCACTTTTTAGACTGAGTCCTTATTTACTTAGAACAGAGAGACTTATCGGATCTATGAAAATTTTTCGTGAAGATCTAAAAAAAAAAAAAAGTCTTATTGTGGGAAGAATGATTGGATTTTCTTTTCAAAGAGGTATCATTCGTGAAGATGTTGAAGATATACCAGAAATGGAAGAAATATCGGAAATTGTTGACTACTCTATACCACTACTGGATTCAAAAGTAAAAATGGGATATAAACTTCTAAAAAAATATCCTCAAGTTCTTTTTATTTAGAAAATAGTTTCATATATTTGTCTTTTCTATACAAAAACAAATTATGGAAATAGAAGACAAGCTAAAAATATCAACACAAACAACCGGATTTAGCTCACCGGCTAGAGATTATGTAGATAAGCGTCTCGATCTCAACGAACTAATGGTTAAAAATATTTATTCTACTTTTTATTTTTTATGGCAAGGTGAAGATAAACTTGGCCTAAAAAAAGGAGACTATCTTTTAATAGATAAAAGCGTAGAACCAAAAGAAGATAGTCTTGTGGTTTATACAGATGAGGATAAACTTGGAGTTGATCAATTTATGAATATTAATCCTGAAAAATTATGGGGAACAATCTTATGGAAAATAACAAATCTAGAAAGGTAGCTATTGTAGATGCTAATAACTTTTATGTTTCTTGTGAAAGAGTATTTAATCCTTCACTAGAAGGAAAAAAAACCGTTGTGCTTTCCAACAACGACGGGTGTATTATCGCAAGATCTCAAGAGGTAAAAGATATTGGTATTAAAATGGGTCAGCCTCTTTTTTTATTAGACGAAGAGGTAAAAAATAATATTCATAAGTATTCTTCTAACTACAATCTTTACGGAGATATCTCAGATAGAATAGCTAATATTCTTCTTCAATTTTCACCACTAGTTGAAAACTATTCTATTGACGAGAGTTTTATTGATCTTTCTCATGTTGATGACAGAGATATTTTAGATTATCTTAAAGTAATAAAAAAGACTATTCAAAGGTGGGTAGGAATACCGGTATCTATTGGTTGTGGTCAAAATAAAACTCTAGCTAAACTTTGTAACTTTATTTCCAAGAATGTTAAAGAATATGGTGGTGTTTATTATCAAGGATCTAACTTAACTGATTTAGACAATTTACCGATTGATGAAGTTTGGGGTATAGGAAGAAAATGGTCTAAAAAATTAAACTCTTGTGATATTTTTCTAGTCAAAGATTTTAAGAAACTATCAAATCTTCAAGCTCAGGGAATACTCAATATTACTGGTCTAAAGACTCTTCTCGAACTTAAGGGAGAATATATTCACCCAGTTACAAATAAGTTCAAAAGACCAAAGATGGTTACCTACTCTAGAAGTTTTGGAACAAGTGTTTGGAGAAAATCAGAGATTTTTGATAGTTTATCCCTCTTTTTAGAAGGTTCATGTAAAGTTTTATCTAGAGAAAATCTTCAAACTAAACGAGTGTCGGTTTTTGTATCTACCAATCGTTTTGACGAGGATTATTTTACCTGGCACCGTGATATTCGTCTTGATGTTCCATCGAATAATCCGGAAATTATTTGGTCACAAATAGAAGAATTTCTAGAAGAAATACCTCTTAAACTTTGGTCAAAAGCCGGCGTCTGTTTAAAGGATCTTATACCAGATAATATAAAGGTACAAAATATTTTCGTAGATAACGTTCAACCTACACCTCTCCCTAAAATTGAACGAAGAAACTGGCAAACAAAAATGGAGTTTCTTTCACCTAGATACACAACCAAATGGGAAGATATACCACAAATATATTAATATATAACTAAAAAAATTATTTTGTTATGGTCATTCTTCCACTAACTCTCATTCTTTTAGGAGTTTCAACAATTATACTTACTTTACTTAGTCAAAGGAGAGAACTAAAAGGTGGTTGTTGTGGAGATAAATGTATTTGTAAAAATAACTGAATTTACTTACCAAATTTCACCATTTACAAATTGTTGTAACCAAGGAGTTCTGTTTGTATCAATGTTCCGCTCTTCAATAAATTGTTGAATTGTTTGCCTACCGGTTGATTGTGGAAGTGCACATCCTCCTTCTAATAAAAATCCTGATTCATCAAGACCCGTATAAAAAATTTTCTCGGGAATCTCATTTGAAATTATTCTAGCAAATCTTTGTTCTAGAATACCTGATGGATCATCATCACACCATTCACGCCAACCTTGTCTTGAGATTATTTGTGACATTTCATCTGGCCTACATCCAAAAATACGAGTAGATCTTTCGTATCCACCTATATTTGCTCTATGCCAAGTGACTACACTATGTCTTTCTAACATATTAGGTAGTTGGCTTAATATATCTTGCTTAAGAATAGATGTTCCAGTCAATTTTAAACAAAAGTTCTGATTGTTGGTTTGTTGTCTATTACCCATAAGAGAAGCTTGCATCAAACCCAAACCAATTAATGTGGATTCACCTCTTTGTTTAATAAGTCTAGGTGTAGTATGTATAACTTTGAATTCTTCTATTTCTGGAAAATATTGACTAGCAGAGTAGAGCAATTCTACATCAGCGCAATAATTATGTGGTTTTACTACATTATAGGGATCATCCCAATCGTGTATTCTACACATTTCCTCAGCTGATTGTGCTGGTGTTGAATTATCGGCAATTACAACACTAAATTTTTCTTGAATAATTTGCGCATTTATAGAAAGAGAAAGTAGAACTTGTTTTATTCTATTACATGAGGTTAATAATAGTATATTCATTTGATTAAGCCTTGTTCGAATTTAATTTTATTTTCATGTGACCAAGCATATAGGGCATGATGAGTTGCTATTTTAGGATTAAACGTATTATAATCCCCATATTCGATATTATGTTCATCTAATTTTTTCTGCATGGTGTGATGATATTCCCAGACGTCATCGGTAAAATGAAAGGGTAATCCTAGGTATTTTTTTATTAATTCACCAGTCCAATGTGGTGAGTAGGGAGGATTGAGATAGTTCAAATCAACATAAATATTCTCTACTACAAATTGGACCATAGGATGATTTTTTTTGAAACCAAATACGTTGTTTGTTACTGTATGATCTATACCCGTCCATCCCACACCTATTTTGTGGTTTAACCATTGTTCGCCACCACCAAAATGTCCGAAAACAATACCATCTCTTTCAGGTAAAACGCAGGTATCCAAACTTTGAATGGCTTCCCAATCTATATCTAAATACCAACCACCATATTCCAACACAACCAACCATCTAATCATGTCCGCACAATAAACATAATCTTTTTTATTATACATGGTTTCATACATGACCTTCAAATGATCCGGTATTTTTGGTAAATTATCGTCTGACCAAAAATAATATTCCCAATCCGGATGTGCACTTCTGAAATCCTGAGATAATTTTTTTTCTTTTTGAGGTATATCATAATGACCAACCCAGATTTGATGTATAATTTTTTCTATCATAAAACTTATATTTTTTCAATGAACCAAGTAGGACAGCATCCAGAATCACAAACATTTACCTTCATATTCTTTTCCCTGAAAAAATTGGTGACCGCTGATTTTACACCGAAAGCCACATCTCTATCAACAAAATCATGACCAGCCATCATACCACCTGGTTTGAGTTTTGGCCACCAATTTTCTAGTTCTTGAAGAACAAACTCATACGTGTGGTTCGAATCAAGATATATGAAATCAAACAACTCATCCTTAAAAAAAGTATGAGATACTTGAGAAAGTCCTCTCATCAGGGTAAACCTACCCTCGTGCTCACTCTGTAGAGCTGAAAGAGTTTCATTTAAATATATTAAGTGCTGATGGTCTTGTACATTACCCCCTTCTGGATATCCTGTTTCAAAGTGTCTCCAGGCATCTAATACAACAAGATGTAAATTCGAATTATCTAAAATAAATTTGGAAAATCTACCTTGCTGTACACCTATTTCTATACCCAAACCATTGAGATTCAGTCTTTTTATAAACTCTTCACGAGAGATATACATCAAATCTATCTTGGTGTTTAAATCTTCTAAATCATGAGGCAGTTCACAAATTAATCCTTCAGGTAGTTCCAAAAGATGGATTTGATTTTCGTAGTTTATCTCTAGTTTCAATTTCTTTATACCACCCGGACTCGGATCCGTGAATAAGTCGTTACTAACAGTGATATTAAGCGTATCAGAACTCGTTAGTAGATTCTCCAAAATAGATTTAACATCTAGAGTATCATAAAAAGCAGAAATGATACTAAGTTTATTTGTCATGAGGCTGATTTTTTTTTATTTTCATAGATTTATGCTGTTCATCATTTGAACTTTATAAGTTGAGAGCCTCTGAATGTGGGTATATATGCGTTCCATTCGATATGTTCTGCGTAATTAGATAGAAAAAAATCAGTTGATCTTCTTACTTCTGAGTGGTAATCATAATCATCTAAGATTACATATCCACAACGACCTATACATAATTTCAAATCATGTATTTTACATTCGTAGTCGTGACACCCATCTATAGAAACTAAATCAAAAAAATCAGGAAGTTCTGTTTCTAGTTGAGAATCGAGATGTTGGATTTCCCACTTTGCCGAACCGGTATAGTATCTTGAAATATTATCGTTCGCTATTTGATTATTACCATAGGTTTCTAAATCCCAACCTAGCGCATATTCTAGATTAGAACTGGTTTGTATGGTAGGTAAAAAGCTAAATCCAAAACGAACACCTATTTCTAGGAACTTTTTAGGATTAATAACTTTCCCTAAAGCCCAATACCATTCGAAACAATTTCTTGACCACACATAGTCATAGCTATCATAACGAGTGAAAAATTCACTCGGTATCACATCGTGTATAGAGTGTGGTTTGTTTTGATATATTTGATAGAGAATCTCATCTTTTTGTGAATCGGCAGATTGTAAAAGATGTTTATCTGAGTATTCTCTTAAGATATCATCTAAATTTTCAGTTATGTCCATATTTTTTAATATTTTATACATTTATCGATTAAAGTTTTTTAAATATGAGGGATTTGAGCACTTTTTATAGACTTTTCTTCTATCTTTGCATAAAATAAATAAAAAAAATCTATATGAAACAAAAAACTCTAATCATCATTTCACTGATTGTCTCGTTTGTATGTGTTTTTTCTTGTCAAAGAAATAATACGATTACACCGGTAGATTTCCCACAAAATCTAGGAATAGAAGGATTCAACTTTCCTGAAGATTCGATGAATATCTACGGATGGCTTGAAAATCGTGATACTATTGCGATCACCGAACACGCTTGGGGTATTTGGGCGGGTCTAACACAACCTACCAATCAAACCTATCAAGGTCAAAAACTTTTAGTCTTTGAAACTTGGCACGGGGTTCAAGAACTAGCTGCTATGTCAGCACAAGGGCAGGTTGCTGATGAAACATCGGTGAAAACCTCAAGAACAGATCTTCAAGTTCCAAGACAATTCACACACGCCGCTCTTCTTACGTCTGCCTCTGGAGTAGATACAAACTTTCAAGTTTTAGAAACTGTTTGCTACGATCCATCAGCTAGTAAGTTTGTAACCCAAAATAAACTTTTCAATCAATCTACTCTTCAGAGTTTCACGGTCGAAAATGGTTTTGGTAGTATTCCGGATTTTCCTAATTCAGCTATTACCCTAAAACCTACCTACTACGCCGGGGTTCCAGGAAAAGGTGGTCTTATTCGTGTTCCTGTTTGGCAAGAACCATCACCAGCTAAAGCTTACAGATACAACCAATGGCAGTCTTGGGTTTATGTAGATCCCTCAAACTCACAAAAATCAAGAAACATAGTTCCTGTAACTAGTGATACCGCAACACCCGAGCAAATCACACAAGCTACTTGCAATCTCTCTGATTTTATTCATCACAAAATAGACAGAGAGGCTGCAGATTATCTTAACTCACACCAAGATGTTGGAACCACACCATCTAGACAATTTGTTGAAGGTGATTATATTCTCTTGGTGGCGATGCACGTAACAACGAAAGAGTTTAAGAATTGGACTTGGCAAACTTATTTCTGGGCACCAGATCCATCAAATCCCCCAAAACCTAGTTCTAAATTTGAAGCTAGTTTGAAACCATCCTCGCTTCGTGGAGCAGCCGCTCACTACGCAGTATCCACCGCCTATGCTATGGTCTGGCCTAATCAACCAGTTACAGGTGGTTCAGATAAGGGTTGTGTGCCAATCATTTCGTATAACCCATATCTCGAAGGTGGATTTGGGCCAAAAGTATTTAAACAAGCTAATAAATTTCGTCCGGATTTTGTTTATGGTATGCAAACCAACTGTATGTCCTGCCACGCACTGTCTACTCTAAGTGGTAAAAACGGATATACTACTAATCAGTATATTGATATGATGGATAGCAGTCTATTTTTATCGGATGTAAAACTAGATTTTGCCTGGTCTATTCAAGGTAATATCAACACAGATAAGTAAAAAAAATTACAGGCATAAAAAAAACCACAACTTTTGGTTGTGGTTTTTTTTATGCTCTGAGTTTGAGATTAGATAGTCACGAAAAGTTCTTCTTGTGGAAATCTAAACTTAGGGACCGATACAAGATAATCTTCTTCGGGTTTTCTATATCCTAGAGCCAAAATACAACTAGAAGTTAGATTTCTTGAAGATAGATCAAGTGCTTGGTCAACCATTTGTGGGTTGAATCCTTCCATTGGTGTAGAATCAACACCCATTTGAGATGAAGCTACTAAACCGAATCCAAGAGCGATATAGCACTGACGATGAGCCCAATTAACACGAGCCTCTTTTGACATACCATTAATAGCACCTGATACAGCCTGGCGATAGCCCGAGAGACTTTCAAGTTCTACCTCACGAAAAGAAGATAATGATCTAATGAAGTGATCAACTGTATTATCATCGATATTCGTTTTAGCACAAAATACAAGAAGAGACGAGCAATCGGTAATCTGTGATTGACCATAACAACCTGGTAATAACTTTGACTTTGTTTCACTATCTTGAATATGAAGAATCTGGTAAGGTGTAAGACCATACGAACTTGGCGCAAGTCTTACGGCCTCTAAAATTTTATCAGTTGTTTCCCTGTCAATCTTTTGACCATTCATTTTTTTGGTGGCATATCTCCACCGTAGGCTTTCTAAAAGTTCCATAATTTATATTTTTTTATTTTTTAGTTTTGAGGATTACACTTGCAGTTTGGACCACAAGGTTGTTTTTTCATCGGAGCTTGTTCGATGATTTCTTCTCTTGATTTCTTAGAAGGAAATAGGGATAGAAACAGGAGAGATACTCCGATTTTCAATTCTATCCAAAGGTTTTTGATTATATTTAGTAGTTTCATCAACATTATATACTATTTTCTCTATAAGGTTGAAAAATATGTGGGACAAAGCGTTCGATCTTATTAAATGGTCTGTTGATCTTTTTCAAAGAGATCAAGTAGAAAAAACTCAAAAGTTAGATCATCTATCCAAAATAATCTTAGAAATATCCGAGGTTATATTCGACACATCTGAAAAACTCAAAAGAGATGAATATCCACATCAAAATTGTGGAGTTCTTACCATGCACTCACAAAATCTTTGTAAACTTTTGGAAGGTTCTGTCGATGAAAAAATTTTGGTTCAACTTAAAGAAGTTTTAGACCACGCCTCTCAAATAGAATTAATGTTTAGTAAAAGGGGTGAACCCGGTCTGATACATTCACTAGAAGAGATATCGGGAAAACTTAAAGCTTTATCTACTCTTATTAAATTGTAAAGTTTTTTTTAGGAGGTAGTTGATCTTATTAGAAACTTCCGTATATTTGCATAGATCTAGAAAAAATAAACTTTTTTTACAAATACTATACAACATCGACTATGGATAATAATTATACTCTTCAAGAAGCCGAAACCATATTGGATTTTGGTTTTAGTGAACCAGTTTACTCACCACTTAACCCTAGAGTTTCTTGGGATAACACAGAGACCAAATCAAATTCTTTTTCTCAATGGGCTGTTACGACTGGTAACAAATTTTCTCCTACGACACCTACCACTGAATCACTTCCACCTGGTTTCTATGAACTAGGATACGATCCTTCAATTGGTATTTATCTTGAGAAAAAAGTAGTCAACACTGATGAACTTTTTCAGCTACCAAGTGCCGAGCTAAGTGATATTATTGAAGATATCGAAAAGTTTTGGCAAAGATCAGAAGTATATAAAAGTTATGGTTTTCTTCACAAACGAGGCATTCTTCTTTACGGAGATCCCGGCGCAGGTAAAAGTGGAATCATTCAACTTTGCACTCGTTATCTGATTGAAAAAATGGGGGGTATCGTTATTAATATCTCAAAAGAAGAGCAAGTAGAAATGTATGATAAGATGCTAAGTTCATTTCGTGTTATTGAAAGAAATCGACCTCTTATTGTTATTTTCGAAGATATCGACGCGATTGCCGGTGAAGGTGGTTACTCGACCTCGATGATACTGAATATTTTAGATGGTGTAAAACAAATAGATAATGTTGTTTATATCGCCACGACTAACTATCCAGAGAAATTAGAAGATCGTATCACCAATCGCCCATCACGATTTGATAGAAGGTATGAAATTTCAATGCCAGACGACGACGTGAGACGTAGCTATATAGTGAATAAGCTTACTGAAGAAGATCTCAAAGGAATTGATCTTGATAAATGGGTTAGAGAGACCAAAGGTCTCAGCCTAGCTCATATGAGAGAGCTTGTAGTTTCTGTAATCGCTATGGGAAATAGCTTTGAAGATACTCTAAATCGTCTCAACGGTCTTAAGGTAAAGCCAAAGATTAAATCAAGATCAAAGAAAATCGGATTTTCCTCTTAAAAAAAAAATGAATAACTCTATGAAAAACTCTCTTAAATCTACCTTTATCTTCGCTCTTTGTTTTTACTTTTGTTTAAGCTTCGTTCGTATGCAGTTCAATCCAATGGACTGGGGAAATCCAGCTAGACTTGTTTTCGTAATATCTTGCCTACTTTTTTGGTCTTCTAGAAAAGATACCAAAATCTCAGAATCTTGAAATAATATATATTTGGACAAAATAAACCAAATAACATGAAAAAGATTAAAAGATTAGACTTTTCTAAACCTCTAAACGAAAGCGAGGACTATAGCTTGGATGTTACAAGAGAAAGGATTAAGACCATACTTACAAGAATGATAGAGGATATCGGCCAAGTAGGTGAAAGTGCAGATATATTGAATAAATACACCGAAGAGCTTAGTGAGTGTTTTAATCTTTGCTCGAACAATAAGTGGAAATCTCTTGAAAGAGACCTTACACGAATGTTCGATTCAGATGTAAGAGTTGGCCTAGCTCTTTTGGATACGATCAGGAAGCATTGAAATTACACTTAAGCTGAAGGTGTAGGAGTTCTGGTTGGTGTAGGTGTTATAGTTGGTGTAATTGACGATGTAATCGTTATAGTAGGTGTAACTGAAGGTGTTGGTGTAGTAGTAGCAGTTATTGAAGGTGTGGGTGTAGGTGTTGGTAAGCTTCCACCAGCGGCTGCTCCTGCAACTGGATTATTTCCAGGTGATACAGCTTCGAATAAGATATTATTATGTTGTACCCATGCCCTTCTTCTAGCCTCATCTTCTGTTATAGATGAATTTTGTCTTTTAATTTGATCAATTAATCTTTCATAATTTTGTTTGTAAGGGTTCATAAAATTTGTTTTTTTTTCTATATATAAATATTCATATGCAAAAAAAATAAAAAAGTGCTCCATTTCGGGAGCACTTTTTAGAATAAATTTAAACTAACTCAGTTTCTAAGCTTTTTTCAACTTTTGTTTCACCCATAAGATAGATGTAAGCTCTTGCTAATCTGGTCATGCCAATACCACCACCGAATCTTTGGAAGAAATTATGTGATAAAAATTCTTCCAACTCTTTTTCAACTCTTTCTCTTCCAAAAAGCTCAAAAAGTTTTTTGGCGTATCCACCCCCTTCGATAGTATAGAACATCTCTCTCATTCTGTCAGGGTCTGAACTTCTTTCAGCAGATCCGATTGTTTCTTGACCATAGAGTATAACATCAACTTTATTGAATAGATCGTTTTGACCTGGTTGCATATTCCAAAAAGGATTGGTTCTCAATGGAAAATTTTGAAGAGATACACAAGAACTTTTTTCGTGCCACATTTTAGATTCATGTTCGTTTTCTAAAATTTTGGTATCATATTCACTACAAGCCTCTTCGTATTGAAGTTCATAAGGCTTTCCAAAACCAAGAGATTCTAAAAGTTCTTCTTCTAATCGAAGTAGCTCTTTCATACCACCATGAGATTCAAATTCAAACATCGGAAAAATAAGATCGTGCCTACCCGGTATTGGATTTTTCTCTTCTCTGTAGGAAGTTGAAATGCAAAATACACCAGGCCATTCTGGATTTTGGAGTAGTTCGTATTCTAACCACATTTGACCGGTCTGCGGAAGAGGATAAATTTCACCACCGTATTCAAAAGTTTTGATGGAATGTGGATTTTCACACGCGGCTAATATCGAAAGCCTGCTCTGAACAGGAACTTCGATGAATCCTTTTCCTAAAAAGAAACCTCTCATTTTTTGAACAAGTTCGTGATAAATTTTTGTGTTTTTCATAAGTTTATTACTTTATTTTTTTTTTGGACCGGGCAAAAAAAAATCTTCCCGAAGGAAGATTTCCAAAAAGACCAGACTGTTATTTATTTTTGGCATTTCGATATATATACAAAATAATGTGTTATGTTTGAATATTTTTGAGAATATTTTTTATATCTTAAATAACAAACTACACACTGAAAATTCGTATAATTTATAAAAAAAAAGATTATATGATCCTAGAAAATCCAACAATATTTGTGCAAATCGCCTCTTATAGAGATCCAGAATTAGAGAAAACTGTAAGAGATATGATAGAAAATTCTAAAAACCCCCAAAATCTAAGAATAGGTATTTGTAGGCAGTATCACGAAGATGATGGGTTTGATAAGCTAGACGAGTGGAGAGGAGATGATAGATTTCGTATATTAGATGTTCCGTGTTTAGAAAGTAGGGGAACTTGTTGGGCTAGAAATAAAATTCAACAAGAATATAGAGGAGAAGATTATACACTACAAATAGATTCTCATATGAGATTTGAAAAGGATTGGGATATCTCTCTAATAGAAATGATCGAATCTCTTCAGATGAGTGGTGTAGAAAAACCACTACTTACTGGGTATGTTTCGTCATTCAACCCAGAAAACGATCCAGAAGGAAGAATTCGTGAGCCTTGGAGAATGGTCTTTGATAGGTTCATACCTGAAGGTGCAGTGTTTTTCTTACCTGAAACTATACCTGGATGGCGTGATTTAGATAGACCAGTTACTGCTAGATTTTACTCTGCTCACTTTTGTTTTACACTTGGAAGTTTTGCTAGAGAAGTTCAGCATAATCCAGAGTATTATTTTCACGGTGAAGAAATTTCAATAGCAGCCAGAGCCTATACTTGGGGATATGATCTATTTCATCCACATAGAGTAGTTATTTGGCACGAATATACTAGAAAAGGTAGAACCAAACAGTGGGATGATGATAAAAAATGGGGTGATAAAAACTCACACTCACATCTTACAAATCGTAAGTTATTTGGAATGGATGGTCTTGTCCAAGAAGGTCACGATGGTCCATATGGATTTGGACCGGTAAGAACACTTCGTGACTATGAAAAATATTCAGGACTTCTTTTTGAAAAACGCGCAGTTCAGCAGTATACTCTTGATAAAAAGTATCCACCAAATCCATATAATTACGAAAGTGAAGAGAAATGGAAAGAAGATTTTGCACAGATTTTCAAACATTGTATTGATATCGGATATTCACAAGTTCCTGAAAAAGACTATGATTTTTGGGTAGTTGCATTTCACGCATCAGACGATGAAACTATTTTCAGAAAAGATGCCGATAAAGCCGAGATAGAAAGAATGATGAACGATCCTGATAAATATTGTAAAGTATGGAGAGAATTTCAAACTGCTAGAACACCATCTTATTGGGTTGTCTGGCCACATTCTGAATCTAAAGGCTGGTGTGATAGAATAACTGGAAAATTGAATCTAGGCATCGTGTCATAATATATAAAATGTCTCTTATGAACTTTTCAGAACTTACTAACAAAACACTAGATGATTTGGATCTACACACACTATCTACCAAAATAAATTCTCAAGAATACAGAGACTATTTTATATCTGAGTCTGGTAAAGAACACTATAGATTATTAAAATGGATTTCACTTAATAATCAAGGGAGATTATTTTTAGATATAGGAACGCTTAAGGGTTGCTCTGCTCTGGCACTTTCATCAAATAAGAATAACAGTGTGAAATCTTTCAATCTAGCCGATCAGTTGGATTTGAATGATATACCAGAAAATATAGAATTCATAGTTGGTAATATTCTTGATCCTCAATATAAATCTGTTGTTATTTCATCTAGTTATATTTTATTAGATACTTTTCATGATGGAACTTTTGAGAAAGAATTTGTTGAATATTTAGAAACTATAAGATGGTCTGGATATCTTCTACTTGATGATATATATCTAAATAAAGAAATGAAAGAATTTTGGAACTCAATAATTAGAGATAAAAAAGATATCACGAACTTGGGACATCTTACTGGAACAGGTCTCGTATTTTTTAATTAAAATGATAGAAAAATGGGAATATAATAGTTTGGGTGGAAGAAGAGACTTCATCAAGAGATACATTTCAGATAATAATCTCAATTCCATAGATGTAGGAGCATCTTATATGTTTTGGTCGTATCCAGAGTGTAAATTTGTTGCGGATATAGTAGAACCTGCAATTGAAGATATTAATTTTTTTAAAATAAATTTAGAAGATAAAAAAACCTGGAAGATTCTAATTGAAGAAGTAGAACTTAATGGAAAATTTGACTTCTCAATTTGTTCTCATACTCTAGAGGATATTTTCAATCCGATAGATTTATTAGAGTTGCTACAAAAAATTTCTAAATCTGGATTTATAGCAATCCCGTCAAAATGGAATGAATTTTCATTTTTATATGAAAATGAATACCGTGGAAATGCACATCACAAACAATTTTTTGATATAAAAGATGAAGAATTGGTTATTTATCCAAAATTTTCTTGGATTGAAAATAATCCTAAAAGTGATGAACTTCTTCTATCAAATTCAGGTGGTGAATTAAGTTTAATGTGGCATGATACCATACCATACAGAGTATTTGGCAAAGATCGTCCTTTCAGTTCTGATGGTGAACTGATAAATGAATTCTATAAAAATTTATACTAAGATGTCCTTGGAGAAAATAAAAAAACATTTCCAGCCTCAAAACATTCTTGATATCGGATCGAATGTTGGTCAATTCTATCGCGAGGCCAAATCAATATTTCCTAATGCTTATTTTTATCTTATAGAGGGCAATGAGAGTTGTAGAGAAGCCCTGAAAGACTTGAATGTAGATTTTTCTATAACACTATTGAGTGATATTGAAAAAGATGTTGATTTCTACATAAGAAAGTTTGAACCTAGATGTACAGGAAATTCAATCTACAGAGAGCAGACATCCTTCTACGATGATGACCAAATTATAGTAGAAAAAAGAAAAACACAAACTATTTCACAATTACTTGGCAACAAAATTTTTGATCTAATTAAGATTGATGTACAAGGTTCAGAAATAGATATTATAAATGGTGGTAGAGAAATTTTTGAGAACTCAAAAGGTATTCTAATGGAAGTATCATTGGTTGAATATAACAAGAATGCACCATTGAAAGATTATGTTGTTGAATTCATGAATGACCTAGGATTTATAGTTACAGAACATATAGGCAATATCAATCATCCACTTACCTATCAACTTATTCAAGAAGATTTGTTTTTTTTGAATAAAAAATTAATTACACAAAAATAGAATGTTTAAAGATATAGCTGTCGTCACATCACTATTTGATTATCCAGAATATTACCTACCTACTTTCTATAAGAATGCGACTCGATGGTTTGATCCTAACGACATACATATCATAAGAAATTCAGGACTAATTAGTGAAGGATCCTATTATGATAAATTATATTTTTATAAAACAGTAAAAGTTTTAGAATATATAAAATCACATATAGATTCTATGTATGAATACATTTTATTTTTAGATGCAACAGATACTAATTTCATAAAATGTCCAATCAATATTATAGAAAAATTCAAATCCTTGAATTGTAGTATTATTATGGGCGCTGAAAAAGGTCTCTGGCCACCAACAAGCTTTACACATCTCTACCAAAATAAAAGAGCAATAAATGATTCGAAATACTTGAATTCTGGAACTTATTTTGGATACACTAGTAAAATAATTTATCATCTTGAAGATTTAATACAAAAAGAGCATCAAACGGGTATAGATGATCAAGGCCGATGGACTATACAATATTTATTGAACGATGACATTATAATAGATCAAGAACGAAATTTCTTTTTTTCAACTTTAGATACTAAAGATAGTGTGATTTTCAATGATGGAAAACCTTCTCTTGTGAATCTTGATGCATTCATAATACACGATAACGGACCACATACAGAGAATACTATAAAATTAACAGATATATTAAATGAAAACAATTAGGATAACTAGGCAAGGATTTCCCAACATAGGACAACATAGTTGGATGAAATATTTTGAATTTATTTTATCAAAGAAATATAATGTGATTATTGATTCCAAGAATCCTGATCTCATCATTCATTCCGACCTAAACTATAACGAAAATCAACACGATACCTATACCGGTGCAATACCCACTCAATTTCATCCTACTAATTGTGATAAAAAGTTTCTATATGTTTCAGGTGAAGTTGCAGATTTTTCAACACCTATAAATAAATTTGAAAATCAGTGGGCTCTTGGCTATAACAAATTCGAACATCCTAGATATTTAAGACAGCCTTCTGGTGTTTTTGATGTTTGGACTCTTTTTAATGAATCTAGATTGGTGGATAGTCCTTTGAATTGGCTAACAAACAAAAGAGATTTTAATAAAATTTCAAAAAGAAATTTAGGGTTCTGCTCTATTACTCAAGCATCAAGTAATGATGTAAGATCCAGAGTATTTGACAAACTCTCAGAATACAGAGAGGTAAGTTCATCTGGTCCTTGGCGTCAAAATATTCACGGACCAGAAGGTCTTAATAAATATCAATGGCAAAATATGGATTATATAGGGCGTATAGATGGACTAACATACAGAGAAAAAATAGGTTTTTTTCAAAAGTATAAATTCAATATCTCTATACACTACACAAATACAGATTATATTCTTCAAGAAAAATTATACCACGCCTATTTTAGTGGTGCGATACCTATATTCTATGGTAATAAATATATTTTAGAAGAGGGCTTCAACCCAGAAAGTTTTATAAATTTGCATGATTATGAGGATTTCGATCAGTTTTTAGAAATTGTTAAAGATATAGATAGAAATGAATCTCTTTGGCAAAAGAAAATCTCGGAACCGATTTTTCTAGATAATAAATTACCGGAGTATTATGATTTTGATTTTACATTAAATTTTTTAGAAAAAATAATAGAATCCTAATGAATTATATTTTCACAACACTAGCTATTGGTGATTCTTATCTCCATAATGCTGCAAGTTGCTACACAAAATATAGCGAAAAATGTAGTGGTGATTTCAATATAACAACAAACGAAATAGTAAATGTTGGACCGAGAGTAAATTTGGATCAAATTAGGTTGGATAGATATGAAGATGGAAACCCAGGATTTGCTTTTTTTTTGAATCTCAAAGTATTATCCCTAAAGTATTGTTTGGATAAAGGATATGACTTCATAATTTACAATGATGCTGATTGGAGAATTACCGAGGGTTTCAATGAAGATAAATTAGTGAATACTTTTAATTTTATGGAAGACAATGACTTAGATTTTCTTTTTGAACGACCAGCTAAAATTGGAGATCATAAAAAAAACTTAGATCATTGTTTTTTTGAAAGAAAACTCAAAGATTACCACGTTTTTGAACATGATAAATGGGATGAAGCTCATGTAGTCAATGAACAATTCATGGTTTTCAAAAATTCTTGGAAATTTCGATATTTTGTTAGGAGATGGGAAGAGTTCTTGTGGTATTCTATACATAACAACATAAGAAATTATCCAGATGGATTCGAAATAGGTGTATCTGCTCTAGAGGCAGAAATGAAATGGGATTGGAATAGTTTCAGATATCTTCTGCCGAATTGTTTTGAATTTCATGACAAAGCAGGTAATTTACATATAAGATTTTAAAAATAAAAATAATAAATGAATATACAGGAAAACATAACAAAATTTACTGACCTATCAAAAAACGATAGTTTATCATCTTTCATGAATCATACAGCACAACAAAGTCACAATGCTTATCAAATTTTTTTTGATTTCCTTTCAGAAGTGAGACCCAGTAGAATTTTAGAAATAGGAACCGCACAGGGTGGATTCACAGAGTTCTTGAAAATAACTGTTGATCATCTAGGTCTAGATACAGAAATATTATCTTATGATATTGCTGAAAGACCTTGGTATCACCAGATGGTTGAAAAGGGCATTGATGTGAGAGTAGAAAATATTTTCAATGAAGATTGGAGTGATGTAATCGATTACGTAAAACAATATGTAACATCACCAGGAATAACAATAGTTCTTTGTGATGGTGGATGGAAAATAGGTGAATTCAAAATATTTTCAAGGATTATCAAACCAGGTGATTATATTTTAGCTCACGATTATTCTTTAAATAAAGAGGTCTTTGAGAGAGAAATAAAGGATAGAATATGGAACTGGTGTGAGATAACTGAAGATGATATTTGGCAATCAGTATCGGATAATAACTTAGAATCTTATCAGCCGGAGGTTTTTTCACAAGCTGTCTGGGTTTGTAAAATAAAAAAATAATTTATGTCATTTACATTTGTTACAGGACTTTGGAATATTAAAAGAGAAGAACTAACCGAGGGTTGGTCGAGATCTTACGAAGACCACTATCTAAAAAAGTTCGACCAACTATTACAAATAGATGCAAACCTTATTGTATTCGGAGATAAAGAGCTCGAAAGTTTTGTGTTCCAAAGAAGAAATACTAGTAATACCCAATTTATCACAAGAGAACTTAGCTGGTTTCAAAACGAATTCTACCAAAAAATACAAGATATAAGAACCTCTGAGTCGTGGCTCTCACAAGCTGGTTGGCTAAGAGAATCCACACAAGCTAGACTCGAAGGTTATAATCCACTGGTAATGAGTAAAATGTTTCTTTTAAATGACGCTCGAATAATGGATAAGTTTGGTTCGAGGTATATGTTTTGGATAGACGCGGGACTTACCAATACCGTCCATCCCGGATATTTCACTCATGATAAAGTTCAGGATAATCTAGTGAAGTGGATAAAAAAATTCAGTTTTGTTTGTTTTCCCTACGAAGCTAATACAGAAATACACGGATTTTCATATCCAAAAATAAACGAATATGCCGGGGATGATGTTAAACTTGTAGCTCGTGGTGGTTTTTTTGGTGGGCCAAAACATACCATATCACAAATGAATAATCTTTATTACGATCTCATGAGAACTACTCTTAGCGATGGACTCATGGGAACGGAAGAATCACTTTTTTCTATACTACTTTATAGAAACAAAGAACTCATCAACTATTTTGAAATAGAAGGAAATGGTCTTATGGGTAAATTTTTCGAAGATCTTAAAAACGATACACTAGAAATAAAAACAAAAGGAACTTCACCTAACAAAATGACAGATACGAATAAAACATCTCTTTATGTAATTGGCTTTAATAGTCCAAACCAACTAAGAACACTCATTCAATCGATGATTGAGTATGATAGAAACTACATTGACCAACCAAAAAAATATCTACTTAATAATTCTACAGATAGATCCACCGATAAAGAATATCAAGACCTGTGTGAAGAGTGGGGATTCGAAATTATTGGAACCGGTGAGAATTTAGGTATTTGTGGTGGACGTCAGTATATCGCTGAACATTTCGAGAAAACAGAGCAAGATTTTATGCTCTTTTTTGAAGACGATATGTTTTTTTATCCAAAAGAGGGAGAGTTTTGTAGAAATGGATTCGGTCGTAAGGTAGCTGATCTCTATTGGAAATCTTTGGAGATTATATCAAATGGTGGTTATGATTTCTTAAAACTCAACTTTAGTGAGTTTTTTGGTGATAACTCTACTCAATGGTCTTGGTATAATGTTCCACAAGATTATAGAAATTCAAGGTGGCCTCTAAATCCAAGACTTCCAAAAATGGGACTCGATCCAAATGCACCAAAAACTGAATTCAAAAACATCCGTTCTCATAAAGGTCTTGCCTGGGCAGATGGTGAGATTTATTACTCGAACTGGCCACAAATCGTATCAAAAGAGGGAAATCGTAAGATGTTCCTAGAAACAAAATGGGCACATCCTTTTGAGCAGACCTGGATGAGTTATATATACCAAGAAACGATGAAAGGATCTATTAACCCAGCTATATTACTACTAACTCCTACCGAGCACAATAGATTCGATCACTATAGTAAAGATCTAAGAAAAGAAAGCTAAAAAAATATGTACGGAAACGCCTATATCGATCCGAAAGACGCTAAGAATATCCAAGAAGAAGATCCTGAAAAGTTGAAAATCTTCGAAGATAGAATATCTCGTGGAGAAAAGATAGAACCACGTGATTGGATGCCAAAGGAATACAGGCGACAACTTATTCGTATGATCGAGCAGCACGCTCACTCAGAGATTATCGGTGCTCTTCCAGAAGGCACTTGGATAACAAGAGCTCCTGGTTTTCGTAGAAAATTAGCACTTATAGCTAAAGTTCAAGATGAAGTCGGACACGCGCAGCTTCTTTACTCAGCAGCTGAAACACTCGGTAAAAGCCGTGAAGAAATGATAAACGATTTGATTTCTGGCAAATCAAAATACTCAAATGTGTTCAATTATCCAGCAAAAACCTGGGCGGATGTCGCTATTATAGGATGGCTTATCGACGCTGCGGCTATTATCAACCAACTAGCAAACTCAAAGGGTTCGTATGGACCTTATTGTAGAGCTCTTGAACGGATTTGCTATGAAGAGAGTTTTCATCTAAAACAAGGTCATTCGAATTCAGTGTATCTAGCAACCGGAACTCCTTTACAAAAACAAATGGTTCAAGAAGCTCTCAATCGTTGGTGGAAACCGGTTATTCATTTTTTTGGACCACCCGATTCAGATTCGGTTCATTCAGAGAAACTCATCAAGTGGAAGGTTAAGATGAAAACGAACGATCAGATGAGATTTCAGTTTTTTGATATGTATGTCAATAAAATTCGTGAGATCGATCTTGAAATACCCGATCCTGAGCTAGAAAAGTTACCTGATGGAACTTGGAAATATTCAGACCCTGATTGGAGTGAGTTCAAGCGTGTAATATCGGGTGACGGACCATGTAACGCAGAGAGACTCGCAGTTAGAAAAAGGGCCGAGGAAAACGGTGCCTGGGTAAGAAGAGCACTTAAAAGAGCTGATAGTTTCTACACCACACCTTTAGCGTAAAATTTTTATATATAGAGTATGAAAAATTTAATGCTCTTTGAAGATTTTCCTACCTATAGAGATACCAAAAGTGGCGTAAAGATTGTTTATTTTTCTAGTGAAGAGGTAGATAAATATGAACGTGATTGGAACTCTTTACCTATGAAATATCATCAGAATGAATTTTTTACTAAGATTTGGAATAAGATGAAAAGATCTAAAAGCCTAGCAAGAGGGCAATGGGATCAACTCAAATTTCTCTTCGATAATGGTAAATCGATGTATGAAATGGGAGTTCTACCAAAAAAATATTAATTTTTTAGGAAGAGACAACTTTTTTTGGATATATACTATACTTTTCTCTAAGAAACCTCAAAAATAATTTCATAAAAAGTTTGGTAATCCAAAAACTTTGTATTATCTTTGTAGTGTTGATTTAACAAACTATCGCGGAGTAGTAGAAGATGGTATCTCGCCAGGCTCATAACCTGGAGATCGCTGGTTCGAGTCCAGCCTCCGCTACAAAAAAACTTACTCTGTTATCAAGCGGGAGTAGCTCAGTTGGTAGAGCACGATCTTGCCAAGATTGAGGCCGTGGGTTCAAATCCCATCTCCCGCTCAAAAATTTGGTGAGAGTAAGTTTTTTGATTATCTTTGTTGATAGTTCTTTGACATCTTGGAAATAAAATTGCCTCTATAGCTATAACGGTAGAGCATCGCACTTGTAATGCGAGGGTTGGCGGTTCGAATCCGTCTGGGGGCTCACAAAAGAAAAAACTTTTTGGTGAGGTTTTATGGATGCAATACCCAGTCCTAAAACTATTCAATGTTCAACGAAAGTTGACCACTCGGTGCAATACCCGAGACATCTCAAGAGTGATGGGATTTGAGAGGTGTGGAGTTTTTTCTTTTCTTATGGTTCGTTAGTAGAGTTGGTTACAATATCGCACTGTCACTGCGAAGGTCATGGGTTCGATTCCCATACGAACCGCAATGAGTAAGAGATACTCAGCAGTCTCACCAAAGACTCATTTAATCTATGGTCGGTTCTAAAGAGGACATCGTCAACGCCTCTTTCGTGGGATTAAAGGCAGGTAGCAGAGCCTCCCAGTAGCTTGGATGTTTTAATGAGGGATGCCTCGCAGGTTTTTAAGAAATAGAAAACCGAAATAACTACTCACCTGGGATCTCAGGGTGGGAAAACATAGGGGAATATATCAATTGGTTAGATTACGTGCTTTGGGAGCACGAGGTTGTGGGTTCGAGTCCCGCTTCCCCTACGAGGGTATGCATCGAAAGATGTTGTGAGTAACTCGGGTGAGTACGAAACGGACAACAATTCTAGAAGTCCCTTTTGAGCGAAACCCTTAGGTTGTAGAGGCAGTGGGTCGACACCTCATACCTTCTCTAAAATAGTCAGGTGGCGAAATTGGTAGACGCTAGCTGGAAAGAGTGATTTAGGAGTAATTACTAAGTTGGTTCACTCATATAGGTTCGAATCCTGTCTTGACTACAAAAAAAAAAATAAAGAAAGTGGCGAAAGTTCAAAAAAAACACCTATATTTGTATCACGTTCTTTGACATCTTGAAAACAACCCAGAAACATCTGTGAAGATATAAGTTTCATGCTCCGTTCGTCTAGGGGTTAGGACACCAGATTTTCATTCTGGTAACAGGGGTTCGATTCCCCTACGGAGTACGGAGATAGACAAACCGCATCTATCGGGTCATTGCTCTAGACCTTTAACAGAGCACGATTTATCGGGTTATCGCGAAACCAGGTCTTGGAATCAGAAAGATGACAATTTCTCCAAGTAGTCGGACTTTTTTTTGAGGATGCTCACTTTGTTTTTTGAAAAAGTAAAAAACAAAAAACTACTACTCACTATAAGGGGTAAGTGAGGGTTCCGGATAAAACCGGAACTTTTCTTTTAAGGGCCCTTAGCTCAGTAGGTTAGAGCGTCTGACTCATAATCAGGTGGTCGTAGGTTCGAGCCCTACAGGGCCCACAAAATATATACATTCTTGAGTTGAAAAACTTAAAGCTATTATATAGTATAATACTAACTTTGGTCCCGTAGCTCAGTCTGGATGGAGCGACTGCCTTCTAAGCAGTAGGTCATTGGTTCGAATCCAATCGGGATCACAATTACTTATTTGAAAAAAATAAAAAGGAACAAAACTTTTCTAATATATACAATATACACATTATGAAAAATCAAATACATAACCAAATTAGTCTTTATCTCCAGAAGTGGAATGCGTGTGTATTTGCCAAAAATAAACCGAGGTTAGAAATGTTTTGATACTATAAACAACATAAACTAAAACTTAACCTCGGGACAAAATCTCGAGGTTTTTTGTTTTATACGGGCCTGATGTCAACGGCAGACCGTCTGACTTGCAATCAGAACGATTGGGTTCGATTCCCACAGTGTCCACAACAAGGGGTAAAAGCACATAAGGATGTGCAACCGCCAAACGGCGGGTGGCTTGGGTTCGAATCCCAGATACTCCACCATTATTGTCCCCTCGTCTAACGGCAGGACAGCAGACTTTGATTCTGCTTATCGAGGTTCGAATCCTTGGGGGACAACGAAAAAAAAAAAGAAAAAATGCTTGGATCGAGAAAGATATCGCACTATCTTTGTAATCAAATAGAAGGTAGTTCTTTGACATCTTGGAAAATATGCTCTCGTGGCGCAACGGTGGCGCAGGATACTTATATTATCAAGGTTACAGGTTCGAATCCTGTCGAGAGTACACGTTCCGAAACAAGACAACGGATAGTGTGCCCTACACGATGAGAAACGGAGTGATGTCCGTATGGGAACGTACATTGGTGTATAGGGATAACACCAGGGCAAGTCAGCCCGACCTCGTGAGGACGAATGACTATTCCTAACTCAGTGATGAGGACAGCCGTGACACCGGTAAGTTGGATAGAAGAGGGTGTCAAACATAGTCAGGTGGCGAAATTGGTAGACGCAGCTGTGATGATTTTGCTGGAAGGTGTAACTCCTTAACAAGTAACTCGCGATTACTGTTTAAATATTAGCAGGGTTAATCAGTTCCCAATCATCGTGAAGGTTCGAATCCTTCTTTGACTACTTGAAAATGGTGAAAAATTCTACCAAGAATTTAACATCTCTTACCTATTAAGATTTAGGTGACAGTCGGAATAGACGACAAATTCCTCGGTAGCTCAGATGGTTAGAGCACTTGACTGTTAATCAGGGGGTCGTTGGTTCGAGTCCAACCCGGGGAGCGAAGACTTCGTAGCTTAATTGGTAAAGCACCTGGCTTTTAACCAGGGGAGTAGCGGTTCGACCCCGCTCGGGGTCACATCATACCGATGTGGCGAAATAGGTAGCCGCGCTAGTCTTAGGAACTAGTGTCTTACGACGTGAAGGTTCGAGTCCTTTCATCGGTACGAAAATTTGCACCTTTAGCTCAGCAGGTTCAGAGCATTTGCCTTACAAGCAAAGGGTCGCTAGTTCGAATCTAGCAAGGTGCACCCACTCTTAGTGTTATGTGGTAAAACACACTGACCTTTGTGTCGCCTGGTACTGCAGTATCCGAACACAGAGCGAGTAAGTTGGTTCGAATCCAACAGAGTGGACAATATAGTCAGGTGGCGGAATGGTATCCGTTACTAATGTGGGAAGACCCCTGCAATGTTCTTAAACCACACTACAGGTTCGAATCCTGTCCTGACTACAAAACGCAATGAACAGAAGTATGGAACAAAGACCAGCGCAGGTCTCCATATGGAGTTAGCACCCTCAGCCTGGGCCCAGAGAAAACTCTGATGAAGCTGTTAAGATTGGAGCGAGATGGGTACTCCAACATTGTGTTTATCTGGTGATGTAGCTCAGTTGGTAGAGCAAGGGACTGAAAATCCCTGTGTCGGTGGTTCGATTCCGTCCATCACCACACAAATACGCCTGTATCGCATAGCGGCAATTGCAACTGACTGTAAATCAGTCCTCATTCGAGTCCGGAGGTTCGAGTCCTTCTGCAGGCACACATTGGAATATAGCTCAGTTGGTTAGAGCATTTGACTGATATTCAAAAGGTCGCTGGTTCGAATCCAGCTATTCCAACATAAGGCCCCTTAGGCTAATGGATAAACTGCTTCGCTACGGACGAAGTGTTGAACGTTCGAATCGTTTAGGGGCTACAATTCGGTACTGTGTCCGACTGGCAAGGTGGGGCTCTGCAAAAGCTCTTATATTGGTTCAAATCCAATCAGTACCTCAAAAATTACGGGTGTGGCTCAATTGGTAGAGCAATGGTCTCCAAAATCATAGGCTGGGAGTTCGAGTCTCTCCACCCGTGCTTGAATAGCGAAGTAGCTCAGTTGGTTAGAGCACAGGATTCATATCCCTGAGGTCAGCAGTTCAATTCTGCTCTTCGCTACCCATTTATGGTGGTCGTAGCTCAGATGGTTAGAGTGCCTGATTGTGGTTCAGGAGGTCGTGGGTTCGATTCCCATCGGTCACCCCAAAGGAAGATTGGCTGAGAGGTCTATAGCGGCACCCTGCTAAGGTGTTAGTCGGGAAACTGGCTCATTGGTTCGAATCCAATATCTTCCGCAAAAAAAAAAACCTGGTTTGTTTTCAAGATTGTCTAGAAACAATTACCTATCTAAATTATATACCCAATATGAAAAGATTCAGAACCGTAGAAGGTCAATATGTTGATGTTGTTGAACATACACTTTCTATTATGAAAAAACATCCGAATATGAAAGTTCATATCGGAACAGATTCACAAAACCTAGGTATAGAAACCTCGTTTGTGACTGCTATTGCCTACAGGTTTGGAATCCGTGGTGTGCATTACATCTTTACAAAAGAAAAAATACCTCTAGTTAGAGATACTTTTTCTAGACTATTTGATGAATGTGCAAGAACTATTGAAATTGCTCAATGGTTTTCTGATAAAATTAATGTTGTAGTAGAAATAGATATGGATTACAACCAAGACGAGTTTTCAGTAAGTCATAAACTTATTGGTGCTACTCGTGGTTGGGCACTATCACTTGGATACAAAGTAAATGTAAAACCTGATATTCAGATAGCTACAAAAGCTGCGGATTATCATTGTAGATAAAAATATAATTATTATTTATGCATAAAAATTTTTGGACAAGATCGAAATCTGGATCATTAGAGACAAGGAACCTAGATAGAGAAAGTAGATGTTTCAATTTTCCAGATTTTTGGGAAGGAAAATATGATATCTACAACTATCTTTGGTGGGAAATGTTTGGTTGTTTCGAGTTCGATTCAAACGGATGTGATTATGAAAGAGGGAATTGCACAATTAGAGAAGGCGACATCGTTTTAGATCTTGGAGCTAACATAGGTGCTTTTGCACATAGAGCTGAATTTAGAGGGGCATCTAAGGTGTATTCTTTCGAACCAATTATTGAAACTTTCGAGTGTCTCAAATTGAATAGAGGACCTAAAACTAAAATATTTAACCTGGGTGTTTCTGGTCATAGTGGTTTCGAAAGATTTATTCTAGAGGGCGATTTTAATAGTATGGGTTCAGGGAGGATGGAAAAAAATATAAATTCAAGTAGTAATACTATCTATGACGAATATTCTTATATTGTAGGTATAAATGAAGTGTTGGCTCTGGATGATTTCAGTTTTATAAAAGTGGATATCGAAGGTTGTGAGTACTCTCTTTTAGACAATATTACAGATGAAAATCTATCAAAATTAAGATGTATTGCTGTTGAGTTTCATGATTCGGAACTTGATAAGACTTATTTACCAAAATTCAATTCACGAACTTCAAATTTAGGATATGAATCATTTACTCTCTATAGAGATCACGGCCTGACTACAGTCACCTATTCAAAAAGAAATTAAAAGATCTTTTGTAAAAAATGAATAATAAAAATAATAAAAGACACAATTACTATAAATATTAAAAAATAGTTTTTAGCTTTTTCTAATCTAGTCAATGACAATTGTTAGATTTTATATCAACTTGTGGTCTTTTAAGTTCTACTTCAATTTCCCAAGTTGATTGTTTTTCTCGCATATATTTGATTATATTAATAGCAAGGTGATCAAACTTTTCATCTTGAACGATGAATGTTGCTTCTCTGACTATTTTTCCACCATCATAAGCTATCTCAATAGCTGACATTTTAGCACAGAGCTCTCCTTGATAATACACATCAGTTCCCTTGTGTGAAAACCCATCAGTTGAAACACCAGAAAGTTTGTTGGTAGAAGAGCAAGAGAAAAGGAATAATAAAAACAGAGATATAAATATTTTCTTCATAACATAAAAATATATGAAAAAAAATATTATTTGTTTAGAAAAATTACTCAAACTTCTTTGTAAAAATATACTAAAAATACAAAAATATAAAACTAAATGTTTAAAATAGCTGATAGAGTATTAAACTTAGAAGAGTCTCAGACCTTAAATATGGCCGCTAAAGCTAAAAAACTTAAAGATGCAGGAGTAGATGTAATCGATCTAAGTCTAGGTGAACCTGATTTTTTTACACCGGATGTTATAAAACTAGCAGCAAAGCAGGCAATCGATGATAATTATTCATCTTACTCACCTGTTCCAGGTTACCTAGACTTAAGAGATGTGATTTGTCAAAAACTCAAAAGAGACAACGGTCTAGATTATAAACCTAATCAAATCGTAGTATCTACCGGAGCCAAGCACAGCCTTATGAATCTTTTTCAAGCCTTGTTAGACCCGGGAGACGAAGTTATTATTCCTACACCTTACTGGGTAAGTTACCTTACAATGGTTCAATTTTCCGAGGGAACACCAGTTACCATTCGTTCAACTTTAGAGAACGATTATAAAATAACACCAGATCAGCTTGAAAGGGCTATTACAGAAAAAACAAAAATATTCATCTTTTCTTCACCTTGTAATCCAACCGGTAGTGTTTATTCTCGAGATGAACTAGAAGCTCTTTGTCAAGTCTTTAGAAAATATCCGAATATTTTAGTTATTTCAGATGAAATCTATGAGTATATCAATTTTTCTGGTGATCAAACTTCGATAGCTTCTCTTGATGGTATGTTAGATAGATGTGTTGTAGTTAATGGTTTATCAAAAGGTTATGCGATGACTGGCTGGAGACTTGGATATTTAGCAGCACCTATCGAAATAGCATCGGCTGTATCAAAACTTCAGAGTCAATTCACGTCTGGTGCTACTTCCATCACGCAGAGAGCAGCTATTTGTGCTCTTTATACTAGACCAGAAGTCATTTCAGACACTATGAGAACTGAGTTTGAAAATAGAAGAAATGTCATTTATGAAAAACTATCAGAAATAAAAGGCCTGAAGCCAAATAATCCAGATGGTGCTTTTTATTTCTTTCCGGATGTTTCTAGTTTTTTTGGAAGAAAATACGGAGAGGTAGTCATTGAAAATTCGGATATTCTTTCAGAACTAATACTTGAGAAAGCACACATTTCGACTGTTTCTGGATCTGCCTTTGGAGAACCAAATTGTATAAGGCTAAGTTATGCTACTTCTTTAGATAAATTGAAAATAGCAATAGATAGATTGGATAGTTTTCTTTCTGAACTTGTATGAAAAAAAAAAAATAAAATTTGAATATGTATAGAGAAAAAAAAATAAGCCTAAGTGTAACATCTTGTAAAAGATATGGTCTTTTAGAAAGAGTCCTTAAGGCTTTCAAAGTATTTTGTAAAGATATAGATGTTATAGATAAAGTTCTTTTCTATGATGATTCTTCGTCTGAGGAAGATAAAATTAATATGAATAATCTTCTAGAGCAACTCTTTCCAGATAAAGAAAGAATTATTACTCATTTTTATCCTGATTCTTTCGATCATCGTTTCAGACACGCAGCCATACTCAACGATATGAGGAGTAAATTAACTACTCATGAAATTGACTATATGTTTTTATTAGAAGATGATTTTTTGTTTATAAATCATTTCTCAATCTCGGAAATGGTAGACCTACTAATAAATCATCAAGAATACGGTCAAGTAAATTTGAGTTTCAGTTGGAAAAATTTTCCCGAATGGTGTAAACCTAGAGAAATTGGAGATTACTGGGAACTGGTTTATTTCGAAGATAAACCATTATTGGAAAACTTATTTTTAGATGAAGTGGCTGCTATACAAACACTTAACGGGGTTTGGTATTGGCAAACTTATATAAATTGGCCACACTTCAGTTTACGACCTGGTTTAACATGTGTTAAAAAATTTCTATCTATAGAAGATTTTTCTACATCTCATGACACAACTACCACTGGATTCGAATTAGAATTTGCTAAATTATGGTCCAAAAAATATAAATCACTCTGTAGTAAAAATGTACATATCATAAATTTAGATCAAAATGGAAGTCAATCTGCCTATCTTTCTAATAACTCTTTGAGATAAAAAACTCAAACCACGAGAAAATGAAACTATTATTTATAGTGATACTATAATAATAAAGAAAAAAAGATATGAGTAAATATTCTAAATTGAAAAGATTCATACGAAGTAACTAAAATTATTAAATTTTCAATAATGGATAAAAAAAACATACCGCTATTTAAAGTATTTATGTCAAAAGATGCGACAAGAAAAGTTGTCGAAGTTCTCGAGAGTGGATATATCGGGCAAGGTTCTGAAGTAGATAAATTTGAAGATAAATTGAAATCATTTTTCTTACAAGATTATGTAGTTACAACGAATTCAGCCACTTCTGCTATACATTTAGCACTTCATCTTATAAAAAAAGAAAATAAAAATAGATGGCCTGGTATACGAGTGGATGAGGAAGTTCTTTGTACACCACTAACTTGTACTGCTACAAATTGGCCAGTTTTGGCTAACGGTTTCAAAATAAAATGGGTTGATATAGATCCCAAAACTTTGAATATAGATCTTGATGATTTAGAGAGGAAAATAACATCATCAACCAAAGCAATCATGTTAGTTCATTGGGGAGGTTATCCCAATAATTTAGATAGAATAAAAGAAATTCAACAAAAATGTGAAAATCTCTACGGATTTAAACCCTATGTTATTGAAGATTGTGCTCACTCTATGGGAAGTAAATTCAGAGGTAAATATTTAGGTAATCATGGTAATATTTCGACCTATAGTCTACAAGCCATAAAACACATTACTTCAATAGACGGGGGTTTTATGATTTGTCCAAATAATGAATTATATAAAAGAGCTAAACTATTAAGATGGTATGGTATAGATAGAGAAGGAGATAGAAAAGATTTCAGATGTGAAGCAGATGTAGAAGAATGGGGTTTCAAATTCCATATGAATGATGTATCAGCATCTGTCGGAATGTCAAATTTTGATCATTTACATGAAATAGTTAGTAAACACAAATCGAACGCACACCACTATGATAATAAATTGAATGATATTCCTGGTTTGACACTTTTAGACAGGCAAGAAGGATATGAATCCGCATTTTGGATTTACAGCTTACTTGTTGAGAATCGAGATGATTTCGCAAGATGGATGAAGGAATGTGGTATAGCTACTAGCCAAGTTCATGAAAGAAATGATAAACACACATGTGTGAAAGACTACAGAACATTTCTGCCTTCATTAGATAAAACAATAAATAAAGTCACTTCTCTACCAGTTGGGTGGTGGGTAACAAATGAGGATCGTGAATATATCGTAGAATGTATTAAAAAAGGATGGTAAAGATAGAAATACTTCCCCTGACAAATCAAGATTTGAAATTTTTTTCAGAAGTTCGAAACTCTTGTGCCCCAGAATTTCTTCATGATTCTAGACAATTTACTCTAGAAGAGACTATTTTTTGGTTTGAAAAAACAAAACCGGAATTCTACCTCGCCAAAGTGGATGGTGAAAATGTTGGATATTTTAGAACTTCTAATTTAGATTTGCAAAAAAGCACGATTTACATAGGTTGTGATATAAAAAGTTCTTATAGAGGAAAAGGATATGGATATATCTTATATAAAAATTTCATCCCCTTCATAAAAGAAAGATACAAACTAAAAATGATATATCTAGAAGTTTTATCTAGTAATAAAAGAGCTATAGGATTATATCAAAAATTGGGATTCCAGACAGATACAGAATATACAAATAAAATATATAAAAACGGTATTTTGGTGGATTCTATAAAAATGTCACTGGTTACTGATGAAAGTATTTTATGAAAAATAATTTTTTAGTTCTTTTGTGTGGTCATGTTGATTCCGAAAAAAAGAAAAATCTTGTTCTAGAAACATTAGAGGGATTGAAGAAAGAAGGTATAGATGTTTGCTATTGTACTCACACTTCTAACTATTTGGATGAAATATCCAATAAAGTTAAATTCACTATATTTGATAGTAATAATCATTTTGTTAGTAAATCTGATTATATAGAAAATGTTGATTTATTGGTAGATCTAGAAAAATATCCCGCTTCGGTAAATATCAAATATGAATCCTTTGGAACAATATATGATTTTAGACCGCTTTCACCACATTCTAGATCGGCTTTAAGTTTATTAAAAAACGGGACCATAGTCTCACAATCGAATTTGTATGAGTGGTCTGTTTATTTAGAATATGATATACCAACACCAAAATATGGTTATAAGAAATTAATAGAATCAAAAATTTCTATTCTAGAAAATAAAAATATGGATTGTTTTTATTATAAAAACGACTCAAATGATTATCAATTCCTTTGGGGTGGATTATTCATATTCAGAACCAAACATCTACATAATAACCATAAATTTATAGGTCATGACTGGTATGGTTCCTCCCGTAATTGGATTTTGAATTGGCAGCTTGGTTTTTTTGAATCAATATGTCAAAATATATTTGAATATTCATTTTCTAGTGGTAAAATTCTGGCTGAATCGATAATAAATGATTCTCTAGAACAATGGTCACAAGTTGATTATCATTCCATACAAAAACATTACTTCGATGAAAGTTACCAAATAATTGAAAAAATTCTAGAAAAGGGACTTATCCTAGGTCTTTATCCATCAAAATCAGGTAATCAGTATAGCATCAATCTATACATAAATTATATTATGCCAGAACAACTTTTGATTTCTAATATTGCTGTTAAAAATGAAAACGAAGTACTCTTTCAAATAGATGAATTATATCCTACCCCAGGATACTGGTATTTGTGGCCAATAGAATATAATAATTGTAAAAAAGTTGTCTTAGAATATACTATTTCAAGTGGAATTTATACCGAAAATTTATCTTTGACTCATAATCTAGAATATACAGAAATTATGTATAATAATCTATGTAGAATAGAATTCAATTAAAAAAAAATCAAAATACGCACTATATAGAAATAATAAAACAAATAATACAAAGAAAAATCTTCCACTGAATATCTATAAATCGCAGTCCTTTACACACATGGTTTTTAGATCTAGTCAATCCTCAAGAAAAAGATAAGGTTGATTCAGTATCTGATAATTTTAATATAATTACTTTCAATAAAAAACTCAACACGATGAAAAAACTTACGGTTATTGTAATTAGCTATAACTTCGAAAATTGGATAGAAAAATGCCTATGCTCTATTGTAGAGCAACAAACAAATTTTGATTTTGATATTTTCATAAGAGATGACAATTCAACTGATTCTACCAGAGAGGTAATCCAAAACTTTGTAGAAAAACAACCAGATATATCAAGATTCAGATTGTTTTTTGAAAATGAAAATTTAGGTGTTAATAAAAATATTGAATTATTAATAAGTAATTGTCAAAGTCAATATATTTCACATATTGATGGTGACGACTATTTCACTAATCCACACAAATTACAATCTCAAGTAGATTTTTTAGAACAGAATCCAGAATTTGTAATGCATTCTACCTCTTATTTCCACCACCTGAGTGATGATACTATTCATCCATCTGGTTGGTGGTATGGTCCAGTAAAAAACGTTTGTGATATTCAAGATATTATAGGCGCAAATTATGTGGGATTCGGTAGGACTTTCAGAAATCTTTTTGACGAGTTCAAAAAATTATGGTCGAATCCAAATTGGCCAATATTCTATCACGATGATTGGTTTTTGAATTTTTTTATTATGAAGTGGGGGAAATCTTATTTTCCAGATGACTATCCTTCTGGTAATTATAGGATTACTACAACGGGTAAATTCGCTCATCTTCCGAATGAGAAAAAAAGCCAGATAGAAGAGGAATGTAAGGTAATTCTAATGAGTGAATACCATAAATTTTTAGAAGAAAGTAATAGAATTTAAAATTATTTAGCAGAAGATATTTTATCTGAAATATTAATAGCTCGTTGGCCCACCTGCTTGGACCAAGAAGAGTTCATCAGTTCTTTACTAGCTCGTTTGTAATTTTTTTTGTGTATAAAACTGATGAAGTTTTCAAATTTACTAAATCCAGTAACTCCGATATTGAAAACAATCTCAGTGATAGCCGAACGAACATCAAGAGGATGTTCATTGAAGTTTTTTACAACTCTTTTAGCACCTTGAAGAGCATTGTAAATATCATCTGTGGCTAATTTGAAAGCTTGTTCTTTTGTAAGTTTTGACTTGCCTTTTCTAATCAATACCGGATTCAATCCGAGTTCTTTCAATTTTTTATCTGCATCTTTTCTAGCTAGATTAAAACCAATTCCGATTGTTGGGACTTTCCAACCACGAATAGGATCTGGATAAACCTCAAGTTTCACATCTTCGTGTTTTACTACACTATCAAGAGTTGTCTTAACTATCGTATTGTCGTTAATTGGTGGTAGTTTAGTAGATTTGATAAGATCTGAAGCTCCTATCTTTGATAAATGTTTTTCTATTCTATCCCTTACATCTGTATCGAAAATACCCAGTTCCTGCGAAAAGTAATCACCAATATTTTGATAAGTGTATCCATCTGGACTTTTAGAAATTAAGTTGTTTATCGACACCACTACATCTCTAGATGGGATTTCAAGAATTGCTCTTTCTAAATTTTCCTCGTCAGTTCCAAGACCAGATACTGCTTTCTCGAGTCTGTTTAATATATCTTGGATATTCACCTCTTTCTTTGGAAACATCACTTGCCAAGTTTCTCTACCAAACATTCCCGTTGGTTCTAAACCTCTCTTCTTTTGGTAAGCTATAAGAAGTTTTTTGGTATTTTCACCGAAATCTCCGTCAGGATCTTTTATACCTAAACCTCTCTGTAAAGCTTTGACATCATCACCATAATCACCTTGTTTTAATACGCGATTAAAACCATTAGACTCAAGAATGAATTGTAGAAAAGTTTGTATTATCATATCTTATCTATTTTCTAAATGTTGTAAGAAATTTTCTATCAACTTATCTGATCTTTTAAAGAAAGTTTCATTTTCCCAGAAATCTAAATTTGCCTCGTAGTAAGGAACACCTTTGTTCGTATAAAAAGCTTCTATAAGATTGTCAGGAACTTCGATACCCGAATATTTGCATTGAAGAACTTGTGGCATAATCGTTGCTTTCGGATCTGAATACCAACTATTTTCTTCACTCTTTGAGAAAGTATCTGGAAGTTTTCCTCGACC